GTTAGTGAAGCAGTCGCAACTGCCCCACCTTTGAAGGGGACTTTGACCCCAAGTTTATCCAATCCTATAGCTGCACTATTGCCTATACCCCATCCAAGGGTATCGCTCTTGATTTCCTTCGTATAACCTTTTCCAATAGATTTCCTAAACCCCTGCTTTCGTTTGTCGATTATCTGCTTCTGCTTGCCTTTATCTAACTTCAGAAAATTAGGATTCTTCTTAATTTTCCCTGCTGCAATACGGGCTTCTGTCCGGTCTAATATTTTCCGAGTCCCTACCGCTCCTGCCCAGTCCCCTGCCAGGGCACCAGGCAAACCTCCCGCACCTCCAGCGGTACTACCTGCATAACCTCCAGCATTAACTATCCAATCTTTTGCACCACCTTTGTATGCTCCCGCTCCTGCGGTTTTGGCAAGCATTCCTGTGGTCTTCCAGCGTCCTTTTCCCGTATGTGCTTTGTATGCCAGATTTGCTACTTTGTCCCGATGCATACCTTCTTTAATTGCTTTTTTGGGATTCTTTATGAAAGCTTTTATCCCTTGTTTCGCTTCCTGTAAAAGCTGTTTTTTGCCAGGTAGCTGTTTGTTGATAAGAATTCTGCCTATAAGGGAGGGCATGATTATTTACACAATAGATAATTAATAGTTATCTATAATTGTAAATCACATCAATGAGGCTGTTTACTATTAGTAGACGCACGAAAAGAAGGGCGTAAAACCCTTCTTCAAGATGGTTATTTTACTGAGAATTTACTTGGTAAAGGCACTCAGCAAAGTGCAAATGGTTGGTATTAGTGCAGGGGGTATCTCCTCTGTGTAGTCATAGTAGCCAGAGAAAATGTCTCTTATTTCATCCTCCTTTTCGTCATCATCTATCTCCGGAGGTGCTGGGGGTCTTGGGTAAGGAAATCCATTCGTAATCAACCATCGCTGTGCAGCTTCGCAAAGTTCATTCCTGGGATCGTCTGCGATCCGGTAGTAATGATTTAGAACGCCTGGGGTTGGGGGTGGAAAGTCACTGCTCATATTGGTTGTAATCCTGCTATACGACGGGCTTCATCTCTGGCTCTTTCGGCATCGGTCAACGCTTGTAGTACTCCTCCACTATGACCGTGTTTCTTGCAAAGGGCTTGGTGTTTTGCGAGTAATACATCAACCCTATCTTGTAACTCCGGTAGGCTTGCTAAGGCTTCTGATTGTTGTGTCTTAGCTTGTTCGTATTCCTGGATGCTTGGATAGTTCGGCATAATGTACCTGTGTTAATTAGAAAAATGATTTTTGCTTGAAGTTTCCACCAGCAAGGATGGAAAATCCTTTGGAAATGCTATCAATTTCTTCCCTCTTTTTGCCACGTACTTGGATATACAACTGCTTGCTATTTTCAAAGTATTCAAGGGTAGCAATATGTCGATTCCCTTGATCATATATTTCTGCTCCAAATGGCTTGGTAAGGGTATTGCGGACTTCATATCCAATTGATTCGGCAGCAAACTGTGTGTCTCTTAGTAATGATTCACCAATGCTACTTGCAGGTATATTTCTTGTTGAAAATGGAACAACCTTTTGGGCTTCCAATACGTTCAACTTATCCATTAAGTTCCTGTTTGCCATTCTTAGATCAGCTATCTCCTTTTCACGATTCCGCTGTACTTCCATCCATTCTTGGCATTGAGCGAGATATTCATTCTGTTTCCGTTCTGCTACTTTCAACCGCTCTAATATTTCTCTGGTCTGTTCAGCTACAGCGCTCTCAATGCGCTTACTTACATCTTCAACAGTGAACAATTGTTGACGCTCCTTTTGAAGCGCTTGCTGCAAATCTTTCTGAGAATATCGGGGCATAGATACGATCGCCTCTTTCGCATCAGCCAAGCCAAACCCCATCTTCTTGGAAAGACTTGCAAACTCCTTGCTTGCTTGTTCCACCTCAACTTGCAAAGCATCCTTCTGTAACCCCTTTGCCTGGTCTAGCTGCCTTACAAGGGTCTGCATTCTCTCGTAGGAGGACGCAATATCTTGTAGAGTTACACGAGGCTGTTTGGGCTTGGGTGCAATACCTAGAGCTTTGCGAACAAAAGAGGCTGTCTTGTATCCCGCTCTGGAAAAATTCTTTAAAAGATCCTCACCCATCTTCGGCAATAGCCGCAACGCAGACAATGACCACTGGCTGAAGGTCTGCATAGAATTAGCAGATTTCAACTCAGTACGAAGGTTCTCAGGCAGCTCTCTATACCAGTTGGCTAGCTTCATGCAGGATTTTGCGAGATATTGAGAGCCTTCAAAGCCCTCACTAAGCCAAGTAGAAAATGCCTTCCGTCCCTTACGACTCCCTTCTTTCTTGCAATAAGCAGTTTCCAGCTTGAGGAGTCCATTCCCCAGTGACAGTAGATCAGCAAATGTGCGTTGAGCAAAACGCAACATCCTTATATTCAACTGCTGCTGCTTACTGGTGATGGACTTAGGAAGGGAAAGGTCTTGTGCTATCATTGTTTTTGCCTCTTGCATCCAATGGGTAAGCCCTCTACAGATAGGCGACGGTTTGAATGTGGTGCCTTCTGTAGGGGGCAAAATCTTTATTTAGTAGAGCTTTGCAGCCCTCACTTGTTCACGGGTACGGGCATATTTGCTGATTGCAGATCCCGCACTATCTTCGGATTCCCATGCATTTAGGAATTCACGAATCGCTGCATAGTCCATTGAGAGAAACAAGGGTTCGAGCTGGCTTGCCCTCGCACTCGCTAACCGCTCAGCACTTGCTGATTGGTCTTCTAACTCTTGTCGCATCTTGTTTATGTCAGTCATAATTTAGTCATCCAATAATTTGATAGCGTCTTCTATCCAGACTTTTTTTGGCTTAGATTCCGGTTTGGAAGCGACTACAATAACATCGGCACAAACCACGAGTCCTAACCCCGTAGGTACACCTTTAATCTCCTTACTCACTAGACCCCCCATTGGCTCCTTGTCGTACAGACTGCTGTAAAGCAGAGATGATTTTTTCAGTAACCCGAATTGCTTCAGGGTTTGCTGTTTTCTGGAACTCCCTCATCTCTGCAATCCCTTCTTCGATGTTTTGTGTGTTTGCAGGTTGGATGGAGTTCTTGTCAGGGCTGGACATTGTATTGACCCTTCAACTGAGCCAAGAGGTGTTGCCCTTGGGTTTGCATGGCTGTCTCTAAGCGATTCTTCTCTATGAGGTAGTTCAACATGAAGGCGTTCACCTCCTCAGTCGTTGAAAAATTTCGCCCTGCCATAGCTTCCCTGGCTTCCGCTGAGGTTCCCGCTGGAAGCCTTTGCAGAAAAGAGCGAAGTTCCTTTGCTAGTAGGCTGTTCATTTTGCTCCTTATGTATGACTTTGACCAGTCTTCCTGCCTTTGCTGCCTCAGACACCTGAATGTGTAGCAACTCCCTGGCGAGAGTCCTGCGATGATGGCTGGGCATTTTGGCATACTTCAGATCCTTGCTCCCGTACTGTCGAACAGTACTTAATTCCAAACCCAAAACCGCCATTAAAAGACGGTTGCACGCCACTTTATAGCCCTCAGTATTTTGCTCTCGCCTTTGTTCCTGGGGTGAAAGATGCCCTAGCAACACGGACATACAAAAAAAATCCCCTCCGACCTCATTGTGAACAAAGATGAGATCGACGGGAACTGTCTTCTGTTTGGATACAGCAGAAAGTGGCATAGTGGAATTAACTCCTTTTAAAGGAGGGGGAAGAGGCGATCGCAGTAGCTTGTCAGTCTGTGTGCGGTCGTCTCTTTAATACCTACAGGATTGAATTACCTCTAAGGCTATCACAAATTATCCAGTGGATAAACTATTCATCCTAGAAGTGCTATTATTTATCCTCAAAGGGGGTTCTACGCTACTGTGTGTTGATAAAATTTAGGAAAAGGAAAAACACTTTGGCGAACAAGAAGGATGACAGGCGACGGACAGCGCTGCATCTGTCCCCTCCATTGTCCGATCGTATAAAAGAGTTAGCGGCAAAGGAAAACCGCTCTGCTACAGGTCAAGCTCAACAATTGATAGAGGAGGCATTGGCTTATAGGGAAAAAGAATCTCAGCAGAATTCACTGGAAATTATATCCAGGTTGATTCATCGGCTCAGTGCAATGGACATTGCCCAACTGATTCAGATGTTGGGCTATACGCTAAGAATGAAACTCCAAAAGGAGGTTAATTTGTGTAACACGCTGCCGAACAATCGTATCGCTCAGCTAGTGCGTGAGCATCATGACACTTGCTTACCATTCTTTCAGGGATGGGAGGGAGGGGAAGAAATGCTAAGGAGTATCAGTGAAGGGGGAAAGCCTGATCCTAGAACTATTCCTTTGCTAGTGTCTTGCCTTCCTATAAGTCAAGTCGAATTTGAGTCCTTGTATATTCAGGAGTTTGGATTTCATGACGAAAGCACAGCAGCTTGTCAAGGATGCGATGGCTAAGGTCGTATCCCCAGTAGCTTGCCAATTATTCGCAAACAACTGTGGGATTGATTTAGGGGTGTATGGTATTGAGTTGACAGAAAAAGGCATCCACATACATGCTCCAGATGCGTCCAAAGCTGGAGAATTGTCCGTAACGAAAGGAGGTATCATTGCAAGAAAATGTTGGGAATGGGGATACCCAAAAGTGGAAATATGGTGTTCATCCCCAAACCCAGTCCCAGTTTCTCTTAAAGCATCACCAACGAGTGACATACGATTTCAATTTCAATCAGGAGCATACAACATCATGAGTAATTCGGCATATATACTACCTGAGCAGGGGATTACCCTTGCTGATGCTTACGTCAATGAACTACCCGTATGGATCATAGAACAGGCTACCCAAAAAGTGTTGTTCGCCAATCCTGTAGCATTGGCAGCGAATGAGCGTCCCCCTGGAGACATTTTAGGTAGCGAGATTAACGCTTTATGGGAACAGGAAACATTGGAAGCATTGACACAATTAGTCAACGTAGATCGAGCAGTCTACAATCACACCAATACTGGTTACAGGTGGAAGCGTGCTAAAAAAGGTGACATACTTTGGACACGAGAAAAAACAGAGTTCAACGTAGACTATTTCCTCACCACCTACCTAGGGGTGCCGTGCAGGTATGAGCTTGTTCGAGACGCTGTACCTGTCTAACTTTTCCCCTTAAAACAGAAAACACGCGATCGCATCCTTTAAGGGGTGCGATCATTTTTTTAGGAGGTCAATTGGAAGAGATAGAAAGACTAATAAACCAGGCAGAGCAAGATGCAGTCCAAGCCTCTGATGAGGCAATGAGACTTATGGTAGAGTTTGGTGATGATACCCTATTGATGGGATTTGTCGGAACTGCAAACCAACTTAAGTTGGACGTAAGTAATTTCAGGGCAGGACTACATTCTATTAGACGGCAAGCCCAGTCACCGGAAAGAAATGCTAGTATGCAGCTTTTAATGGTCGAGGCAAGGGACTTAGGAAGTAGAGCAAGTAAAATAAAGGAAACTGTACTGGAGATTAGCCGCAATGACTAAACAGTTAACGGAAAGGCAAAAAGCTTTAATTCAAGAAGCCACTACTCAAGCAAGAGAGTGCATAGAGATAATTGCACGGATGAATCAAATATTGGATGACATGGACAAGTCTGAACAATAAAATAAAACCTTGAACAAGCAAGCGATCGCATCCTTTAGGGGGTGCGATCATTTTTTGTATATAACGTTTACGCCACATCTAGACACAACACAGAGGCATTATGACCACACAAGAACAAGTTCAAGATCGACAGTTCTCTGAAATTGACGTGAATCATCCTATCTATCAGGCGTTTTGCATGTTAGCGTCTCGAATTGCTGATCATGAAGATTATGGCGAATGCTACAACTACGAGAAGGAAATACAGGAGGACAACAAAAACTTAGATCATCTGCTAGCTATTTCGGCAGATGACTTTATCGTGAATGCTTTTTCAGAAAAGCCAAATGCTATGGTGGAATTCAAATATGGGATTCTCCCCTTTGCAAAGATAGGTAGTGAGGGGGAAGCGCACTGCCAAAAGATAGCCAAAGATCATGACTTGACACAGGGCTATATTTTATGCCTTGGACTTCTGGTAGAAAATTTACCTGAACATTTAAAAGAAGGGCTTGCTAACACTACGGGCGTAGGACAGTTTTTCTGTTACATACCCTTCTCGAAATTAACCCCTACCCGCTTATCTCCGGAACAGATTCGCAAGCGCCTGAACAGGATGAGGCAGTCTCAAGGGAATGATATCCTAATCCTCGATCCCATGCACCCCGATTACATGGGCGAAAATATGGAGATGTGGCTTGTAGAATTGAGTGCTTTGAGGGCAAACAATCAGTTTGTACTCTACGCCATTAAGATCAACCAGGCTGACCGGGAAAAATACTTGCCGCTCATCCTCAAGTACAAATGTGTAGCTATGCTGGAAGTCTGTGGTGATGAGGATGATTCTGAAACCGAGGTGACAGAAGAATAAGCTAAACGCTTCGAGAAGTGTGAGAGCGATCGCATAAAACGCGATCGCTTTTTTCATGCCCAAAACAAAACCGCTGTTATAAGCGGTTCGTTCCGACAGTCATACGACTATCCACAGGCTAAGCCTATTTTTATTTTATCTTATTCATGAGGCATCCATGAGGCATGTCTCATCAGTGCCTCATGAAGGCAAAACCCTTGATTTATTTAGGCTTTCAGACCGTGCATTAAAAAAAGATTACGGCTGGCTGTAATATCTATTGTTTCGTTCAAATCCCTTAGATAATCTGGTGAAGTTGAAGTGAAGAGGCAGTGATGAGACGTGCATCATGACTGCCTCGTGAGGGAGGAATTGATGACCTACGCTGTCCCCTGGTATGCCCAGGAAGCTGAATATGTCCAAGTCGTTGTTGACGGTGTTGCAAGGAAAACTCTTCGGAGTAACCTAGGCATCTCGAAAGCTCAGTTTGAGCGGTACTTAATCATTCTGCGAGAACACCCAAACACGAAAAGGCGATTTGACTTTAAAAAAGGTCAGCAGCGATTTAACGATACCCAGTGCGAAATGCTATTCAAGCTTCGGAGTCTATTCCTTTCCGCCAATGAGGGGGGACAAGGCATCCGAGGGTGGGATGCACTCAACGAATACCTAAACTATCCAGGGATTTGAAAAATGGACAAGACTCAGATTAAACAAATAAGCAATCAACTTGAAGTCGCAGAAGGTTTGATAGAATCCACAATCCTTGAGCTTCGAGCAAACAGTGTTCCTGAAGCATATCTCGGAGATTATGTCAATGCCGTTATTCAAAAAATAAAGTTAAGGCGATATTCTGTAGCTGAAGGTGTGGCAGAAGTTTTTGAGGAGCAGCGTGCCCAAAGTGTTGATCAGGAGATGGGTAATGCTGGTATGGCACTTGCTGTACTCGGAGTAGAAGCAGAAAAAATCACTGATGATGCATCAGAATCCTTGGCAGCAGGGATTATCGTGGGTACTCTGAGCAAGACCAGCAAACTTTTACAAGGTCAAACAACATTTAAAAACCCAGCGCTTCAGCAAATTACTTCTCACGCAAAAAGCAGTTTTTTCGGGAGTCTGCGGACATCGGGGACAGGATTGAATCCGGCACAATCAATGTTCGCCCTTCATCAGTCCCCGACTCCCCAGGAAGTTCCAGCTCTAGATCCATTGCAACCTCAGCCAGCGACCACCTTGGAAGTATCTTCGCAGCCAGTATCCTCAACGAGCGAACCCGCACCCAAGCAACAGAACGGGAGAAAGCCCACCAGTTGATTATTGTTGCAGCAGCTTCCCCTATAGCGGGGGGAGTTGCGGGAAGTGCGATCGCTGCACGGTCAGGTTCCGATATTCCGACATTTACGCTCGGAGGAGCAATTATCTTTGCAGCGATCTTCGTCGGACTTAGTAGGGTGCTTTTGGAGAACGGCTAATGGTTTTGGAAGAAGTATTGATGAGTGCTTCGATTGGGTATGTAGCTTCGGTTCCATGTGCAGGAGCAGTAGCTTTCCTCAATGCAGGGGCAGTAGCGGCAATGTCTGTGATATTCGCTCCAGCAACAGTTGCGTTTACAGCAGCGGTAGGGGTATTGGCATGGCAAGCCCTTAAGCAAGTTATGTCTGTAGAAGATCGATTCGCAGTAGAAGTTTGGAGGCGAGGCTATGCAAGGCAGCAGCCGATCACCTGAAGAGGAGCTAATTGAAAAGCTTTCGTCCTGTGCTGGCATGAAGCCCGTAACAAAAAATAGCAGACTATTTCCTACAGCAGTTATTACACTGTGCAGTGTCTTTGTGGTAGGAGTTTTTTCCTATGCTTCGTCGCAGATGTTCGCTGCAAACGAGGAAGTTCCAAACGAAGTTAGCGAATCCTACAAACTTGAGTTTCTTTCTGTGAAGGAATGGCTTGAGGAGATCAACCGAACTGACTATCGACCTATCCCCAAAAATCCTGGTGCAAGTCAACGACTAGCAATGTCTCTTGGAGGAGAAATCCGGCAAGACATACAAAAACAATTAGCGACGGATGGGCACCCGTGTAACAAAACCGGGGAGACGATCATTACTTGTGCATTACTTGCAGAGCTGGAACATGAGAGAGTTTTTCTTTATCCTGCAATGGCAGGAAAAAAATTCTTTATGACAGATGCGTGCCCACCTTCTCCTACTGGAAGTAAATATATTTGCCACGCACTAACCCAAGAGGAAGCCACTAACATGGCTTTATTTAAAACTCTAGGTTACGAGTATTCGAGTAGGGATTTTCTTGCCAATGTCGATATGTCCACGTTTCTGTTTGATCGAAAGCGTAGGGTTGTTTGGGACGCTAGGGCACGTAGGCTAGGGTATCAAGGAGAAGAAAGACCAGCAGAAATCATAAAACTACGGGAATCAACCATCCGTAGGTACGAAGATGCCAATAAGCCAGGAGGAGAGAAGAAATGACTCCCGCCAACCTAAACATGGCTAAGTGTTTGGGAGCTATGGGAGCAGGAGTACTTCTGGTCTGTGGAGCATTTTTCCCTCTTCCAGGGAAGTCCCTAGAGCAAGTAGAAATGGACTCATGGACAGGCACTCCCACTCCTCCATCTCCGATGTCTCACCCATTGTCTCCAGTGATGGGGGTAGGTGGACTTGTACTGTTCTGCTGGGGGGCATATCGGTTTTATAAAGACGGTGAGTATACGGACATGGTGATAGATCCGAATGCGGTTCGGACTATGTTGACAGCCGATGTCCCTACCCAACCTGCTCAGAATGATGTTGTTCCTGAATATATTCCCATAGACGCTAAAGTAGCACCTGTTCAAGACACGGTAGCTCAATCACTCTCTGCGTCACAGGCACCTGCGGTCAATATACAGGTTCCCCTCAATATTCAGGATAAGTCCGTACCAATTCATCACCCCCAACAAACTCCCAACCTGTCAGCATCTATCCCAATGCCTACGATTCCGACATCGAATAATCTTTCTTATGACGATGATGAGGATAAGGAGGATGATGAGGATGAATATTTTGATGAGAACGATGACGACGATAACGAAATTCACAAAGGTTTTGACATGATGGATGATTTACCTGAGATTGATGACATTGATGGAGAAATCCTGATTGAGGATGTTAGTACCGCAATTATTAACCACCTAAGAGACATCTCTCCTGATTTACCTATCGAGAAAAAAAAGGAGCTGCTTTGGGAATTCCTTCTTTTAAATTTCCCGTTAATAATACGTCTTCTGAAAGCGTTACCTCTAATAGTTTGGGGGGCACAACGTAGCGGAAAGTCATCGTTCGTTAAGTTCCTCTGTATCTTGCGCCAGCTTTTTTTGGGTCACATCATCGAGGTGTGTACGCCTCATGCGACAAAAGACCCGAAGAATGAAGCTCTAGATTACTGGTTTCACTTTACAAAGGTCTATGGATACAAGGGAGATTATGAGGCAATAGGACAAAGAATTGTTACCTATTACAACAGAATCAAAGCACCTGGCAAAGATCCTATAACTTGTGTATGGGATGAATATTCTCAATATGTAGAGCGCATACAGATTTACGAGTCAGAATCTAAAAACAAGATATACATTGGGAACCTAATCAAGTCTTTTGGGTGTGAAGCTCAGAAAATGCAAAACTATCCGATCATCATCTCTCATGGAAATACAAGCACATTTACAGGGAATAGCACAGGAACAAAACAAACAAGAGAAGAAGGTTTTGTCAGTATTAAACTTTTACATCAACGCAATCCTTTAGGAGATATTTCTCCTGCTGGGAAAGGATTCGTCAAGGGATTGGAATACGACAGGCACGGAAAGCCTGTTACTGTTCACTTCGATGTTCCAGAGTGGTTGCGTCCGGAGTACTTAATAGAAGTCTTCCCTGAACTCAATCAGATGGAACAGGCAAAAAATATTCCAATGCCTACGATTGATAGAACTGATCTTTGGGGGACAAATAATTGACTATGAGTGTTGGAAATCCTGTAGACTTCGCCTTGCTTCTAGAAGGTGCCGAAAAACTGAGCGATTTAAGACAAGAAACCTTAAAGGTAATTATTGAGGCTTGCCTCAAAGATCCCGAAGAGATTGACAGACTCAAGAAGCTTCTTGCTACAAACCCACACCTTCTTGAGGCAATTCTTTTTCAGATTCCTACGGCATTCAGAAAGCAGCCTAAAAGTTCCGTCCAGTTTATTTTTGCTTGTTTTGGTGTGGCATGTGCAACAGCACTCTTGTTTTTTCAGGTATTTAACCAGTCAAGAACTGGATACAGACCAGCATCAACAGGAGGTAGCTCGACATCAATTCTTGATATAGAGATGAATCGCTGATGATTCGTTTTTCCCGGTTATCTAAAGGCTTAATGGGTGTTGCGGCAGCGTCGTTTGTCTCTAATGCCCTCAAGCCAGGAACGCTCACCTTTTTGGGTGAGCATTCCATAAAAGGGCATTTCGCAACATTACAAAAGGTAAGTAATGTAGGCAAGAAAGATACTGGCTTACCTAAGTGTAAAAAAACTCGCTATTCAGATATCCTTAATCTCCCATGCAGTAAATGAGAATTAAGTTTCGAGGGAATCTGGAGTTTGATATGGAGTCCGCTCCCCCAGTTATTCCTCCAGCTCCCCAGCCTTTACCTCCCATTCCTCAAGCGCCTCCTACCACTCCCCCACCAGCAGTATTGCCATCTCAATCGGCTCCTACAGTGGTAGAGAAGCCTCTTCCAAATATAGAGATGCAGTACAAGCGGGGTGCGATCGCATCTTCGGTAATTGTCTGCCTTCTTGTAGGCGTGCAAATTCATCGTCCTACATGGAATTGGATAGAAAGTCAACGTGTAGTAAAGGAATTTCAACAAATCTTCTACAAGCCTCCTGTACGGGCTGTAGGCACGTTGACTTCCCCTGCGCCTAGAAAGGGTCAAAGGATAGGAAAGTACACCGTAACGAGTGGCTGGGGATGGCGAGATACGAAGATACCGGGGGCTAGTACGTTTCACCGAGGTATCGATCTTGACACCCCTTCCGGGACTGTGGTTTATGCGATCGCATTTCCTGGGGAGTCGGTAATGGTTCGTTGTTGGTGGGATGCACGGGGGGGTGGGAGGGTTGCATCCTGGTCGTCTCGCAAGTTAAGGAAAGGATTCGATTACCTTCATCTGAGTCAATGCCGTGCGGGAAAGCATACTAAAGGTTCGATCATTGGGAGAACCGGAGATACTGGAGTCGGTGCTGCACATTTTCACTTACAGCAGCGCAATGATCAAGGAAATCTAGAACCTCCAGAAAAGCATTATGTAGAACTTGCCCTAAAAGGAGTTCCGCCCACCTATATCAAGCCGACCACAGGAATACTGACCAGCGGCTATGGATATCGGGTTTGCAAGAATTCTCCTGAGATGACGGGAGAGCATCTAGGAGTTGATTGGGCAAATGCTGTAGGAACTCCAATAGTCGCCGCTGCTGGTGGGGAAGTGATCTTTGCTGGATGGGATGCTGATGGATTAGGGAATATGGTAGCGATTCGGCACCATAACGGCAGCATTACTCGCTACGGGCACAACCATAAGCTGTTAGTAAGTAAAGGGCAGTGGGTAAAACAAAGACAGACTATTACAGAGATGGGATCGACTGGCAATAGTACGGGTTCCCATTTGCATTTTGAGTTGGAGCTGAAGGATAGGAGGTTAGTAGATCCCTTAAAGTATCTACCAAAAACTTTAGAAAAAGGACAGTTTTTATGTTGAATTCAGGTGACAAGTACAAACCGATTAGAACACAACACATCCAAAGAGAAGTTAAGTATTACCATTCCGAAAATTACCTAATCATGAACCATCATCCAATGAGCAACGAAGAACTTACGGTTAAGGTGCGGTTTCAAGAAGAAGAAATCAAGGCACTGAGAAGGGAGTTGCGGCAAAAGAATACTCTGACCATATCTAAGTCCGCTGGAAACCTGTCTCATATAGGGTTAACGGCTTTGTTTGGAGGTGCGATCGCTGGATTAATATTTCTGGTAATCAGACCTTCTTTGGTAGACAATGCCGCACTACTAGGGGCGTTAGCGGGAGGTACGTCAGCAGCACTAAGACAACGAGAAGAGAAGCAGTAAAGAGGCATGGCAAAGGCAAATTTTAGTTGTAGTCATTGTGGTAGTGATAGAGTATCCGCAACAAATGAAGGGAAAAATGTAAATAGGGGTTATTGCACTTTCTGTTTATCTAGCACAAGTGATACTGCTGGAACGATTTGGCATAAAACGCATTTACCTCCTGAGACGAGAACTTCTTTAACTGAAGCTTACGAAGAAGGGCAAGGAGTACGCCAAGCAGCTCGTGAGATAGGAGTAAACAAGAACACCGTAAGTAAATGGTTTTCTCGTTTAAACACACAGAATACCCCAGACGAAAAAGCATGAACGCTCATGTAGTATCCATAGGAGCGCTGGGAGTATTGTTCTTAGCCTCCTCTAATTATCAGAATATCTCTACAGCAATATCTTCTGTTTCCACAGGATCATCCAAACCAGTGACAGGCAACATAGAAGCTCTCCGATATGCCATTATTGGGCAGGAGAGTGGCGGAAACCCCAAGATTCGTAACTCGGATACTGGGGCAGCGGGACTAGGGCAAATCATGCCCTCGAACATTCCCAACTGGTCATATCAGGCGATTGGGCGAAGGTTGACTGTTAATCAGTTTTTGTCCAGTCCCCAGCTCCAGAAAACTATTATTGACCATAAACTTAATGAGTACTACCAAAGGGAACTTGTTAAAGCTAAGGGTGATGAGCGCTTGGCAGTGCGACGGGTAGCGTCTGCTTGGTATAGCGGGAATGCCAACTGGTATAAATCCACTAGACCCCAGTGCGAAAAATCCGGCAGGTGCTATCCAAGCATCCAGGATTACAGCCTAGCTATACTTAATCGCTATGAAAAAGAAAAAGCGAAGAACAAGTAATTCTTGGCGCTTTTCAATTCGATGCAACTGAAATGCCACTAGCCTACAAACATCTGTAACGTAGGCTAGGGTTCTATATGTACGAACATTCACCAAAAAATCAATAATGTAATCGCGTAAAAACAGTATGGCTGAGAGAGGATCTAGTTCTACTAGAAGCAGCCAAAATTGAACCGGAACATAATGCCAAAATTTCTTATTTCTTTGTAATCGTCTCCCCAGGTTTTTCTGAACAGTTTGTAAAAAATCCTGTTCATCGGCATCATAAATATTATTGAATTTAGGGTAAAAATTTTCAAGCATGTGAACTTCAATAGGGTAAGGTGTGTAGTCGCTTGAATGCATACAGTCAAATCCCAGCCACCAGTATTCTGTTTTATTAGGATCGATTGGATGACATATAGCATCATTCAATTCTTTGCCATAACCCCAAAAAGTAATGCCGTAGTGAGCAGCTACCCGTAGATTCTCATCAGCATGAGCGGGGTGCCCAGGCGGAACCCCCACATATCCGCACCACGTTCCTGGTATATATACTCTCCATGCTATACAGGGATAGCCTGTTTCTTGATCTATCCAGGTCATGTAATCAGGCTCATCCGACCACTCACCCTCCTCCCAAGAAGACTTATCAATTAAGTTATATGTAATCTCATCCATCGCTTTGCACCTGATCAGCAAAATAATGCTAGCTCAAAAATCCGCAAGTATTGGTAGAATAAGATATTAATTTTCCCTTTGAAGAAATGACATTCCATCTATTCATGTCCGAGAACTGGGCAATCATCCTAGCAATGTCCGGAATGACTATCTACTACGCATCGGTAGCGATGGAAAGGCAGAATATCTTAGAAATTGCAAATACAGCATTCATTACTGCATGTATTCTCCCTATATGGGGAGTTTTTTCAAGTCTGTCGTATCTAGGACTTTCCATCTTTTTTGTGCATAAAGAGAAGCCCAGGCGCTACTAATTTATAAATTATTAATATTCTACCGAACTAGCTTCCTTCCTTATTTTTCTCTGCTAGTATAAAAATACGTTTAAAAAGCACCCTCTTTTTAAACGCACCGAACCGTAGGCGTGCCATAGGCACGTCTATTTTTTTTGTTTTGTATACATCAAACCTTTGGTAAACACCATGAATTCAATCACCCCTGAATTGACCAAATCAGCTACAGAGATTGCAAAAATCAAGAATCCAGAAGCTCAGATAGTTTCCCGGTTGCTGCTCAATCTTTCCGAAAAATCTCAGGCTGAATTATTTGAGCTAGATGGACTACTCAACGACAAAAAAAGAAACTCAAGTGACGGAGACGTATGGTTATGCATGATCTGAAAAAATCAAGTAACAAAGCGGACTTGTCCTCAAATACTGTTGAGTGGTATACCCCCTCACCTATTATTGAAGCCGCAAGAAGGGTATTGACCCGTGGTATAGAGTTGGATGCAGCGAGTTCTACGATCGCTAACAATGTTGTTCAAGCGGAACACATATTTACAGAAGCCGATGACGCTTTAAGCCGCTCTTGGAAACTAGGTGATCATGCCCCTAGCACATGGGTTAATCCCCCATCATCAAATTTGCGTAATAAGGTGCTTGGGACAAAATCTCAAGCATCTGCTTTTTGGAGGATGAATCTACAACAATATCTTCTGGGCAATATATTGGATGGTCTATATCTGGTAGTCAGCACCAAACTGATGAGCCTCAACTCATCCATGCTGGAATTTCCATACTGCCTATGCGATGGAAATGCGCGATCGCCTTTTGTGACGAGGCAAGGACGGATTAAATTTGTGTCGATGTTCGGGGACATCCAAAATCAACCTACTCAGTCAAATGCGATCATCCTCCTCCCTAACCCTGAGCAGCGGGAGTTTCAGATACAGAAATTCGTGGATTTCTTTGATGGCGAGTTCGGAACTGTGTACCAGTGCCGTCGCCTAAAACAAGGCTAGCTTTAATTGCTTTCCTTGTGGTTGTTGGGCAGACCATTTCCTGCTAGCTTTTCGGATGCGCTTTTTGACTTCAGCAATTTCTGATTCAAAAACGGTTTGATCATTTTCCAGGCATTTGCTGAATACTGCGCCATCTCTGCGGACTTCTAAAAACACATCTCCATAGGGAGCAGCAATAGTCCATCTACAGCAGCGATCAACGATGTAGCCAGTACCTTTGTCTCCATCACAGACAATTACCTCGTCGTCGCTGCCATCGTATCCGTAGCCATATTCTATGAGGCTACGACCAATAAATATATCCTTTCCTTTTAGCCAGCAAGGAAATGTACTTTTTTCCATAGGTATACTTGTATGTCGAATAAATCATATATTACTATTTTTCTAAATTAAGGGTACTGCCCACTCATTTCCTCTTCTGGAGGAGGAGGGACTTCCGCTCCTGGCTGCGGTGCCCCTGCGGATATTGACTGAAGTTCCATTTGCTGTAACATTTGTTTTTTCTTCGTCGTCATATCCATGTGTGGAAGGTCTAACCTATCCCGTAATTTATTCACGGCATCCATATCCGTTTGCCCGTCGATAATGCCCATACTCAGAGCATTAATTAACATCTGAGTATTCATCTGTTCGCTAGCTTCGTCCACCTCAGCGCTCACATCAAAAGTACCATAGGTACTGATTTTGCGTCCCCAATTTGCTTGGATTACAGGTTTAACTGCTTTTTCTATTAATTCGTCCCGGATTTGCTCAACAATTGCCTGAATTGTACTATCCATTAGGGAGACATGTTTTCCAGCAAGTGATGCAGGTTTTGTAAGAGAAGATGAACCTTCATTGAATACTAAATCAGGTACAGTAAAGCTTCTTTTGATATATAAATCAAACTGGTTTAACGACGATGCCCAGAACTGAGAACCATCCCCAACTTGCACAGAAAAAATATCATTGTTGCTATCCGTTACCATCCAGGAATTACTTTCTAGTCCCTCAAACTGACGAGCTAAAGCTTCACTGGCAGGCAGGGATTTTATCGGTCTTCCATTACGGTCATAAAGGTTTACGGTAGTGTCCGTAACCTTACCAACTAATATGCCTGTAGCCAAATTTTTGCCAGCGATAACCATATTGGACAAAAATGCATTCTTTGCCTTAATAAATGCCAAGGCGCTTTGCATTTCTGGATTACCAAAAGGGTCATCAAAATCAGTAGAAAATCCATTGACTACATGAATTACTTTCCAATAAGGAATCGGTTTTTTCTGGTTGTCCCTGTACATTAAGTATCGAATTTGCCCATTCGATCCTTTAAAAGTAATATGTCGCTGGTCAAGGACATCCAAGGATTTCACAACCATTTTGCGATTCCTTAGTCCAAACTCAATTTCCGCTGCACTAAAACCTAATGGCATAGCGCTAGCTAATTGAGCAATAACTTTACTTAGGGAACCTGAAATGTTTGCAAACATTTCCCTAATAAAAAACTGAACCTGCTTATCTTGATGCTCATAATCCCCTACCGTAATAGCTGCTCGAAGTGCTTTCAATTCACAGCAACTTCTAGCGATAGGGTCTTTCTTCATATACTTGATATATTCATCAAGACTTGCAGCATGTTCCCCACTGATTTCTTTCAGTGTTGTATCTGCTAAAGCACTAATTTTTGAGGCAATTTTTCCTGTAATGTCGTAAGGCATTATTGAGCGTTTTTATAGTTTTGAAGCGCTCAAACCTTACGAAATACAATCAAAGGCACAAAGATTGTTTAGGTACGATAAAGAAGGGAGATTGTCCCTATTACCCTTATTTTAGGCGACTATATATGCAAGAAGAATTAATACAGAGAATTACATCAATAGCTACAAGTAGGAGAGGTATTTATTCTGGGATATCCAATGCAGGAGGTACAGGAAATTTCATATCTGTGACTCTAGATAATGGATTATCCGTAGAGGCACGCAATATTAATATAGAGACTCCAGGTGTTCCAGTAGGGGTAGTTTTTGATAGTGTCAAGAAGGAGTACATAGCTTTTTCTGTAGAGAATCCAAGCCAACTTATCAATCAAACCCCTATTATCTCCAGGCAGAGAAGGGGAGGAATGAAACTCGACAGGATTAATATTACGGCATCTTATATTGGGGATGTCGGAGAGTCCCCCATAAACTTTAATCTTGATGTATATCCCTTCTTCAGTGAAGAGACTAAAAGTAATTTTCCAGATCCATTATTTTCATTAGGGAATTATGAGGTTCCTTTGTCAACAGAATCCGCTCCATCCGTGATTAAGAAATACCCTTTAAAAAGGAGCATACCTAGCGACTATAGAATAGCTGGAAAACCAGGAGAAAACCCAAAGCAACATACTTATTACGCACTCTTTGGAGACAATGTTTATACAACAGACTATAAGAACTCCAGTCGTAACAGATCGATTTATTCCTTGGCTTGTACTCCTTACATTGCTTACAAAATCATTACTAATGGAGAAGTACAAGTTACCTATGATTTTGCACCTGCATTTAATGCTCTTTCACGATGCAAGCGTTTCAAAGTGGATTTAAAAATCAAAAATCCCGAAGTCAAAAAAATCTATGACACTATTGCAAAAAAGTACACAATAATGTGGCGACTCATAGAACAAAGGGATCTTACCTTTTATGCCTATGGGTATATTGATGAAGATGGAAAAGCATTCTTGCTTAATAATGTTAGTCCAGAAGAATTTAATTGGGAAACAAAAATATTTACAAGCACCTACGACTATGATGGTCACATGTGCGTAGATGTCGGTATAGTACGACGTAGCCCCAACAGTATTTTTAATTATGAGACTGTATTTGAGGTAGGTAGAAGCCTACAGGGGAATAGGGAACCATTTTATCTAAGAACCCTCTTGAAAACAGATCCCAGCCTAAATGCTGCTCTTGTTGATCGTGTTCTTAATGTAAATGGGGTAGTGGATCAATTCTTTTTGGGCTACTAAAAGTATGCGCTTTACTCACATGCCTTTTGTATTTGATTTTAAGGGTAAGTCCTTTCTGGCAGGTTGTTCTTGTGAGGGTACACAGACAATCGATCTTGTAGGCGTGGAATCCTTCGATCTATATCCCTGGAAGCTTTTCTTGAAAGACCTGGAATCTGATCAGATAGTATGCTTTTCGGAAATGCCCTTTGTCGTGGAATGTAGTCCCATCTATATGGATGGCTATCTTTCTTTTGCAGCAGGGGAAAACCAAGAAGATGACATCAGTTACGGTATTTATCAAATACCCCTAACCGATTTTATACAACAAAAGACAGAGAATATTGTCAGAAGGCTTGATGCAAAGGTTGGATTTTATTTTCCGGGTACTTATGCAAAAGTGGTCAAGCACAAAAATTTCTTTATCAATGATGTGCTATACGCCTCCCCTTATCGGTTTATATATAGGATCGCTCCAGTACAGGAAAATATATACCTGATTACTGGAATGCGAGAAGGTACTTATGAAACAGTGGTTTTTGACGCTGATAAAGGACATGCAAGCTTAGCAATTCTCAATGAAGAAAGAGTAGATGTATACAAGTCATGTATATACAAAAATGAGTTATTTTATACAATGAAACTTCCTGCGAAAACAGGGAGCGTCATTCAAAGGACTACTCGTTTCCATTACAAACCCGTCGATATTACATTCACAAAATTATGCTGATTGAAATCGCTTCCTTGCGAAACCTTTCCCAGTCCCTAGATACGGTTGATATCCTTTGCGATCGCTCCTACCTCTTAGGCAATCCTTTTGATCTCAGGCATGAAAAGGACAGAGATAAGGTGTGTGATGCGTTTGATGAGTGGTTAGAGACTAACCTCCGATACTACGACGGAGGCTTAAACAAGGTCGTCCCGCTCGATAAGTGGATAGAAGAGGGGATGATAATTGCCGCAACATTCAAAAACCCAAAACCTCAAGCAGTCTACAAGAAGCTTGAGGAGATACTTTCTTATCTAATACAAGGCAAGAAAGTGCGGTTACTGTGCTGGTGTCACCCAAAGCGATGTCATACCTTATCAATAAAAAGGGTTCTAGAGTCAATGATGGAAAAAGCAGTAACTAGAAAGCCACAGCCCTAATTTTACGAAGTGCTTTGTCCCAAGTGCAGCAGGTAATACGATGTTTAGCACTAGCGGCGTTGAATGCTAATAATCCAATACCAAAAAAATTAGCAGTTGGGATAGTAAATTTAAAACTGGACTTTCCGCTAGAAATATCCAAATCAATGATTCGGTTAATCCCTGCCCACGGTTCTGCTGCGGTCGTGGGAGGGCAGACAAAGGGCACTGACCAGTAATAAACCTTTAATGGTTGTGTTTTTACATTATCGTTGTTTAATGCCGTACCCAAATCCACTTGAAATGTATACTCTTTCCCTGCCATATATTTGGGAAATTCAATAATTTTTCCTCCTGTACTGCAAATTCCACATCCTACGTTTTCGCTGAACGCCGATCGTCCAACCAAATGAGGTACGGTAATACTTTCTGAAACCTCTTCGCTATACAAGGTAACGCCTAGGTCAGCTACAATGTCTGGATTACCCGTAGCCAAGGCTTGTATGATAAGTGTGTCTCCTGCTCCAAGGGAACGCCCCCCTAGTGGGATTCGGTAGGGATTAGCGCCTAGGGGAATATCCTTAGCTAAAGAAAACACTTCCTTGTTAGGATCTTCTACCCAACAGTTAAAGACAACTGCATCAGCAGGATTTAACTTAACGACTGTTGCTTCAATTGCAAGGACAGGAAATTGAGTTGTATATACGGGCAAAACAAATCCGTCAAGATGTGATTTTATTGAAATGATAGCCATTAGGGAATGTTATACCTTGCTTTTAGTTTATTAAAAATATTGTTTTGAACCGTTAAATTATGTGCAATATTAGCCGTAGTAAGTCCCCAAAACCTGCCTGTAAATCCATTTATCCCTGAAGGACTCCCAAGCGTTACAAGATCAGTATAGGCAGATGGGACTGCGGTTTGAGTTGCACCAGTTCTAAAACTACTTGCTGTACCATTAACCGCAATAGTGAGTGTAGTTCCGCTAAACATACCCATGATTATGCATTTTCTAGGCAAAGGCGTTATTGATCGCTGAACACTATGTACAGTAGGTGATATAAAATACCAGTGTTGACTATTAGTAACTGCTGTAGTTCCCGTGATATTAAATCCAAAATTATTTGCACTACTTCCAATAATGATATCTCCATCCTTGTGATTTAACTGGCTATTGACTGCCATAAGTTCGACAACAAGATAAAAAGTGTATCCTGTTGTAGTAAAAAGATCCGAATATCTAGCAGTTGTTTGAAAAGAATCTTGAGGAGTAAATAATAGTGCATCAGTATCCGTGTCGTGATATGTTTGACCGGACAGAAAATCTAAATGCCTACCAAAGGTACTCTGATCAATGATGCGTGTAACAAGACCTCCGGGTGACTCAACTACGGTCTTATCAGAAAATCCAAAAAAAGTACAATTAGGTACATCTGTAGGTCTAAGGTCTAGTACACCTGACATAATCCCTGCTGGAAAAGAAAACATTTAAACAAATCCTTTTTTGATACCACAGAAACACAATTTACCCCCATAAACAACAAAACTTAGTATGTCAAATCGAGACGCTGTTGTTGTCAAGATAGGTGCCCCATCCACACCAAAATTAAAGTGTGTACTAGAGTAAGTTACGAGACGACTGCCGCTAGTATCTTGTCTTATTAAAAACATGTACGTGCTACCAGCAACAATATTGGACACTATATTGAGTTGTGTATTGCCAGCAAGTTGTATAAAAAAGGTGTTGGCTAAAGAGCCATCTATATTAATAGTTGCTGCATAAGGAATATCGACTACCGATACTCCCTGATTTCCTTTAAATGTGTTGGGTCTATCCAATGGAGCAAGTGTATATTCAATCCCGTTATTTGGGAGTCGATAAAGTATTGCAGCGTCTTTGTTCCTTACCGCTATCTGAGTACTGGTAGTATCTGTAGGAGTTGAGGTATTTTCTAAAATAATCCCACTAGCGCTATTGACTGTACCAGCAGCTCCCCTTAAATTTCCTTGTTTCACCCAAGCATTATTGATTTTAAGGAGGTAGTCACTGGATATAGAATCAATAGCAAAATCATTATCTACTCCAAGAGAAGGGGGAGGAGTACCCGGAGAACTATAAATTCTAGAACCATCTTCACCCTTCAATTGATTAGTAAAAGCCATTATTAAGGGAATCATATCCATCCCTTGATCTTCCACAATCCAACGTCCAGGTTCACTATTTGTTAGGTCACTGGGCTTGAAAACCGTTGTCCCATTATGTGTATTGCTCAAAAATTTGTTGTAGTGAACACTCTTGAGTATGGCATCAGGAAGCTGTAGTTTTCGCTCTGCTCCATGAGGGATAAGTGTTGACGGAGTATTGATTATGTTTTGAGGTGTTACAGGCGATTGCCAGTATTTTAGTCCCTCTACTAGCTCTGGAAGGGAGATAGCAAGCTCTGCGACACAACCCCTTGTTACCTGATGGCTGATATCAGTTACTTGCCGTCCGGTGTAGAAGTAACTCATGCAGATACGGTATCGGGATTGCTCCAGTGATCCGCCTACATCCGATACTATTCCCGGAAGCCCAGGCGCATACAATCCAAATGGGACTGATGGAATGGTAGTAGTAACAATACCGTCTTCCCATCGTGCAATCTCGATTAATTGGGTAGTTCGGGGAATAACAGGGAAAGTGAATTTTCGTATTTGCCCATCCAATTGCCGCTGCACATAGACCACAGCTTCACTAGGGTTGAATGCACCTTTAGGGTTTCCAGCGATCGCATCATCATAATCGCTTCGGACTGTTCCTAATCCTATGTCACTGCATGGATGATTAAGGGTGACTCTTATCTGGGAGTTTGAGGGTACATCCAGGTAATTTGACCATTCCGATGCAGCGGACTCTCCCGCCAACGTGCCCACAATCGCACGTATCGCGCAGTCTGCTGGCACAGTATTCGCCAGCGACATAAAACAATTCCCGTCCTTATTGATCAACAACCACTGGTTAGCAGTGTCAGGGGATAAGCCTGTAACCAGATCTGCTGGAAGGGATGGAAACTGGTAGTTCTGGATTATTCCACTTCCAGGTAACGCCAGGACGCTCAAGCCAGAATCAGCCACCACTCTCCGTAGGTCATCATCCGGAAGAATGATACCTTGCCCAAACAAAGACCCTACTGGGCTGTAGACTCCAGCGCTAGCAGTAAAATTGGGCAGTATGCTGACAAAAGCACCTTCTGGGATAAACCCTTCCACCTCCTCACCAAAAAAAGCAAGGGAAACTTGTACGGCATAAGCCTCGTTGCGGTCTAGGTCATCTTCTAGGATAAGATTGGGAATCGCAGCATTATAAAGATATTGAATCCCTACGGAATCCATTGGAGTTCCATCACTTAGGCTTGTCCTCAGATCGCCTGTGATGGTATTTGCAAACCCTAGTGGCTTAAGTAAAATCTTGCGGTCAAACAGCTTGGATTTGTTTTGCTCACCCAGTAGTACGGTGATATCTACCCGTGTCCCTCGATTGACAATGTTGCCAGAGTCGCTTTTAAGCCAAAAAGTAATTGATTGGCTAGAAATACCATTTGGGTTGTAGCGAGGTATGATCGCGTCACTCGGATCAATAAGACTGCGAATATCCTGGGAGCAACCATCATCATCGAAAATAGAGGCGATGTACGTGCTGAACGTTCCCCTCGCTCTCCAGGTTCCAACAGAAGCGGCAATAACCAAACGGTTGTCGGGAGTGGATGAGTCGAAGCGATTATATTCATAAATTAGCCCAGTGCCAGAAAATCCCCTCAACATCCCATTGATGAGTTGATTAGTAGGGAAGGCGCTTACTACGGCTTCTGTTTGTAGTTGAAAATCCTCTGTAATATCCAGCGTCAAAGGAAATGCTATCGTTGTCCCATCGGATTGTTGGACAACAGGAATTGCTGCAATCTGCCTAAAAGTAGTCGGATCATTACTTCTTGAAAGACCGATTACATATTCAATCCAGCCCTCAGCAGACCTAAGAGCAGAAGAGTTAATTGTAATCGTAACTTTCTGTCCAGAAGTAATTGTAATTGCATTATTAATTAATAATAGGTTTTTACCAATTCGGTTCTTACCTTGTATTGAAAAAAAATAAGTCCCTGCCGATAAATTTCCACCAGCGGAAGTGGTAATAGCCCAGTCTGAAGCATCTAACCGTTCTCTACCAGAAGAGAACAGTAAAGGCATTGCTTAAACTCAGCGACGAATAAGAGTAGTGCGATTTATAGTATTATTACTAGAGGAAGGTAATTGGAAACTAAAGTTATTTCCTTTTACTGTATTCCCTGAAACAGTGACTTCGTTAACATTGAGAATCCGGATGAGTCTCTGAAGAAGTTCTTCCTGAGATTGCATAGCTTTTCCTTTAATTATATCAAGAGGGTTTTATGAATAAGAAAACAATAGATGATTTGCGATACGCTGTTATCGAAACATTACTTCCAAAAACACAAAAATCCCCCTATTTTAAATCTTGTGCAAGGAATCGTTATCGGCGGACTAAGAATTATGTTTCCTGGGATGTTTTAGCGCTATCCTTGGCAGGGCAAATTGTTGTCGCAGAGGAGATGGGAAGCAAATTAGTCTCGAAAGATCAGGTACTAGCATCTACTACAGTATGTGGTTGGATTTTTGCCCATGAAGAGGTTCCAATATACTGCTTAGAGCCAGAACTGTACAAAGCTTTTCAGGTTACAGACTTACCCGCTGATATCGGCAAACTGGAAAGAGTATTGCCCTATGGAGTAATCCTGCTTCCCAATGGATTGATGAAAAATCCCGATGGGTACGCAGTCGATTGGATTATGTTTGAGCATGTTCTCAAGGATGAGGTATTTGACCCTATCCGTTTAAAGAAATTCTCCATCTTGGGAGAGCCAGCGGAAGCAAATAAAATAAGAATGGTTACTGTATCACTAAATGGATGCGCTTATTCCAGCGTTGTCGAACTTAGTGATCAATTGAAATATGGTGATCTGACCATTGCCGATAGTGTATATCGAGCAGGGACGAACACGGATGTAGACTTAGAGCAGCGCTTTACCCGTAAACTATCTAATTTAGTATTTCAATTCTTATTGTTCCTGGATGGGTATCCAGGGCATACCGATGTAGAGAGTAGTGAAAAAACTAAGGTAAATCTAAAAGCGAAGACCGGGGGATTTGGAGGCGGCAAGAATGCTCCTGCTGAGTACCAGAAAATTCCGATCCGGGTAGGAGTCAACTTCCAAGCTCCATCGGCTCCAAAGAATACCTACCAAGGGGGAACCCATGCATCGCCTAGGTGTCATTGGCGGATGGGACATACAAGGAAGATTCGAGTACCCAATGAAGGTACGATTAGAGAAGTCAAAGTTAGACCAGCAATGGTTAATAAGTGGAATGTAAAGGAGTAAAGATCCCCTGATGAAATTCAACGAAGCTCCTACAACCCAGAACTTTCCAGATAAGCGTTGGGTGTCAGAGGAAGGTGTCTGGGAGATAGGTTTATATCCTATTGTCGGAGGGGAACGCCTTCGCCTTGGGAAGGTGGGCAATGGATGGCTCACAATCGACTATCACACCGATGAGGACGATCCGGCAGGGGCGTTACTGTTGCTGTCACTGGTTACAGAAATTTTGAAATATTTTCCGGAAAGTTCCACGGAAAAAGAGATTGATGAGGTGTTCCCCAGCTACAGGTTGCAGAAGGAAGACCCCAAGAAATTCATGGAGGAATTGACTAATTTAGCGTCCGATATGATCAAGAGGAATGGGGGGAGCTTGTGAAATAGCATCCATGTATTCCACAATAGAGGGCTGAAGGAAGGGATTATATTTTATCAAGTACCAAGTAAGCTGTCCTTTGGGCAAGCTAAAAGCATCTTTGTACCAAAAACATTGCTCCGAAAAAAACTTTATGGAATAAAGTAGTGCTGTTAAATAGGTTTCTCTGCGACCTTTATCCCAGTAGGAATATGCCTGTCCTGCAAAGAATACACCTAAAAATGCATCTAATCCTCCTTTGATTGCATTGGAAAAGATGATCGCATCTATATATAGCAAGCAGAAATTTCCTAGGCTTGCGGACAATAAAAGTCCTATTACTAACCAATTTTTCATAAAATCTTAAAAATTGCCTCGACTTGTTCCCGTAAATCTTACCAGTTCTCCTAAAATCTTACCTCGATAGTAAGTGAGTGGGATGGTAAGTTTTTGAGTATTTTTGTTCTCTGGTTCTTTGAGTACCTGGATCTCTTTGGATGTATCCTTCCCCATCGTGAGTTGAGTCAATCCTTTTGCTCGAAGCTCTCCCCCATAATCATGTCCCAAAATCGTAAATTGGGAAGTATTGCTTAGAATTCTGCCAGAGAAATGCTCTACTGCAAAATCAAAATCAATTCGGGAACCCTCTTCTAAATAAGGGTTGAAAAATGTAGTTAAGGATATCGATCCCCTTTGCTGAACTGATTGCATTTGGATTTGATTCTTTGCTGCTCGTAGCGCTTCATCATAAGTTTCTACGGCAAAATCCAGGCTTCCTTCAGGAGGTTCGTACCCTGTGTAAGGAGCAGTAAATAAGGTATATGTATTTGGATCTTTAAGGGGCTTTTTCTCTGTCTTAGTGGTACTTAATGTAATGGTGTAGCCGTTGGATGATTCTGGGGCATCCGCTTTCAAGACATATTTGGTAGGGCGTTTTAAGGCTTGAGGAGGTCTGCCAGAGTTCTCAGTAGTTTGAGTTTCTTCTCTGCTGTTTTGGAAACTAGCGTCTTGTGCAGACTGTGTTTTTGTGTAGGTTTTGTAGCGATCGCTGGCTACAAAATCTTCTCCAGCTACGGACTCCCCAAGTGAAGAAATGAAGTAATCTTCAACTCCAGGAGGGACATTAAATAAAGTATTTTGGGACTGATAGATGGCGACTCGTGTGCGGATACGCCTTTCTTCACCAGTTGTTTTGGGAGGGAATAAAGGATCTCCATTAGCAGTGTCTACGGTGCGGTTAAGGGGGTTCGGTATCCAAGCGAAACAATTAAAATAATCCTCCTCCTCTGCTACAAACCGAGGTTCCGTAAAGCGGGGATCTGCAATTGCAACCCTCATTAATTTTCCGCTGGGGGAACATTCTTCATAAAACAGTACTTGATCTTCGAGGGGGACTACATCTCGAAAAACATCTCTGTATTGCACAAGCACAACTCGTTTTTGTCCTCGCACTGCGATATTTTTGAATTTAAAAGCGTTGAGTTCTGCTCCTGCATCAGGAGATGTTGCTGACTCTGCTTTTAAAAATACAGTTTCTAGCTGATCACTTTCTACGTCAAAGCGTCCTAACTTAGTACCTGAAGTATCTGTTCCTAGGAAATATCCTGTCAATTCATCGTAGATATGATCAATGCGAGTTCTCTCAATTTCTACCCAATGCCCTGCTCCTGATGCATTTATTGAGTCTCCTTTGAGGACATCTATTCCTAAATAAGCGTAGGAATATTGGATAGTTTCCTCCCTTACAATGGTGTCACCTTCATAATGAGTTATGGTTTTCACATGCCTTTGACCAGAACTATCGAAATTGAGGCTCATTGTTTGAATTCGTTTCAAGTCTGGGGGAGGGCTTGCAGGATTAGGATCACCTCCCACTACAGTACGTTTTGGAAAATCTAGGACTTTAAACAAAGGTCGTTTGTTATATTTGTCTTCTTCTGACAGGTCGTTAAATTTTCCTCTCCATGTAAGTGTCGTTGGCGGGACAGTAAAGGGTTCGGTATTGGTCGATAAATTAACGGTTTCGATTATCTCCTCAGCACCTAAAGGTACTGCTGCTGGAGGGGTATCCCAATGCCGTGTTCGGATTGCGGAAGCGTCTGAATATAAAGCATAAAGCCCATAGGCACTAAGGATTGGCTCAAACTGTTCTGCGAATGTGGTGGCTGCTCCGGCTGGGGTATCGTTTGAAAATTCAGCATAATGATCGTCTCCTAAATAAGTTATTCCTGCTCTTTGTGCAAGGGTGCTTAAGGCTACCTTAAACTTATTTTTTCCTGCTGGAATTTCTGGGGTGCTGCCTGTAGGTTTCCCCGCATAAGTACAGGCTGGGGATGTAAATCTATCTACAGCAGTAGAAAACGCATTACCTCGAATTGGGATCTTTTTGTTCAGTAACTTTACCCACCAACCTTCAAAAGAGATTGATACTTGATAAAGCCCAAACGGGTGAGTAGTTCGGCTAAATATTGTTTCGCTATAGTTTTGTGCCCGAAAGGGAATGTTGTACATTATCCATTTGGTGTCATGATTCTGGAAAATAGTTCTAACTTCGTGGATTTTGCTGTAGTCCACGATTAAATTTAAAGACGTGGTGGGATGGCTGTTAAACGCTCTCGTAATTGAAACCGTTCCTTCAATGGCATACTGCCTAATAAATCCTGGGATGTCGGTAACTATATCACTTCGAGATTGTAGCGCTGAGCCATATATCTGTATTGGAAAGTTGGGGGGATAGTAACTTCCCTGATAAGGGAGAATTGTGATTGTATTGTCAATAGGATTATGATAAAAAGTACCTGGAGTCAGCAATGCTGAAGTTGGGACAGACGTGTACTTCTGTCCACCAATTACGGCACTGACCACTACACTGGTGCTAGTAGGGGCAGGAACCGTTATGGGGGTACCTTCTTGAATTGGTGTAGTCGGGGTGACTTGAGTAGCCGTGCTGGGCTTGCTGATGGGCTTGTAGGTGATTTCTGCAAGCCGAAGTGACTGCCTTGATGCGACCTGTATGATCGGTAAAGCTGTGGGGTTTGTTAGGAATTTATTACCAGTACCAGTGATCGTGAACATTTTAAATAAATCGCAAATCTCGTTCAGAGAAGGTAACGGAAAAACCTCCAGGTGTGAGAGTTACGCCTGTGGTGGGAAGGGTTATATTTCCTGCAAAAGTAATTGCTATCAGTGATCCTCTACGCTCAGTAAAAAGTTCGTGTTCTGGTTCAGGAGATACAAAGTCTCGAATGATTACATCCTGCTGACGGGACAGGGCAAACCCAGAGATTAGATGTACCGCTCGTTTTACAGCAGTTTCCGAATAATCCAGGTTAGCGGTGAAGCCTTTCCGCACTAAACTAATGGATTGAAAACTACCGTTACCCGTAGGTCTGTACTCAGCAGGAGAGCCGCTGGTTGTTGGCTGATATTTGGACTCCTCAACAAATAGGTTCAAAAACCCACCAACGATTAAATCTGGACGAATCTTCAAAAATGAAATATCTCTGTTGATCTGGAGTTGAAGTAGTTTAAGGTACGGGGTTCCTAGGCAATCTGTCATAGTTTGACCCTCCTCTCAATCTCGATCGCTAAATTGTTCGCCCAAGTATTCATTTGTCGTCCTAAATCAAGGGCTACCTCTTCTTGTCCCTTGTCTTGGATTTCAATATTGATTGGAGAATCAATCCGAATCGTCACCGCTTGCGGTTTCTCCCTGGCAGCGGGAGCGATCGCCCCAATCTGGGTAGGGGTTGGTGTAAGCTGTCGAATCGCTGTCAAATCTTGAGGAGTTAAAGACATTATGGGAGCAGCGGCTACGGGAGGAGTGGCTTTTGTTGTAGGTGCGATTGCACCCTGGAGTGACTGGGCTAATGCCTGGTAGTCAATCGGTTGGATTTTTGCGATCGCATTTTCCAAATCCCTCTTTTTAGGAATTTCGGACATTTGGAAATTATTGAACTCTTGAAGTGTCTGCTGCTGGTCTGCTAGTGCTTGGTTGCGTACACGAGAATCATCCCTTGCCCCACGAGTGCTTTTAGCGATCTCAGCCTGGGCTTGCAGTCGTTCAGTCCGCTGGGTTCGCGCAAAGTTCAGTACATCAATTTTTTGATTGCGCTCATTGTCAACTACTTTTTGGCGTGTCAGTTCCCCAACTTCTCTGGTCAACGCAAGTTCATCCCGACTACTCTGGACTGCCAGCAATGCGCTTTTCTTCTCTTCCTCCGATGCTTCCCGACTTGCAAGAATCCGTCTTGCTTCTGTTTCGGTACGGATAAGCTCTACCTCTTTCCGCTTTTCTGCAATGCGAGATTCAATCAACTCTCTCTGGAGAGCCATTTTTACCTGCCTTTGTTGCATCTCCAAAATATCTCTGTCGATAGCTTGCTGCTTCGTAAGGATTTCCATCCGAAGCTGATTTTCTTTTCGTTGTGCCCTAACTTGCCCGTTCTGGGAGGTTGTCAAATCCCGAACAATACCCATTTGGGTAGTTAAGGTATTCGTGATGTTACTGAATACCTCTTTCTGCTTATCTATGATGGAAAGCTGTTTTTCGTAGCTTTTGGATACTCGCTCTATTTGACTAATTTGTGTAGAAGAGGCTGTTTCTAATTCCTTTACTCGGAGATCAGCTTGAGCGACCTGCTTTTCATACTGAGCGGTGATTAACTGCTCTTTTGCCAGCTCCAGGTCTAAGATGCCGTTGGCTTTCGATAACTCACGTCTCTTTTCAACAAGTGCAGATTGTGCCTTGAATACTTTTTCTTCTTGATCAATGCGCTTATCGAGAAGGGTATTTTGGTTATTGAGTTGATCACGCTGCAAGTCAAGGTTCTCAAGTTGCAGTTCTAAGGTGCGTAGTGATTCCTGTGATTCATTATTCAATCGAGCAATACTAAGCTGAGTGCGTAAAGTAGCCTCTTGCTCGTCAAGCTTCAGCCTATTGATTCGGATTTGAATCTTTTCTCGCTCTAGGTTTGCTTTGTTTGTTTCAAGCTGTAGTTTCTGGCTATCCATTTCCAGATCAAACTCCTCGGTCTGGAGTTTTACTTGACGCTCAGTAATTTGATAATTAATGCGTGCCTTTTCAATAATGTCGCCAGTACGTTTGAGTTGATTTTCTAAAACATTGCGCTCATAGTCCGCCTGGGCTTTTGTTAAATCCAGGTTGCTTTTACGGATATCCAGCTCTGCTTGTAAGGAATCTTGATTAAGTTGCTGATTGGAAAGCTGTCGTTCCAAATCTTGTACGGCTTCTGCTGTATTATTTTTTGCTTTTTCTAGAGAATCGTTTAACTGCCGAACTGCTTCCCCTGTGACATTTTTTTGAAACTCTAGTTGAATTTGGGATAATTCATTAAGCTTTTGAATATATTCCAGACTATTCTTGTCAAGCCCCTTCAACTCTTCTTGGGTAATTTTTTGGCGTAGCAACACCATTTTCTGAGTAGTTTGGTATGACTGCTGTTCGTAAGCCTCACGAGAAATCCCATTTCTTGCAAATAATAGTTCTTGATCTGTTTGGTTTTTTGTAATAAGAGCCGTCTCTTGCTCCCCTTCACGCTGCCTGAGTTCCTGTCTATCCTTAATTGCTTTTTCTGCAATTTGGAATTCTACATCAGCAAGTTGTTTTGCTACTTCTTCCCGGTTCTTGGAACCTTCCTTATATAGTTTTAGCTGTTCTTGTAGGCTATTGCGCTGCAATTCTAATCGCTTCGATTCTAGCGACTGGGCTTGCTTGAATTCAGGAAGGGCAGTGCCGTCTAATTGTGAGCGTCGGTTAGCCTGTTCTAGCTTGGCTAATCCCTCCTCCTGTTGGACAAATCTTGCTTCAATAAGAGATTTCTCTTCATTGAGCATTTGCTCTTTATGATCTCGGAGTAGCTTTTGATAAGTTTGGTAAGCTTCTTTGTAGCTGGCACTGTTTTTACCGTTTTGGGTTTCTATTAGTGCCAGATATTCTTCTTGGGCTTTTATCTCAGCCTTTCGACGTTCAGTATTATTTTTCTTCTGTTGCTCTAGGACATCTTTTGCTGATGCCTGACCTGTACGCAACTGGCTATCAAGAATTTCATTGAGGCGATCGTAAGGCTTGACTGTATTTGCTAAATCCTCTTGTACAAGTTCTTTTTTGATTTCCAGTACTTCTTGTAGCTGCTCAGGTGCTAGTAATTTGAGCAATGATTCTTTGACAGCTTTCCCGGATTCATCCTTGAATTCAAAGTCACTGGTATCCAAGAACTTTAGGATTTCCTTGGATAATGTGGAGTCTCCAAACATTTCCGATATTTCACCACCTTTCTGGATTAAAGAATCAATGGCGTTGCGAATTGCATCCGGGTCTACGTTTTCACTATTAAGGGTCTGAATCAACTCATTAACAGTTCCGATAGTGGAGTTGATTGACCGTGTTTGTAATTCGTTTAGGTTTCCGCCAGCATCTCGATATTTATCACCCATGCTGGTGACACTTTCCATCAAAGTTTTGGCGGACTCAGCAGTACTCTTCTGGGTGTTGGCGAGGGACGCTTGTACTTTGTCGGCTCCTTTGGCTGCTGTATCTGCTTGAGCAAGAACACTTTCAATAGTTCCTTTCACTTCGGCACTACCGATCGCATCCCTCAAAGATTCACGAATATCTTTGCTTGCGCCTTGGATTTGCGTGCGGAAGGAGTAGAGTTTTTGGATGCGTGCATTTGTTTCCTCGTTATTTTTTTCTATCGCTGCATTTTCCTTCTCCTTAATATCTACTTGTAATTGGGTAGCATCTGCTAATTCTAATTTTCCTGCTTCTCGGTATGCTTTGACTTGATTTTTGAGTTCCTTGATAACTATTTTGTTATCTTCTATAAAAGACTGTGCGGCTAGTTTATTGGCATTAATTCTGGTTTCAACTTGTTTTTGAGTCAAACTGGTTTGTTGACCAGAGATTTCGGTAACTTCCTTATCAAGTACCTTTAATTCCTGTACTTTTTTGCGCTGCTCGTCTAGACTCCCTTCAATTCTTTTCCGCTCCAATTCATCTGTGCGATTATTTCCAAGTTTTTTCATTCGTTTCAAAGCCTCATCTTCCATGTCTTTTAGTTTTTGCAATTGCCTTTGGTAAGCGTCATCAACAATACTGCCTCCCTCTTTGATCTGCTTATTCAGAGATAAAGTTTCTTGGGATATTTTATTTAAGGCTGTGAGTTGACTTTCATATTGATCCAATAAGGAAGAGTCTATTGAAGACTGAACACTTTCTTTTAGGTTGGTAAAATAATCATTAATCAGATTAGTAGAAGCCTCTTTCCAGTCCTCAGTGTCTTTTATACTTTTATCGAGACTTTCCTTCATTTTTGCAGCATTTTCCCTACCCGCTGCGCCTCCTACATTAAAGAATTCAGCAAGGTTCGCCCCTAAATCCTGACCAAACCCGAACATCCGCTTAAGGAAGCCCTCAATGTTAGGTATGAAGTCCCCAAAGAAATTTGCCAGGGCATTTAAAGGACGTAGTACCCAATTGTTGATAAAACCATCAAATTTCTTGGTGCTTTTCTCGGTATCGTCTAGAGATTTACCAAAACTATCTATCGCTGCCTTAGCAGCGTAGGAAGAGTCATTCAAGTCAATAAAACTTTGAGCCAACTTCCTGGACTTGTCTGTAGCCCCTCCTAATCCCGGTATTAAGTCTCGTAGAGCTAAACCGATACCTACAAGTATTGCTACTAATCCCCCTACGATAGAGATAGGGGACATCAGTATAGAAAAAAATCCGGCTGCAACTTTGCCAACAGCTAGAAAGATTCCTCCCAATCCCTTCGCTCCCATTCCTAGCGCCTTAAAGACACCTTTGAAGAACTCTCCTTTTTTGGCAGATTCAAGGAAGTTCCTGCCCATCTCTCTACTAGCTTTAGATAAGTCCTTCCAGTTGTCAGCGGTAATTAAGGACATGAATGCACTGCGCTTGTTGGTATTGGTCAGGGCATCAGTACTGTCTGCGGCAAAAAGCAATCCTCCAGAATATTTGTTTAGAACATCCTTAGTTCCACCCAATACGTCTTTAAAGGTTTGGGTAAAATCTCCTAATTTGGAAGTGGCTTGAGTATAATCGGTGCTAAGTCCAAACATTCCTCTCAGCGCTCCATTGACACCAAAAAGAATGCGCTGTATTGTACTTAGGTTTTTAACCTGCTCAGCACCAAAAGCTAGTCGAAATCCGTTAATAATGTCCGTAAAACGGAAGGCTACTAATACACCTACAAGCAGTCCTGCAAGTTTAAGAATTTCTCCTACAACGCCTTTGGTGGTTTCTAGTCCATAGTTGAAAACAATAAACCCACCAATTACTTTCTGTACCCATTCAGGCATATTCTGGAAGTAGTCCAGTAGCTTCTCTACTGCATCCAATCCCTTGTCAAATAAGCCGGAATTCATAATCTTTTCCCCAGCAGAAGCGAATACTTCAGCAAAACCATTTGAAATTGCCTGGGAACGCTGTTTGATACTTTGTTGAGATCGGTCAAACATTTCTTCAATCCTGCCAGAGGCATTGTCTGCAAGCCCAGTAAATACGGCATCTGCATCTTCAACAGAAGTGTTCATCAGTGACAATGCACCTCTAAAAGCAATACTTTCTGGAATGATTTCTCGTAGTGCTTCAGTATTGCCTTGAGTCGCATTTTTTAATTTCTGCATGGTTTTGTAAAGACCATCAGTTTTCAAAGTTTGTTCGTTAATAACTACACCAAACTCAGCAAGTTTTGCTTTGGATTGAGGTGCCATCGAAGAGAAACTTTCAATTAGTCGTTGCATTGCAATATAGGCATCAGCACCTAAAGTTTTTGTACTGATGGCAACGGCACCTAAAAGGTCTTTTAAACTAATACTTGTACTTGCTGCAACAGCCGCAACAGAACCAATATTTGCTGACAGTTCACTAGCGTTTGTGATCCCCTGCTGCACTACGCCATCCAATAAAGCCATAGTTTCTTTGGCTTCTGATGCTTTCAGGTTGTAGGCTTGTGATGTAAAAATCAGTGCTTGTTGAATAGATTCAAGATTACCTCCTGTTGAAATCGCATATTTAGCAGCGACTTCCGAGACTTCCAATGCATCTTGAATCTGTCCTTTTGCCGCACCAATACCAGCAGAGAGGTTATTGTAGACACTAATACCAAGTTCGGCTGAACTGATAGCATTTCCTAGTCCATCCGTTGCTAGTGTTTGAAGGGATTTGGTCAAATCTGTTGTCGCATAAGCAGCACCAACACTTAGCGTTTGCAGGTATTTTACAGAATCTTCTAACCGACCAAATTCACTAACTGCGGTAGAAACAAATTGCTTTGTTGCATCAATATTGAAAAGAAGGTTTTCCCCAAAAGACCCCATCGAAACTGCCATTTGAGCTAGAGTAGTATCTACCCCAACCATGCTCATTGTTTCGAGTCCTCGATAGAATTCCTTTGCCTGTCTATCGAGTTCTATAAAGCCACTAATAAGGGGATTGATTGCACCAATAAGTGTTGTTATTCCATACAAAGGTGCTTTCCAAACACCTGCTGCGAGTGTTTGAGTAAGACCTTTTGTAGTGCGAGTAAGGACAAGTGCGGTGAGGTTGAGCTTGGTTACGTTATCAAGGATTCCGCCAGCAACTCCGGCAAAAGGAGCGGCACTAGCAGCGGTTTCTGACAATGCTCCAGAGATGTTTGAAATTGCCTCTCCAGTGCCCTCAACGACATCCTTGATGTCCTCGATTTTATCTACAATTCCTACCAAAGCAGCCCCTTTATCAAGGCTTTTGGTAATACCATCAATAACTTTTGCTACCTGTTCTCCCTGTGTACCAAGTTTAGATACTTGAACAGAAATATCTTTTAAAAAATTAGACGTGAAACGCAAACCTTTCTCAAGTTTGCCTCCAGTATTAAATATTTGAATCCCCTCTGTGAATTTGTCAAAGGCTTTTTCCTTTGACAAAATACGCTCAGTTGTTGATGTGAATTGATCCAAAACATCAACAACAGGTAATGCTGCTTTATTGACTCCCGTTAAGCGTCCAGCAAGCCTCTCATTTGTAACGGCAAGTTCATCTGAAAGAGCGACTTGAGTACTGTAGCGAGACTCAAGCCCATCTAGGCTGCGGATTGTATTGAGAGCAGATCCTTCGAGTCCAACAATACTGCTATTAAGGTTTCCAATACTATTGGCAGATGTTGATATTGTCTGACTAAATGTTTCTGTACTGGCTCCTAATTTACCGACAGAACTATTAACCAAGTCAAAACTGGTAGCCGCACGTTTTGCCCCTTCTTCTACGCCACGGCTATCCAAGGTTAGATTAAATTGTGCTTCTCTGGTCTGATTTCCGAGCATAGAATTGGGGCATAAAATGTCCCCGTTCTAAGCTGGGAATATATATTCAAAATAGATATATTCAGTTTTCTGGTGTCTTATTCAAATCACTTTGAACAATTTGGATTAATTCCAGGAATACATCATCCTTCAACTCACAGATATTCATTAAAGGGAAGCATTCGGAAAGACATTTCTGGATAGCAACAATAGCGCTTGGTTTGGTCATGGCAAGTCCTAGAATTGCCATTTGCTGCATTTCGCTGGTGTTTTTTGAAAGTTCTGTGACGGCTTTCAGGCAACGATCTAGGATTTGGTCATCCTTAAGGTTTTCCTGTTCAGTCTTAGTAAGTACATGGTCTTTGAACCCATTCAAATAAAATTCCTTGATGTACCCAATTTGCTGAAGTCCTGGTCGAATATAAGCGACCAATAAGCCATTGGCGGACTTTACTGAGACTTGCTCACATTTTCTGTAAAGATTTTCGTTGCCAGAATTGTAATTTATTTCGTTTGGAGTCTCTGTGTACATAAACTGGAAATGGATAAAAGATTTGTTATATGCAGAAATTATTTTCTTCTTATTAGTCTAACAAGTCCTTTATTCAATGCGTATTTAACTGCCCCTAATTTTTGGGACACAGGTTTAACAACAGTATCTCGTACTGCCCTTCTTCCTGCACCAGCTTTACGTCCTAAAGGAGTGTTCCCTATTTTATTTTTTACACCAATTCCTGTTAATATAGCTGTTTGTCCTGCCCTAGTATTAGCTGCTCTATTTACCCAATAGGCTGCACCAGTACCTATTAATCCTGCTTGCAATCCTTTCTGGACATCTAATGAATAGGTTGTTTTGCCAATCTTGGCTCTAGGATTGTTTCCGTGTCCATAGTAATAAGTTTTCCCGTTGATTGTTGCACTATTGCGCCTAGAGAAAGCAGCTAAAGATTCTTGATAAGAGTATTTCATAAATAATGATTAGGCTATCGGCTAGCCCAATCTATAATACGGTTGCCAAGTCCTATTCCAGCAAGATTTACGTTCCTACGTCTTGACTTTTTAGCACCAATGATCATTGGAGATTTCTTGAATTTCATAGGAGTGCTATTGAACCTCAAAGAACTGCTGCGACCTTTGGCAAAAGTGGAGTAATAATTCATAGGTAATTACCGGAAACGAGACAAAAATAACTTACCACGGGCAACGTCTCGTTTGAGATTTGCTTTAAGGGCACCTCTCCGTACATACGTTGCTCCCAATAATCCCGCTCCTGCGATAGCTCCCCCCACTTTGACAATATTCTTTTTCCGCTGAAGTTCTCCTGGTTTCAAATATCGGACTGTTTTGCTACCTACCCTTACTCTTTGCTTTTTGAGATCTACCGATGCAGGACTCTTATAAAAGTCAGCGTGTGCAAGAAATTTCTTTATTAACATAGTTCGTTTTATTGCGGTATTGCTCCTAAATTAAAGTTGTAGTCTTGCAAAGCCTGTTCCAAAGCATTATCATACTTAGCCCTTTCTTCATCCGGAGGTGAGGGAGATTCCTTCGGGGAATGCAGCTTGTTGCGATGTTTGATCGTAACCTCTGCCATAGCATCAATGGTTTGATAATCCAGGGTTTTGGCTAAGTCAAGGGCATTGGGATACAACTCAGTAATTAAAGCAAAATTGTAGGCAAATCCATTTAAGCATTCATTTCGCTCACTGCTTTGTGTCGCTCCTCGATCATCTCCCCCAATATCTCGAAAAAATCCAAACCATGTATCACACTTATATAGCTAGGTGAAAGGCTTCCGGATTCAGGTGTTGTCCATCCTGTTACCTCTGTCGTAGCATCTGTCGTTGTAATAAAGATATGCTTTAAGTCCTCAAAGTCGTGAATCTTTTCAACATCTAGAGGAATATCATCAACGGTAGGAAGAAGTTTAATTAACTGCTTAATTAGACTCCACGCTTTGCGATTTTTCTTCCTAAAAAAAGCGCCTATCGCTCCCTTTGATTCAATATATTGAGACAGAAGTTCTTTCTGCAAGTCTGCGACATCATCAAGTTTTATCCAAGCAACAGGCTTGATCATGCAAATACTTTCGTCGTTATATACAATACGAATTTTGCGCCGATCTTCTGTGAGATTAGCTGTCATTTATCTGCAATAGTGAGTGACTGATGTATAGCTCAGATCTATAAATACTGAGATTATAAGTCAAAAAAGTAATTAGCACACTACGCTAAAATCCGTTTCTAGAAGATCAAAAGCAGTGCATCGACCAGGAGGAGTAAGCATTGTAAACATCATTTCAAGACCCTCAGCGTTGGCATCCAAAGCATTGTTTGAAGGGTCAATCAATGCGCTTGGAACATGTAAAAGTGTGATTTTGTTGAGGGAGTTTACGAGGGCACAATCAATAACAACTTCGCCTACAAGAATCTCAGAAATTGTACTGCCTGTAATTGTTGCCGGAATAACAACAGTAACAATTTTTCCTACTAGATTGTTACTAAATGCGATCGCTCCATCGGCACCGATCGCAAAGTTATTTAAGGTAGTTCTCCAGGTTGCATGACCTTCAAAAGTGTTTTGGGTTAGGGGAGTAATGTTACCTGTTTCACTGGTAGATGCATACGCAGTAGCATTAGCAGTGATGCCCTTACCAAGTACATTAGTTCCGGTAGCAGCGGGAATAATACCACTATCAGGTACTCGTACAATTTTTGGAATTGCCATTTGGAGGGTATCTTTCTCCATCAAATAGCCACCTTGGAAAGCAAAAAGTTCTGGCTGAACTGACGCAAAAGAAACGGACATTGTAGGCATACGACTGGTCGTATACTTACCCACCAAGACTTGCTCTCCAAGCTCAGAGCGAGACATAATATTGCGCTGTTCTTGAGGATTGTTCAAAACCATTCCGCTTGGTTTCGGGAAGTTAAATACTAGGTTATCCGCAATCCGACGAATGGAAAGATTCGAGATACCCTTGAATGATCTGTTCTGAATTAATAAGGACATTAATGTATTCCTTGTATTAGGAAATTAGTCGATAGGCATGTCCTCCAAAAGACAAAAAAAATAGGAGCCGAAGTAATACTTCTAGCTCCAAACTGCCACTATAATGTCGAAATATTCAATTGTTAATACTACGTTTATTATATCTTTTACTCTTCTATGCTTGTCATCCAGCGTAAAAAAGGAGTGGTTTCTTGGGTAAAAGAATTATATAAAAGACGGTATTCGGTGTTCTGTGGTAACATCCTCAATTTGTAATCATAGGGCATACATTCTTCATCGAATTGCCAATTGATCAAAGCGTTCATCATGTGATAGTCAATAAAATTTAGTAAACCGGGGACAGCTTTTAGGTGGGGATAAGAAAGGCTATATGTAAGTGCAATCATTGAAGTCCGTAGACTAAGATCTCGCTTGTACTGACTACTTAATCTATATAGTTTCAAAACAGGATATTCTGTTAATGGGACATTCATGTAATCGGCAGTCATTGTAGTTCGGACTGCTAATATTCCCTTAGTCTTTAAATCTTCCGGAACAGCTTTGTTTAAATAGGTTTTTAAATATAGAGCAATCTTTTCTAAGGTTTCGTCAACAAGAATATTTGGTACTAGCATAAATAGATTTGTTACTAGGTGTCCAAGTTTCGAGAAACAAATGAAAACTAAACGGCTACGGCTATGCCATAACTCTCTGGAATTTCACTACTGGAAATATAGTCGAGGCAGAGCATTTCCATTTGATTTACCAGTATTTCATGTAGGTAAAGAAAGGGACGCAATTCGTCTTGTTCGGGAGCGTATTCTAATGATGTTCCAAAATCTAATCCTGTATCGGTATAAACTAAATAACTGTTGGCTGCATTTTCATAGATTAAGCTATCTCGTAGCGCTCCTGTGTCAATAAGCTGTTGCCCATTACGACGATTTGGAAATTTAGCAAGGTACGATTCACTAAGTTCTTTCCAGTAGTACTCCCCTGGATGAGGGTATCCCCCAGTTGAGGTAGTCGGAGATGTTAAAAATCGCTGCTCAATATCTTTTTGAAGTAATTTTACAATTGCTTTTTTTAGGGTCAGTAAGTCGATACTCTGTAATTTGGCAAGATATTCACGCTGATCGTCCAAGCCTTCAATAGTCAGTTTTAGCATTACGGATTACTTGAAGTTCTGTTTCTGAGAAAGTGATGGCATCTAATAAGTCAGGTAATAAGTCAAATACAATCTTATCTTTTCGCTTGCGATTGCTTTTTCCTTCCTCCAGAAAAAGGTTGTGATAGGAAGTGAGTAAGTCCCGTCGCTTAATTTTTTCTAGGAGGGATACCGGAATAATGTGAGATAAATCCGTAGTATCGTTGAGGGACAGTGTTTTTTTAGTAACTGGACATTGATAGCGCTGTAGTCGTAACAAGAGAGCTTTAAGTTCAAAACAGGCTGTCGATTTCTTGAAACTGGCGAATTGCTGGCGATATGTTTGCTTGAATTCTGAATATTCTTCGTTGTCCATGACAAGCATCACTAAATGATGTTGTATTGGTCAAACATTTAGAAATTATCAGTAGAACTTGCAATCGTAGTATATCCGGCAGCTCCTACTCCTCCGGCAACAGCGGCTCTACGCCCATACTTTATACCTCTTTGCTTCCAAGTTATTTTAGGGTTTGCAGCAGCTTGCATCTGTCGAGCAGTCCGAATTTTCCGGATGTTCTTAAGTCGCTTCATAGCTCCTTTGCTTGCTGTTACCGTCCTTAATCCCGTTTTAAGTTTTACTCCTCCTTGGGAGGCGAGTGTACCGACAGGAGTATTTAGTGTTCTGGCAAGATTTCTGCTACCTGTCATCCTTCCAATTTTGGTAACAGCCTTTCCCAAGAATTGACGACCAAAGGCATATTCTGCGTACAAATCATCGGACTGAGCAATTGTGAATTCTGATAGTAAAGCGGGGGATGATAGGGGCTTCATTACAATGGCATCTCCTGCCCAAGCTGTCTATTATGTGAATTGAATGGATCGTCAAAATCAATTATTTTAGGATCTAATCTCCGAGTTCCAATTACGGTGTTCGCATTAATCCCGATGTTTGGTCTTTGCCCTTGAATCTGAGTTTCCCCAGGTAGCAGGATGGCTTGAATATGCATTCGTTCCTTTGGTTCTAAGGGAAGTCCAGGGATTGCAACCGGAAGGGGATAGGTGAGGCAGCGAATGAATTGATAAGCGTCCATTCGCAGAGCAGCGACTATTGGGCTATTCGCATCCATCCCAGCGTGAGGAAAATGCGCTACTAATAAGTCAGCTATTGTCAAATTGTCAACTATTTTTCTTAAGATAGGATGCTCAAAAGCAAGTGGTACAACATAAACCAGGCGTAAATAAATATCGAGTAAATCTTCTGCTTCCTCCAAAATCTCGGTAAAAAATAAATCATTCACATCCTGGGAAATAAGCATTGGATTGTTTCCGCCAAAACCTCCCCCCATAAATGCGAGTCGAGATTGTAGCTTGCTTTGAATAGATTCAAGAGTTGTATAGCGAGGAATATAAGACACTACCGAAGCAATGATTTGATACGGGAAGCCGTTTCTAAGCCATCCCTACGCTTGCGATTGGAGCCTTTATATCTTGCTCCTGTAATGTCTCTACCCAAGTTAATTAATCCTCGTAATTCTCGTACAGCCGAAGCAGTAGGCGAGACATAGTTGCGAAAGGCTTTGCTTCTTAACTCAGTTTCTCGTATACGAACAGATGTCCTAGGTTGTTGTCTATCTTGCTCTTGCTTTCTGTTTTTTAAGGCTAGACTAATTTTTTTGCGAGTGACAGGAGATTGGGAGCGTCCTCGACGCTTCTTTTTTGTAAATTCAGATAAAAGATTCATGTTCATTAGCGCTTCCTCTTGCGTCCATCACGGACACCCCGACGAACTCCATAGGTAGCGGCTCCAAGTATTGTTCCCTTTATCGCTCCATCAATTCCCCCAATCGCTGCGGCTGCTGGTATGACGGCTGGAATGGGGGATGCTGCTAGAGCGGATAGTGTTCCCCCTCCTACTGCTCCATACGTTGCCCCTTTCGCAATGTGACCCCCAAGGGAAAGTTTGCGCTTCCAGCTCAATCGTCCAGGCGACTGCTTTCCACGTTTACGACCTGTATCACTGCGCTTTTTCCTGAACTCAGAAATAAGACTAGGATTTGCAGAGTAGTTTCCCCCAAGCACACCTCTTACCCTTCGTGTAACAGGTAGGTCACGCCTCCGGTTTATGGCGAGATCGGCACCAACAGTCATAGATGCGACGGTAGCAGCAGGAAGAACAACAGCAGCGGCACGATGACTCCCTTCTCTGGTCAGTGCTTTTACAGCAGCTCTATCCCCTGCATTTTTAAAATAGTTCGGTAAGTAGCCTCTCCGGACTAATGCCCGTGAACCTAAAGCCCCTGCTGCAATCAGTCCACCACCAACCGCAATTTGAGTACCACGCTTGGCAATGCCTCCAGCAGTATTAATCGCTGTTTGATACTTGCCTCTCTTTTTTCCTTTATCTCTTCGGGTACGCCGAAATTCTGATATTGAGTTCATTCATTTAGCAGTAATACTCCGGTTTTTAAATCTTCCAGTTCAGTAAAATTCTTAGTCGATTGGGAATATCGGATTAGAGAATTTTCTCTAAATTCGTCAGGATAATAATTACAGTAGTTTTGCAAATAATCGCTCAATTGATCAAAAGGGATTTCTATAAAGGCTTTGTTTTTAATGACAAATAGTTTGTCCCTAATTACATGATAAATGTTTTTAATAATTCCGTTTTCAACGATTGCGACTTTGACGCTCATCAATCCAGTCCACCATACTTTTAGCCTGATCGTAATTGTATTTATAGATTACTTTTTTCCGCTCCAAGTTGAGCAGTGCTTGTTGTCGCTCATACGGACTGGTCTTGCTGCCTAAAGCTTGTTCAAAATAATAGTCCAGTTTTTGACTTACCCGTTCTGGAGGTTCTTTGTCAACGATGGTTTTTAGGGTATTTTTGAAAACATTGAGGTTTCTTCGCTGCCTTGGGGTAAAGGCTTCCAGTTCATTATCTATTGCCCCTTTTATGCCGCTGAAGTCGTTAGCAAAGTTCAGTGATTCGCCTTGATCAATCAAGGTAAAGCGTCCCTTGTTGTACCAGATGTTATCGCCATGCATATCAAAATTTGATGTCGTTAATCCATAAGCCAATATCTTGGATAAATCTGAATTATCTAATGCAGTCCGTATTTTTTCTCCTGCTGCAAAATACTTTCCTGTTCGTCTATCTTCTTTAGGGTTAAACTTGAAACTCACATTAAACTTCTTGTTTAATTGCCCTTTTTGGACTGCACTAAATAGGCTTTGACCCGGAAGGAATTTATGTAGAGAATAAACATTACTACTATTCGTTAAAGGATGCTTGATTCCTTTTGGAATCAGTATAGTTTCTTGAGTGCGTACTCCAACTTCTTTAGCCATGTCTGAAAGCAGCGCTTCCGTAATGGGCATATTTATATTTCGTTCATAGCCTAGTCCTAATTTTTGGGCTAGAGGTTCTTTTACTCTAAAAAGAGAAGAGGCTTTCATAACGTATCTATTCCCTAATCGATCCTTGACAACTCTAGTAAGATTTGCGGATGCAGTTAAGGAAGCATTGGATATTTCCAAGTTGTCCAAAAAGTCACTTCCTCGAATTTTGCTGTTAGGCAAATCTAGTTTTCCTTGAACCTGTTTCCAGAATCCCTGGACATTGAACGTCTTTCCTTCCCGCCTACGCTGAAAAGGTTTTATGAATATACGTTTTGTGGTTTCAACTCTCTGGGACTGTTGGATAGCCCCTTCCAATGCTAAAAGTCGTTGTTTGGAAGTAGCCTTATCAAGACTATCCCCAATAGTTTGTCTCGCCCTATTATTCAGCCTTCCTGCAACAAGACCTATAGCTTTTCGATTTCCTCTAAGAGCCTTTCGGAATTTTTTTCTTTTTTGCTGCTGCTTGTATTTGTCTATACGTCTCTGGAAAAAATTCTTGTCCTTTCTACCCAGTATCATCGCTACCCTCCTTTGTATAGAGGGTATTTAATAGGTAAAGGATTTCCCGTCGAAAGCCGTGCCCAGCGCTGCCGAACTGCGTTTATATCTTTTCTCGCGTATCTTCCTGTAGCCGTTAAGGTATTATCAACATAGCGCTTTGCAACACTGATTCGGCTTGGTTTGACTGTACTTACGCTTGCATTAATATTTTTTAATTGTTTTCCAGTGCGACGAATACCGCTACGCAGCCCCTTGCCACCATACTTCAAGGCAGCGAGAGACGCTGCTCCTAAAACAATGGCTTCTGCTGGATTTATTTTTGCCCAATTTTTGACTCTAGAAGTTCTGCTCTTTTTCCGATCCCAGAACATTAACTTCCTCTTTACATAGTTGCGTTTAAATTCAGCAAAATCAGGGCTGCTTAATAAAGTAATCGAATTATCCATAAATTTCCTTAAGCGCTTTTCGTTTTATAGGGTTGCGTTCTCTGGAGCGCTGCTGGTATTGCACCTTTGTCGCGTAAAGCCCTCCAAGTCCTCCTGCCAAAGCTCCCCACTTAGCTGCTCGAATCGGACTACGCTTCCGGGAAAGTGCCCCTAACATTAAAACACTAGCCCCTCCACTACTACCTACAGCAGTATTTAACAAGGTTTCTTTGGTACGCCTTGCCTTTTGTGCTTTTCGCTGTGCAAGGCTAAAAGTGGAGAGTAAATTCACAATAATAAATTTGAATAATATAGGTCAGTAAATCTAAGCTTTTACTGATTAGCGATTCAAATAAGAGATTAAACCGTGACGCTACCGTTACCTACCCAGCTTTCGGAACCCTTGATTCGCTCTTTCACATCATCAATGGATTCAAAGGGCTTCTCTTTCCGCAAAGAGATAATTTTGGGGATATGCTTTTCATCAATCCCCTCGATGGTTTTCAATGTCGCCTCATCTGCTGTGTTGAGGTTGATTGCCTTTTCCTGGAGCGCTGAAGGAATGAGGTGCTGAGTTTGTTCCTGTGGCGCTACGGGGGTCAACGGCATAGTGGTGGGATCTTTTGGCAGAGCATCCACTTGATCCGGTGAGCGGACATAAAAGCGGTTTTCCCGAATTTCTTCAGGAAGGGCTTCTTTGGCATAGTCCCCAGGCAAGTATTGATTTCCGGTTTTTGGCTGCACGTAATGTTTGATTAAAACAACCGTTTCCGGAGTGGGTTCTGTTTTCTTTTCTGTGGTTGGCTGTGCTTGTTCAGGCATAATGGATTTGATTATTAAAAGGTTTCTACTCTTATTTTAATTGATCAAAAATTATGGAAATCCCTACTATTTAGGGGTCACAGGAATACTGCAACCCCTAAATAGTTTAGTTCTAAAAAAGATTTAATTAACGGTCTGAGCGTAGAGTAGCTTGGGATTCAAGAACACGGGAAGAAAAGTCATAACTGTCAACGTCTCATCGAGTGGCGGTTGCTTTTGCTTCTCATGAGTGAGGACGTATACGCCTGTTTTTGGCATAGGCATACTGCCGTCACCAACAATAGTAGATGAGCTTTCCATAGTTACACCAATAGCTCGAATACCCGATTCTTTCTTGATAAATACAAACGTATTGTCGTTAAGGAATCTGGCATTGATGATGTTTTTGTTCTCATCTTCCAGGTTGTAGCGGTCATCCACAATCTTGATATTAGGAATTCCTCTTGCTTCAAGAATGGAATTCAACATATCAACGGATACCGTTCCTACGGACGATCCACGCACAGAAGTCGCTGCATCTTTGGTGGATTTTTGTTGCATCAAATGGTTGTGAAGTTTCCGGGACATAACAATATAGTCCGGAGGAAAACCGTTTGTGTCTATATAATTGTCGATGGCATTGTAGAGTACTTGGATACCATTTGCATGTTCATAATCCGACCAGCGATTGAGGGTGCCGTCAGCATTTCCTTTAGCAATTAATGCTCCTGGAAAATGATTATAAGTTGCTAACGGATTCTTATAATCTAGACGTAGATTCATCTGGGTTCGAGGGTCACGACCTAAATCTACCCCACCCGTTTGAAGCACTTGCCAAGTCATGCTGTCAGCCCGATCCATTACTGACATTACAAGCTTTTTAACACTTCCAAAAAGGAACATTGCAAGGTCATTATTTGCACCATTGACAACATTTCCGTTTGCATCTCTCTGGTCTTGAACTGTTACACCTTTGAGGTTTGCTAGTTGCATCGCCTCGTACATTTGCCACTGCAAATTCTCATCATAGAGGCGAGAAACACCGATTTTCGCCATCTCTGCGGTGACTTTTTTGAACTCACCAAATCCGACAGTTGGAATCTCTTGTCCATAGGCAACAAGACTCGCAACAGGATTTACATCATTAGCAAGTAGTCCTAAAAAGTTACGTGAAGAGTACTCCTTTACTGGAGCAGCATCCCCCAAAACATTAGAGCGAGTACGCAATTGTACAAGTGTTTCGTCTACAATAGCGTCTGTTTGTTTAGATACGAGTCGATCGTTTAAATATGATGCAATTAATGCCATGATTGAATAGCTTTTTGTATGTTTAAAGCGCATTCAAATCACGCTGAGAATAGAGCCTTGGAAGGTTAATTCTTTGGCTCTAAACTAGGCTTTCTATCTCTAAAGAAACTGAAAAATTAGAAGCGGTATTGAACCTGGAGATTTGGTAAATCTTCAAGAATTGATTCATCCCAGTAAGGGAGACTACCTTGATATACAGACCCTTCCGTACCCAGACCCAAAGAAACAGAGTCACGAGCATTTGTTACATCAAACGATGATTCCAAAAGCCCATATACTCGCTCCACAGGAACGCCAACATTGAAGCCTACTGGAACTGCTACAGCAGCATTAGCATCAAGGACAATCTCTTCTTTTTCACCGTCTACAAAAAGAACCTTTCCAATTGGAGTTGGATTAGGAACTGTCGTAGCAGGGATAGTACCAAAAGCACCAGAGGGGGTAATTTGATAGGGAGTGTAGCCGTCTTTGACAATCACATAAAGAATGTTGCCCTCAGCCAAGAAACGGAAGATACGGCTAAGGTATGGAGAGCTGTTAAAGTACTCAGAAAAAGCAAGAGCCGCTTCTTGAGGGGTGCCGACTCCAGTAGGAGTAAATGTCACACTCCGTCCGTTAACCCTTAAGCCACCTTGACCCGTACCAGTAATAGTAAATTGGGCAAAAGCTTCATGGATCGTAAGCTCATCACCAGCGACAAACACATAGGGGTAGCCCACCTTGAAACGGTTTGTCGTAAGGGTTACTGGAGTGGACACTTTTCCACGAGGAAGTAAGCGCTCTACCAACTCCCCAGTAATTGTTTTGATATGCGCTCCAAACATTCCAGCGGGAACCGCTTTGCTACCATTTTTATCAGCCGAAATAAATTTTCGATCAATAGTGATGCTATTGGGGTGCCGAATTCCGTGGCTAAATGCCCAGATAGGTTTTTGGGAGTTATATGAATCGTGAATAGTAAAATGAGGCATAAGTTTAGAGCAAAAAAGAAGGAATTAAAGCTCTAATTATTGCTTTGCCTATACTTCAATAAAAGGTGGATTAATTAAGGAAACCTTGCTCTTTGTAGAGTTCCATGTTGCGACGGGCTTGCTCCTCAAGGCTGTCAGAAAACTCAGCCTCTTCATACAGTTCTGGAGATTCATGTGAAAGTTGCCCATTAGGAAAGATTTCACCACGAGAGCCGAGTACCTTTAAAGCGTACTGGATGCACATTAAATGTGTATCAATGTCCATATCGTTGGACTCAGTAGCGGCTGCAAACAGTCCGATCTTATCTCTATCAAGAGCATCAGGTAAGTCACCAAATAAAGCATCGAATTCTACAGGAAACATCAACCGTGCTTCAACCATATCTTCGGCATGTTGCACAAGTTCATCAAGCTGATCTTTTACTGCTTGTTGTACCTGAAATTCTGCTAGTTGATTCTGTACTTCCATCAACTCGCTACGATATTGAGCGGTTTCGTCGTCTTCAACAAGGACATATTCATCCTCGTCATCGAACTCCTCATCACCCATGTCCTCGTCATATTCTGCCTCGAATTCGTCTTCATAATCATCAGAAATCTCGAATAGATCATCGAGATATTCAATTTCATCTTCTGATTCAGCAAGATCATTACGGGCTTCAAGAGCTAAGGTTTGGAATCCGATATAAGCATCTTCATCCTCTGAAGTAGCTTCAAAGGCAGAAGCTAGTTGATCTACCAATTCTGCATCGGGAATAACTTCACCTGTGACCAATGCCAAGATAGCTTCTGGCTCATATCCGGTAATTTCGGATAAGGCGAGGACTCCTTCCTCACTATCTTCGTATTCCTCTTCAATCAGGCTTCCTAGTGAATGCCCAAAAGCGTTAGTTGCTGTGGCAGTAAATTCGGCAATATTTAGCATAGATTCGTTAAAATTAATGTCTTCAGGAGGTATTCTTTCGTTTAAATCAGTATGGGCTTGTAGCCGATATTCTTTAGCCGACACTGCATCTAAAATACCCCTTTGCTCAGCTAAATTGATATTACTTAAAGTTGTGTTGAAAAGTTCTTGATGATATTCTGGAGAGTTGATTTCCATGAATTTCCTATTAATTTAATTTTATTATAATGAAGCGCTATTTGGCTTATTTTGTCTTATTTTTTAGTCTTTTTCTAATCTTATTTGCTGCTGTAGCTCCTAATCCTAAGCCCAATCCAGTGATAGCTAACTTGCTTTGTAGGGGGGTATTTAGGTTTAAAGCGATTCCTTTTTTCAATGCTCTAGACTGTTTTCCAATATTGCCAACTAGTCGATTATTGAACAATTTACTCTTACTGCTATCAGCAAATTTTTTTGCAGCTCTTGGAGTTTTTGCTGAACTTAGGATTGGGATTGTTGCCCCTATACCTGCTCCGGTTAACCCACCTAACATTAAGTCCGAAGAGGTTTTTACTGAAGCTGGTATATTACTTTTTTTGTTATCAGACTTTCGTATAAGGCGGAACTCGGAGAGTATATGCATGGGGAAAGTAGATGTGTTATAGAAAAAATCAAACCTTAACCATATCTTTTGAAATTACTTTTTTTGATACATCTTTGCTTTCTTGGCTGCTTCTCTTTGTGCCCGTTTTGCTGCGGCTTCAGCCTTCTTCTGTTTATTATTCTTGCTCAATAGGGAAGTAGAAGATTTCTTACTGGACGCTGGTGCTACCACGGCTACCGTTGGCTTAGCTGATGGTGTAGGTTTAGGGGCACCCATAACCATGTTCCAGCCTTTATTCCCCATTGGAGTATTCATAGGAACAGTTCCACCAGGACTGTTACCGAAAGTCATGTTCCAACCCTTGTTACCTCCCATAGGGACAGTAATAGGAGTTGGAGGAGCCGCTTTTTTGGCTCTCCGACCTATCTTAGAAAGCGCTCCTAAAATAGCACCTCTATTTCTGTAGCCTAATGCACCGACTCCGGCTACTCCTCCTACGACACCAGCAGCAGTTATACCTTTGCGAACAGCACGTTTACGTTTATCTTTCGATCCTTTGCGCCGAAAAAAGTCTGCGTAGGAATCAGAGTATGAGTAAGTTAAGTCAGCCATAATTGCAGTGAATAAATTAATGTATGTCACTACAATCTAAGAATTAGTGAAATATGTTTTCTAACTAAGTTTTATCGTCCCATCGTGACATTCCAGCCACGATTGCCCATCATGTTATTCATAGATGTAGAAGGTCTTGCCCCTCCCATTGAAACATTCCATCCTTTAGATCCCATCATTGTATTTGTGGAAGTAGATGGAGGATTTCCACTGGTTCTGTTACTGGGCTTCCCACTGATATTAACGTTAGATTTTTTGGAGCCTTTCTTACCTCTTTTCATAGCGTTTCTTGCCTTCCGACCAAGCTTAGAAAGGGCACCAGAAATAGCGCCTCTATTTTTATAAGCGGCAACTCCGGCAAGTCCAGCTAATGCACCACCACCAGCGATCCCTACCCCTGTTCGGATATTCCGATTTCTGCGCTGCTTGTCTCTGGCTCCTTTGGTACGGTAAAAATCTGCGTATGCGTCTGCGTAAGTATACATAAGTGATTGTGTGAATAGGTTGATGAATTAATCTAATGGTTGTTATTTATCCAAAGGGAATTGTTTTATTCCAAGTTTTTATTTTTCTTAGGTCTACCTCGCTTCTTTTTAGGAGCAGGAGCGGGAGCGGGAGGAGTTCCCATAGTGGTATTCCATCCACGACTACCCATTTGCATAGGAGCGGGTGCTGGTGTGGCAACAGCTATTGGCTTGGAAGGTGCCCTAGCTGGAGTAGGTGCTGCTGGGGGTTTACCCATAGTCATGTTCCATCCCCGATTGCCCATAGCCGTAGGAGCGGGAGGCGCTACTGGAGATTGCCCCATATTTACGTTCCAGCCTTTATTCCCCATAGCTGTAGGAGTGGCGGGAGCGAGAGCAGCAGGAGCAGCGGGGTTAGCTCTTATTTTGCGTCCTCTTCCAGATGGAGTGCTTTTCTTGCCTCTCAATAACTGTTTTCCTCGTACAAGGTCTTTTCGGAGGGTTCGATTAGCCTGGAATCCACCCCCCTTTACTGCATTCGCACCAGCTCCAAGCGAACCAAGTACCCCTGTCCCCGACTTCCTTGCACCTTGAAAACCTGTTTTTGCTAGTCCTGCTGATTTTGCGATCGCTTTACCAATCCCGTAGCGACCTCCAAGACCGATCGCAGCAGCTCCCAGTCCTACACCAGCAGCTACTTTTGCAGCATTGCCTACAACACTACTTTTTTTCCTCCGCTGCCACGGAAACTCATAGAAGTCTGCATAATACAGATCTTCGATTTCATCCATTGTGAAAGCGGCTAAGACTTGATCATTTTGAGAGAATCTTCCTTGATATGCCATAGGTGAGGGAGGTTGGTTTATAGGGGTTTGCATCTGTTGTTGCATTTCCTGCTCATAATCAGCATCTCTTTGCAAGGGAAGGTATTCGGGTAGAGTTTCTTGGAATTCGTTTAGCACTTGTTGGTAGTAGATTTCTCTGCTTTGTCCTTGCAATTCTTGATCAGAGAGATTAGTAATGTTATCTACTACGTCATATAAAGTGTCTAGTAGTTTATGACCTTCCTCCCTCATCCCATCAAGCTCAGCAGATTCGGCAAGAGCGTCTGATAAAGTCAGTGCGCTCATAAAGTGGGCTAACTGCTCCTTACGCCTGGAAAATAGAGTTGCTTGAGATAATGCGCCAATCCCTACCAAAGATAACTCTCTGATAACATTTTGGGCAAAATCTACACCACAAGATACTGTTTTTCCAATACCATTTTTAAGTTTTTGTATTACGGCAGGGTCTTTGATTTTGGCAGCATTACAGAAGATTCCATAACGTCCGATTAAATTTTTTAATTTAGGCTTTTGAGCGACATCATATTCATTGATAATCCTAGCTTCCAATGGTTCATCAATAATGCCGACAGCGCTATCAATATCTTTCTGATGTTCCTTAAAAATACTGATGTCGGATTCTTCAAGAAATTCATTTGTATTCTCTACTATTTCTTGAATATCATCAGCAGTTACAATCCAAGTCCTACCTTTAGAATCCTTGTGTCCGACATCATCGCTTTCATAAAAAATAAGACCTGACTGGACAAGTTCTTCAGGACTTTCTTCAACAGTAGTAGCAAATGAGGCGCATTGTAATGGTTGTATTTGGGCTACGGGGACGTGTCTTCGTTTTGCCATAAGTGCTTAAGGTAATGGCACTCGATAGTTTCCCGTGAAAACATTTGGTTTGCTTCGGTGCTTTTGTTTTTTATATGCAGAAAATAATACTAAGCTATCTGATTTCAATTCTATATCTTTTATAAGGTTTATGGGGTACTTACTAAACTGTCCTTTACGCTGTTTTTCTAATAATCTTTGTTCTAGACTTTTATTTAATTCTTTAATGTCTTTTCTGAGCTTAGCCTGTTTTTCAGCGATTTCTCTTTGAGATAAGGTGTTGCCTTTTCCTACCTCTTTTTCTATTGTCGCAATCTGTTTTTTGATAGCCTCTTGAGTAAGTTCGATACTCTCTTTTGCTTGAGGTGTTTTTGCTTTTTGTGCGGCAAGTTCTAGATTACCAAGGGTTCTATCCCAACGAAAAACATCTTTATTGTTTAGTTGTCCTAATTCTTTTCGCTTCTTGACAATATCTTTGTAAATCTGCATTTTTCTGATCATATTACCTCTCGATGCATTGATCTGTCGGGTAACATTCTCTCGATAATTCCGAGAACGATCATTGATCAGAGGTATAACCGATGCTTTCTCTTTGGCTGTGATTAGTTTTGTATGCTTTAGCCGATCATGGATAGGTACATCGGATACATACGATTTCAAACCTCTACCCAAACGTCGATATACACCGACACCATCGGTACGGTAGGAAGCCTCGGATAATAGTTTGCTGTATTTTCGTTTATCATCTTTGGAGATATTGGTCAAATCCATGATCTCCAGATGCTTGTCAAACCCTTGGTCGTAATTTACATTACCCTTTTTTTGACTTGTTCTGGGTGGGTTTTGTAATGGGTTTCCGCTAACATCTCGGATAATACGTCCTCTGGAATCCCGATAAATATCTGGAACGTTCTCATCTAAGGTTTCAAACAATTGATTTGCCTTGGCTTCTAGTTTTTTGGCTTCTGCTTGAAGGGCTTTTCTTTGTCCATAAGTAATGTTTGGGTCTTGAAGAATATTCCCAATCTCCCCTGCTCGTTCTTGCAGCTCTGATAGTTCCTTACTCAGAACCTTTGTTTTGCCTTCAGGAGTCCTGGGAGTCCGCTTGGGGGGAGGAGAGATAACTGGAGAAGAGGGGATCGCCTCAATCGCTGACGTAGGGGCAACCGGAGTAGGAGCAGTGCTGACTTCCGGGATCTCGTTTATTACCTTTTGGAGGTTCGGGGTAGGCGTACTTGGCGTACCTTTGTTAACTGTAATAATTCGAGGTTTGCCTCTCCTAGCTTTTGCCGCTGCTGGTGCTACAGGCACTCTAGGCACAGGAGAAGGTGATGGAGGTAGATTTATGGCAGGAGGAGCTGACGGAGGTAAGTTAATAACAGGAGAAGTTACACGCACATTTACAGCAGGTGTAGGAAGTGCCTGTAGTATCGCTGCGGTTTCTTTTTTTGATACATTCTGCGATCGCCTCAATACCGAAGCGGCTTGTTTGAAGCCCTTTCTGCTTCCCAGTAAATATGCTCCGGTTATACCTGTTCCGACAAGTCCAGTAACTCCCGCTCCGAGAAGAAAACCCTTTTTTCTGTCATTAGCTCTACGGGAATGTCTCCTAACAGTAGAAAATCCTTTTCCAGTGCGACGGAGATAGGACTTTACTTCCTTTTTATTCATAATTTTAATGCTTTACTGTTAATATTTTAGCTTTCCTGAATAGGGCTAAATTGGGATAATTTCTTTGTAAATTAGCGTCACCTTCAGTAGATGCTCGAATCAAGTCAACAAGTCGTTTCTGTTGCCTAGCCTTTACTTTGAGATTCATTTTTTTGTATCTTTGAGTTATGTAAAAAACCTTATTTGGATTATATTTTGTACCATTTATAGAGAGGCTATAAGTGGGATAAGCCCTACTTACTTGTTCAAACAATCCCTGAATATTTCGGATAAATGGACTATCTTCCTGCAATAAAGAATCCATTTCGTCTACATCCCGGATAGTCTGGATGATGCGATTATTTAAAATATCAGATTCGCCTATCAAGTTTCCTGCTGTAGGATCGTCTATCATCGACATTAAGCGATTAGTCTTCCGGGCAACCCCTGTCAGCTCAGCATTAATAAGTAAAAATTGATTTTCCATATTCAAGAGCCGTTGAAGCTCTCTACGCAATTCCGCCAACAACGGTTTTGCCGACTGCCTTGCGGCTAATAGCTGTTGCTGTTGTTGTACTTGCTGTTGTACTGCTGGAGACTCTATCGCTTTTTGGGTAGCCTCTACCTCTGGCTCAGCAATAGGTGAAATCAAGTCCTCTACTGTTTTAACGCCCGGAACAAATTCAAGTATTTCAGACATAACTCTTTCCTTAATCTCTTTGACATATTCTGGATGAGACTTGAGGTAAAAGTAGTACATCAAGCCAATCGACAATATAGAGGTTGTGACAAAGAGTAGTTTTAAGCGTTCCTGGTCTTCCTGTTGTTTTTTGAGTTCTTGTAGTTGATAATATAGGCTTAACGTTTCATAGGTATTTGGGTTTAACATCAATAATGCTTCCTGAGTAAGAAAGGAAGTTATTGCTTTACCTACCACACCCTTAATAATGCCTTGCTTTTGCTGTGCAACACCTCCCTGCAAAGTGTTGCGAATACGCTCAATCTCATCTTCTGGTGTCTTTCCTGCTGCAATTAATCGTTCAAGATCTTTTTGGTTTCGGATTGGCTCTAGAAAGCAGTCACAAAAAGGATGGACTGGCGGATAAGGATGGGTGGTTTGTCTTTGTGCAGGTTTTTTGGTATCAACTCTACGGAAGTCTGTAAAAAAATAACTCTTCAAATCTGGGACAAGGCTTACTAAGCGCCCATCCATGCTCGTACACAACTCGCACGTCTCTCGCCCAGACATCCTCCAAATAAAATCCGACACCCCTCTTGATAGAAATCGGTCTGCACGTCCTAGATTATAGGCGGCGTTAATCTCTGTTTGTGCAATACGATCAATCCTATTGATCGGATTAATTTTATAGAAAGCGCTGTCATAGGATTCGGGGTCAGATGCGATCGCATCTTTCAAACCATACGTTCCTTTAATCTGTTTCAAACGATCAGGGTTGACGTTCTTTTGGATTTCAGATAACTGACGCTGGTTTAGTAGGGGTAAGAGTTCCTTTCGCTCTGCTGGGGTCAAGTCCGTGAACCGCTTAAAGCTGAGCCTATTGATTAAGGTACGTTCCTTGTTGGTAGTCAAGCCTACGTTTACATCGGATTTGATATAACGGCTGATTGAGTCTCTAATTTTGCGAGTATATTCATTGGTAAAAGATCTCGCAATCACGTTATTACGTTCATTCAGGTATATTTGCCCAAACTCCGTTGTAGCAATTGGAGTCCTACCTTCATACTGAATAGTACGTCGCTTCTCTCGTCCTGATCTCGTTTTGATGCGAGAAGCTGCTTCATCTTTGCTTAGGTTGTCTGCCAGAAACTCAGCAATATCAGTAGATTCATTGAATTTCGCAAGTGATTCCTGCCCATAGGAAAAGCCCTGATTCCAAAGACCTGTCAGCTCTCCTTTAAGTATGGATGTGAAAGGAATATCAATCCTTTCTAGGACTTTTGGATCTTTGTCTATGAGAGGTTTTATGTTCTTTTTTAACCACTGCTCATAAGCGTTGTTGATTTTGGTAAATGTCCTTTGTACAAACTGATTTTTATAATTTACTCGCTGGGAATTGCTGAATAAAGAGTCATATTTCATCGCTTACTTCCCAGATTAAATTCATTAATTACGGCAAGGTGATCCTTATTTAAGCACTGGCAATCACTGGCGATAGCAAGGGTACACCTCCCTATCAACATCACACACCAATCAATAAGCCCAGAATCAACAAGCTCACAAATAGCAGGTGATGGCAAATCCTTTATATTAAAGACAACGACCTTATCAGCCAATGATGTGGTGTCTACCTCAATTTCCATCAAGTATTGGAACTTGGAAAGTGATGTCTCTATAGATGCGATTAATTTATTATGATCTTGGTATTTATAATGTCTGCACAGATAGTCAATAAATTCGAGCGGAGTCATTCTTGAGGGGTAGGCGTTTTGGGAGTTTGATGTATATATCTATTCTAGGCAAATTTGTATTGTCGAAAGGTTTTTTGTTGGCTAGAATAAAAACATATAACTACTGCATATAACAACCTGTTAACCAAATCTCTCACTGTATGACATTACGTTTTTCTCGTCCCGAAACTATTGAAGCAATCAAGCAAGAGCTGGGTGATAGTGCCAGCAAAGATCTTATCTCGAAGGTCATTACATCCTACGATAAAGTGGTAGCGACCGCACTTGTCCAGGGAAATACTGTACAGACCAAATTAGGAGTGTATCAACTGTACCAGACTAAATCTACCTTCCGACGCGATCCCCGCACCGGAGATCCGATTCATGTCCCTGCAAAAAACAGGGTGAGATATACTCCTAACGCTAAACTGCGTCAAGAGGTAGAATCACTGCCTGTCCAAGACACCGAACTCGTAGCAGCCTAAGCTGTCGATTTATGGAAATTAACTTAGATGCTGTAAAAGCGCTGCTCGATTGGTTGGACAGCAGCCCTACAGATTGCGACGGCTTCAGTAACTTGGCTTATGCTGCACTCCTGGAAGCTGAAGTCCCTTCCGAACTGATGATTGGGTGTGTCACTATTTTTGAGGAAGACTTTGCCCCGCATTATTGGGTACAGCTTCAGCTAGATGCTGAATATATTGTGGATTACCGTAGCCATCGCTGGGTAAGTCCAGAACCGCTACCCGTTATCCCTCGTGGAATATTTCGAGCAGAGGATTATCCTGAAGTCATATACGCTGGAATGACTTTACCTATCCAGGAAGCCCATAAAAAAGAATATGCGTTTTTGATGCGATCGCTCCTCACCCATTCGTTTGAGATGGATCTCTATCTCAACAAACATCTGTATGGCTCTTAATTTTGGCGAACAAGTACGATTGATGCAATCAGGGGAGTTCAACGATATGATCGGAAAACTCCTAATCAAATACTCTATTCGTACCTTGCGAGAGGCGGCAAAAACTCCGGGGTCAGTTCCTCCAGAGAAGCTTGCTTTAGCACGCTCTGTCGAAAAACAAGAGAACCCTAGTTATGCTATGCGTGTCGTTGCATTTGTGGCATTAACTTCGGATGAAATCTTTTCCGAATATGATGCTGCTGAACGGATTATTGAGGGATTTAAAGACAATAGTTTGGTCGGAAAAATCTTCTCTGTCTTCGATAGTTCCTGGAAGATATTTGCTCCAGAACCCCCTCCAGAGCAACCCACTACATCACCGAAACCTGCGACCTCTCCAACCCCCCTCACAACGACAACTGCGGTGAGACTCTAGATTCCGAATATTTCAGTAATTTTTCTAAATCAATAATCCATGTCTCCGGCTAAAATCTTTTATGATTTTGAGTTTGCAGAGAATGGTTCGATTATCCTTCCTATTTCTTTAGGATTGGTTGCTGAGGATAACAATGAGATTTATTTGGTAAACGAGTCCTTTGATCCCGCTGATGCGAATGATTGGGTAAGGGATAATGTATTGCCCTACCTTTATTCTGTCGAGTGCAAAGATACTCAAACCGTACCATTTGCAAAGATGGGGAGTGTTGTCTATGAATGGCTTTCTCAATATATTAGGGATGAAGATTTAGGGTTAATCGGCTATTACGCTGACTATGATCATGTCTCGCTATGTCAGCTCTGGGGAAGGATGATAGACTTACCTCCCAAAATACCGATGTGGACACGGGACATTAAACAATGGGCATCAGACCTGGGCAACCCCCAGTTACCGGAAACTGGTAAGGAGGGAACAGAAGGGAATCCACATCACGGACTGGTAGGGGCACGCTGGAACAAAAGCGCCTACCGTTGGTTAGTTACTAATTTCGATCATCCTGCATGGAGTGGGCAGTATATGCAAAAAAGTAGTTGTCTAGCGTAAAAAATCATGACTGATACCCTTGTCTTTGAGATCTTGAAAATGTGTCTAGGACAAAAAGCGGTAGTAGATATCTATACCCCGTCAGACATGTTCATTGACGCTCACTTAGTTAAATTGTCCGACGAGTATGTAGTCTTTACGAGTACCGAGCTAGATTTTCAGCCTGAAGACTTACTGGCAAGCGTGGGTTGTTCTGGCAATTTGAAAGAATCCCTTCCTAAAGGAGATAGCAAAATTAAGCAGTTTTGCTGGAAGATATCCGATATTAATGGAGTTAGCCACACACTCGCTACCTTCCCATCCGATACGGATAATTAGCCAAACAACTGCCTAAAGTATGTGGTAGTTGTGGGGATTTGATACTGAGCGGGAATCTCAAATAACTTCTTGGCTTCAGCCGTTTCATTGAAGCTATTAGTCCCCATAACAACTGATGATGTATTTCGTTCTAGAGTAAGGTAATTGATGCCCTGTGCGATCGCATCTACCTGATCATCATATTTCCCATTGGGGAAGGCTAATAATTCTGCAATCAATTCTTGTACCCACGGATATCGCTGGGGATTTGGAAAATAAATATTACCACTGGTGAAAAAAGGGAGTGAAGCGAGAAGCCGCTCCTCTTTGCTTTTGGTAGGGCTTACTGCATGAATGCCTGGTATTTGATTTTCAAGCATTTGAATAAGTGGACTACCATTTGATTTCCGCTCAACAATCTTTGCTCGTACTGGGAATGTGTGGCAAAGCTGTTTGAAGAGGTTGATTTGAGCAGGGAAATCTATCTGCCCACGCACGGCATGGAAGACATAGATATTAGCAAGAATACGCCCAAGGATAATGAACGAGCTGTAGTTTGATTCCTGTGTGGATTCTGTTGCTAAATCGACGGTGAGAATAACATCATTGCATAGGCTAATATCGGGTAAATTATCAGTGAATTTTAAGTATTCTGTCTTGACATAAGCACCGTCAGAACCCGATGGATTTTGCTGGTAAATCGCTTGCCAAGTTAGCGGGTTTTTCTTTTCAATATGATAGTAATCGCCATCAAAACGACTTGGACAGATTAAATCCCCTTCCTTCTTTCTGGGATCATTTCGCCCAATCGGTGATGCAATCATCAATTTGGGTTCGTATTCTGCGGGAAGGATTACTTGTGTCCAACCTGGCTCATTTTCAAGCACATAATCCGTAATATCTCCATTCGCTAGTCGCTGCTGAATTAAAAGTTTTCTGGCTGTTCTTGAATTATTTGCACGATTTCGGAGTACATTTTTGTAGAAATTTACTGCCTTAATAATTGCCGCTTGGGAATAAATGGCATCTGAAGAGTTAAGGTCATCCATTATCAAACTGGTGTAACCCAAACCTAATATCTGAGTGGTTGGTGTCACTCCAAGTCGGTAGCCTTTTTCGTTGTTATCGAAGCGTAATTTTGTGTTGCTATCAGAAGTCAATCTGAATCGCTTGTGCTTATCAATCCAATGCGTTTTGTACCAATTGCTTGTAATTAATGAACGACATTTAATGGAGAGGTCAACCACTAAGCGCTCAGTATGGCTTGCTGCCATAATCTTTTCAGAAGGATTACGCAGCCATAGCCATGCCGGATAAACAACGCTACATAGTAGTGACTTACCTAGTCGGGGATGTAGATTGATAATTAAGTTTTGGCAATGAGGATCACCTTTTGCTTGAGCAGTCAGATGATCTGCAATAAGGTCTAGATGCCAGCAACTTAGGTATTTTTCGGATTCAATCTCATTCCATGCTCTGATGAAAAAATGCCTAAGACTTTCCTCTGCCAACTTATAATCTTCATCAATAAGTTGGCGTTCAAGATCGAGTAGTTTTTGTGAGTTAGATGGCATTAAAAAGGGACAAGAATCCCCTTTCAAAACACAGGTTTTTTATGTTAAACGTTGCGCTCAAAAGCAGTCATGAGGTTGTTCACTAAGTTTGTGTAATTAGTTACTTGTGCTGCCGTAAGCCCTCTTTGAATCGAAGCACATCCAATACTCTTACTTGTTAGTGCTGATAGTACTTCTGAGTTTGGTAAAGAGCCTCCAGCAAGCATATTACTTGCTACTGGTGTCCCTCTAATATATAAGCTGTGAGTTGAACTAACTCGTGAAGTACAAACCCAACCAATACAACTTGTTGGAGTGTTTGTAAGTGTTGTTGTTTGATCTAGAGCGGTTGCATACATAACATTATCTGACCAGCGAAGATACAATGAAAGGCTAGCGCTTTCACTGGTTTCCGAAAAAATATCACTACTTTCTCCAGATGGTATGTCAGTCCTGCAATATAGTCCCAATCCCACACCAGTAGCAGCAAGATTTAGGGAAGGATTGAAGCCAGTACCTAGTGATTTTCCGGCTCCTCCTTTGAGTCCTGTCGTTCTTGAATAGTCGGACTCCACAAACCCAGTGGCAGTATTAATTTCTTTACTGCCAGCGGTTTGAGCGGGATACCAAAGATTTGCTAAAGCAGCTTTTAAGTTGTTCCCTGCATACGGGCAAAAATAACGAATAAGGCTATTGCTTACGGTTGTTGCATTACGAAGTCCAGCCGCATAAATTGCTTTTACGAAGGTATCTACAGCTTTTATATCATCGTGCGTAATTGACCCCCCATTCGTGTTGATTCGATTGAGATAACTGAGTGTGTCATTGTGCAAATTCGTAATTGTCAAACCTATTCCAGGATTACTTTTCAGCATTATGCCTCCTGCACAAAAAGGACAACACCGCTGGTTATAATCCCTGCACTAAGGTTGATTACGAAACTCTCCCCTACTCCCCCTTCAAGCCAGTGATATCCCACAATTGCTTGTGGTAGCACAAAACCATTACCTTTGGAGGCTAATGGCATAATTCCTGTTAGGTTTGATGTTCCTGATTTAAGAATTACAGAAACATCACCATTAACAATTAAAAATAGTCCAAGGATTTTGATTCTTTGACCTGCAACACCAGTAATTACAGGGTTATCACCACTAGTAGAAAGTGAAATGCCTTGTCTCCGGATGTTTATAGGGGCAACAGCCATCCGTGGATCTACAAGAGTTCCACCAACGTTGACGGCTACATCAAGTGACCTCCGGGTATTTGCGAGGTTTGTGCTAATCCCGTTTCCAGCAGAGTCAAAAAGACGTGCGTTTACGTTACCTGTGATTGGCTGTGTAACGGCTGAGCCGTCTACCCTGAAGCCACCACTTGCCGCTAATGTTTGTGGAAAAAGATTAGTTAAAAACGAGATCTTTGTTTGTAATCTTTTGAAAAAACCGATGATACTAGAATCTTCAGTATCAGTATTAGGTGCTGGATCGGCTTTTGTTCCTACAGATGTAGCCAGGACTCCATCTGACGCAAGTGTTACAGGAAAGGAGGCTGATGCAGGTTTCGATCCTACTGATATAGGTAAGCGATCGCGTATTCCCTCAACATCTATTTGTCTCGAAGCTCCCGTAGGTAATGGAAGTACTTCAGCGGACACCCCTTGGATGGCAGGGAAGTTAGACACCGCAACTGAGCCGGATACAGCCTGGGTAGCGGGAAAGTTATTGATTCCTACGTTGCCTGAAACTGGTTGAGTAGCGGGGAAGTTTGCAACTGAAACTGTTCCGGTTACTGCTTGACTCGTAGGAGAACTAATCTTGAGGTTTCCATTAGCATCGAATGCAAAATTAGGTTGATTCGATACTGCAACACTTCCTGAAATAGGTTGGTTAGCTGGAAAATTACTTACTGCAACCGATCCTGCAACAGTTTGGGTGGCAGGGAAATTGTTGATCCCTACATTACCTGAAACCGCTTGTGTCGCTGGAAAGTTGTTAATTCCCACGCTACCTGAAACTGGTTGAGTAGCGGGAAAATTGGAAACGGATACTGTTCCTGTTACGGCTTGTGATACTGGATTACTAACTTTGAGATTTCCATTGGCATCGAATGTGAAAGCAGGTTGATTCGAGATGGATAGTGAGCCAGATACAGGTTGAACAGCAGGGAAATTTACTCTAAGATTTCCGTTAGCATCGAACACAAATGGAGGTTGATTGTTTACAGCTACACTGCCTGAAATTGCCTGGTTTGCAGGGAAGTTTGAAACGGATACCGCACCAGTAATCGTTTGAGTGGCAGGAAAATTGGTAATCCCTACACTTCCACTTACTTGTTGTGTGGTTGGAAAGTTTGATACTGAAACAGTTCCCGTTACCGATTGAGTATTGGGAGAACTTACCTTGAGATTTCCATTGGCATCGAATGCGAGGGCAGGTTGATTGCTGATAGCTACCGTACCTGATACGGGCTGAACGGTAGGGAAGTTTCCAACATTAAGAGTTCCACTAATTTGCTGGGTTGCAGGAAAATTAGAAACCGAGACTAATGCTTGGTTGCTGTTATTTAGCGCTAAAGGACGAAGCTGGTTACTTGCATTACGTCCTAATGCTGCAATACCTACTGCTGTAGATGGAGTTGAACCTTCTGCATATTCAGTATTAGGAACAGAAGTCCCTGAAGTAGTTCCTCCTGATGTTCCACTGACCCGAAGGTTTCCCGATTCATCAAACACAAAGGGAGGTTGGTTGTTGATATTTACGCTTCCACTAATCTGCTGGGAAGTCGGAAACTGAACATCAACTTTAAAGCGATCATTTACTAAGGTAGTAGGAAGTCTTTGCACGATTGCAATGACGTGCCCCATCAGCCCTTTTACAAAGCCTATGAGTCCGCCTGTCCCACTGTCGGAATAAACTGCCGGATCGTTGGGTTTGCCAAGTGCTTGAAAAAGTGTAGAATCTTTCGCTGCATCCGCTGGTAAAGGTAGCGAAGCAACACTTATCGCTTGTGTGGTTGGGAAGTTAGTAACTACTACACTGCCCGTAACGGACTGGGATGCTGGAAACTGAACATCAACTTTAAGTCGATCATTCAGCAATGCAGAAGGTAGCCTGGTGAGGAGATTTATAAGAGTATCTTCTCTTGCGGCTCCAGTGGGGAGAGGGAGAGCGCTTGCCGCAATTTGCTGGATGGCAGGGAAGTTACTGATTCCAACTTGCCCTAGGTCGTTAATTGCTAGCTTTAGATTAGGATTTATTCGATCAGCAATAGTTACAATTCCACTATTGCTACTGGTTGTGCCTCCAGTGATGCCAGATATTTTAAGGTTGCCATCAGCATCAAAGGCAAAAGCCGGAAAATTAGTGACACTTACCTTTTGAATGTCGGGAAAGGTAACGGAAACATCACCAATAGTTGCGGCTGAACCTAATGAATTAGCGGAAGCTACCCAAACAAATTCCCTAGGTACTTCATGGAATTGGAAATTCGTGTCAAATATTGTATTGTAAGCATCAGCAATACTCTGCTTCGTTAATGCCATTTATATAGGACTATATGTATATCACCTCCTTTCTAAGTTGGGTTTTTGTCGAGTATTTAATACTTTAATTCTATCAACTGCTAGTCTCTAGGGTCTGTTGATTTTGTGAAACCCTTTGTTATCCGGATCAGCTACAACCTCTTGTCTTTCCTTTAGGGTGTGAATTGCTGTACTGACTCTATCCCTCATAGTGGCAGCAATCTTTGGGTCTTCAATGATTCCATATAATTCACGTACAATTATGTTTGTATGTACATATTCCTCGAACCTCTCGAACACTTGTACTATAGCTCTGTAACGACTCATTCCCTTAAATTGAGGGAGCATAGGAGCATCTAGACCTCCCCCAGGCTTTTTTTTGATTTTTGCTTTTGGATATTCCTTTTCCTTGTCCTCCTCAAATATCTCTGACTTGGATTCCTTGGCAGAAATTGCATTACCTACTCCGGAAGGAATAATTAAGGGTTTTGTGCTGTAATTGGATACGGGTTCAGGTGCTAGATATTGTTTTGGGAATTTAAAATGGGGGTTTGGCTTAGACGACATCCCTACCAATAGGGATCGAATATGATGCTGTTGATTGCGAAGATACTGAATTGTATTTTGCAGTTCTTCAATCTCTCCCTCATATTTTGCATCTAGTTGGATAAGCATTTCTTCTACAGAAGCGGTAAGCTGATTGCTAGAGTTAAATTGATCCATAGATTTAGAAAGGGTTGAAAAATGGCGGAAGTAAACAGAGAGCCAGGGCGACGACCAAAAACCGTGAGGGTTCGGCAACATGATCGTACAATACGAAGCAAGATCTACCATTTCATCTGCGAGAAATGTAATAGAGGTGTCAGGAGGGAGACATACTCCCCCCGTTGCCCTCTATATTGCCACGATTGCGGAAATGGGAAATCTACTGCTATATCGGAGGAGTACACGACAAAAAAAACACGTCAACCTTTAACTATCGTACAGACAAGAGAAGTAGCGGAAGTAGTGGTAAGCCGATAAATTACCAAAGATCTTCCCTTGCCCAGCGGTTCGCACTTAGGGGGTTATCCCGTGTTGGATTTCCTTGTTTGTCCACGATTCCGGCACTTCGCGTCAGGTAATTAGTACGCCGCTTCTGGGATCTGTGTACATACTTTCCTCCGGAACCCCCATAATTCTTATATCCAGAATGTCCATAATGTACGGTCTTTTTCTGTCCAGTCTTTAAATTTTCGATTACCCTATATCTTTTTTTGTTTTTATTCTTGCTAGGTTTTGAAGCACTTACTCGATAGCGATCGCCTTTATAGGAGACAATCTTTTCTGCGTATTTCCCTCGCCTCTTTCCTTTGTCGCTACGAGTGCGACGGAAAGAGGCAAGAGAATCATGATGTAGCACCCCGATAATTGGAACTTTTAATACACCCACCTTGCTCTGTATCCCCGGTTGTCATTTTCGGTGTGGCAAAAACTTCCCTTACCTGGAGGAGCGTAGGCTAGTCCACGATCCTGACTAATGTTGTCCAGGCGCAAGTAGCATTGATAGGCAGTTAACTTGGTATGAATAAAGTCAACAGCATTACCTTTGGTGTGTTGGGAGTTAATTGCACCGATTCGTAAATATATCGGACGATAGAAACTGGTAACACCTAGCGGGTCATCTCCCAAAACTTCACGGACTTTTTCCATCCATCTTGCGGTTTCCAGGATATTTTGCACTTCTTGGGATGATGTCGGTTTCCTGACTAATCCGGGCTTTAAAGCTTCTTTCCAGGTGAAATGTCCTCCTGGAAGAATCATTTGATTTTCCCAAATGCGATCGCCTGATGGAAGCGTAATGCTTACTCCGGTACGAGTACCAAGATCAGCAGGATTGTGCTTGATGATACTCTCCTGTTCATCAACATCGAGGACATGGGTAGCTGTCCCAAGAGAATCCTTATAGTCAGCTAGTAGTAATTTCTTTGTGGCTATGCCTAAAATGTCGGGATGTTCCAGATAGGAAGATCGCTTCCATTTGGCAAAACACTCCTGAGTTGATCTACCTACAAGTCCATCAACAACGATCTCGTATCCAATACTTTTAAGGGCAGATTGTATATTTTTGGCTAAGCTTTTATCTGTGATTTCAGATAATTTTGTTTCCCCTTCAAACCGCTCAAGACTAGACAGCTCAAGCATTTCACATGGTTTGTTATGTTCCCCTTCATTCTCGCATAGTGATAAGGCTAGTTGTTAGCAGTATTTTTTTTGATCCCAAAAAAGAATAATGCGCTATTGTGATTTATAGAACTCGTTTCACTAATGAAATCTAGGCTAATGACTGCATCTACAGAAAGAGTGGACACAAGTGATTGGAGAGCTTGCCTTACCGACATCTTCAATCGAGTGCATGAATTTATGCTACCGAAAACATGGGATTCGGTAGAGACAATTGCTGAGTGTATTTATTTTTCGACAAGACAACTAGGAATTACCGAAAAACCTGGGGTATTGGCTTTTACAGCCGTGATTAACTGTGAGGTAATGGTAAGTGAAAGTCGGATTTTACAACAGCTAGGTGTAGGCAGGGAGGAGTTCTTAAAGAATTCTCCTGCCATATTTCTAGGGGAATTTGTCCCTGTCGAAGACATGAAAAAGAGGCTACCTGCCTATCGGATAGATGAACCTATCCAGAATTTGATCAATGCGACAAACTGGGAAGAGGAGCGCATCATAGTATTGCGCTTTATAGATTTAGAAGATCCAGAGAAAGGAAATGACCTTACTACCAGAGTTCACAAGTCTCTTCTTCCTCCAGAGAAGCAATGTGATTGCCCTGTATGTCGGATGAGGAGATCACAAGCTCCTTGGCATTCTGGTGCTGAGTGGAACTAATTTCAGTCGTGTAGAGAGGATGGATATTTGCCGTAAAGGTAAGGTAGAAAACTTCGATTCCGTTTTCCCTACAGGCATCTATTACATCCTTCCTTGATATTGTGGAGCTTTTGCCGAAAAGGTATAAGGTTTTTTGGTGCTGGGGATAGAACAAACTATAGACTTGCAACTGTCCTATCCCCGCTTTCCAATCTTCGACACGTTTTAATTCAATTAAGCGTGTGGCTGTTAAATTGTCCACTCTTCCAATCCCAGCTCTGGGGATAGTAACTTCTTTGAGTCCACCAATTTGGGCTTGAATGATACTTTGGATATCACTCTCGCTAAGGCTCTTGGAACTGTCTTTTCTTCTTTTTTGGGAGGGCATATTTAGACGATAAAATTAAGGAATATAACAGGCTTTGTATATAACTTAATTATCGCTTAAAGGTCTTTATGTCTTCCCGAAATCAAGAGATATGCCTGGGCATATTTTGTCTAGTCAATGTATTCATGATATTGACTTTGGTAGCAGAGTTAAGAGGTGTGGATACTACTTTAATACATCAGATGTATTGCCTAATAATTGGGGGGATTGGGCTTCAGTTGTTAATGGGTTGACCGTAATTTACTGTGAGGTTTTTTGTGGAAAAGCGTGTAATTGGGAATCAAACATACTACTGCTTTACAGAGAATGAGCTGCCAGAGCGACGGGTTTTTGAAGAAGGTTTGATGAATCAAGGTATTGTTGACCGTCTCGTTATCGCAGTGCTTGCTGCGATCAGGGAGGCTTCAAGTACCGAAAGACAATCATGGAAAAGCGCTCGGATGATGTTGATGAAGTTCTTTCCAGAATTTGAGGATGCAATATTATCTGATGCAGATATAACCCTAAACTATGACCACATGGTAGGAGGATTCCAGGTTGCTTTTGATGAAAACTCTGACGAGAAATCAGAACAATTCGCCCAAGACAAGGTAGCGTAGCTTTTGATATAATTGGAGTGGCGGGAGAGTGGAACAGATAACCATGCAAGTCTCATAAGCTAGCGATAGCAGGTGCAACTCCTGTTCCCGCCTCTTCTTTAAATAGTTTTCTCCATCACAGTTTCCTCCAGGCGTAATGCTTGGAGGTTTTTATATGTAATCCTCTCCCATGTTTTTATTTCTTTCGCAATAACTTATTTCAGTGAGCAACCACTCTGAAACTATGATTTCACCGCAGATTTCTAACGATTCCAGTGCATTCATTAACTCAAAGTCATAATCATTTTTGGTAAGTCTCTTCTCAGATTCCCTGAGTAATTTGTATAGTTTACGGCTGTGCTGATGGAAGGCACACTTGATAAAATCCTCTGAGTATCGTTTGTAGAATATGGGAGGAATCTCGTTAGTATCCAAAATAGATTCCATAGAAAGTGATCGCTTTCTGTTGTAATTGGTGGGCACTGAATTAAACCGTGCAGTGATTAAGGCTGGGAATCTTTGAGGTTGTCTAGTGTATCAATGAAGTCGGGAAGAGGGCTTTCGAGGAGTATCATGAATTGCTCGATTGTCGCATGAGTGGCAGCATACCAGGCGTTCTGAATTTTTTCTGGGAGTTCTTTCCAATCAGGCATAGGGAGTCCTTGATAATTCTTTCCACCTGTTTTTATACCATAAGCAAAATAAGCAGTAGGAGCAATAACACGAGCAAGATGTTGTAGATCAATTGCATTCATAAGAATGGGTAAAGGATTAGAGGTTTTTGTCTAATCTTCTATTCCATTCAAAAATATTCTTGGTAGAATATGAGGAGATAACGATAATGACTTTCTTTTTAATCGTAACAAGTATTTAGCTAGGCACCTGGCATTTATCTGTTACGGTTTTCTTTTTGCACTTTTCTGTAGGTCAATATCTGCGTTTCAAGTCGGTCAATCCATACTTGGAATCCACCCCGTTCTGCCTCAAAAAGGATTTTTTCGTTATCTGAGAGATTGGGGTTATTGAATTGAATTCTGTTAAATTCCATACCTCGTTTAAGCAAACTCCATTGACGCAGAGCGGTACGGTATTGATCATCATTTTTGAGCATAATAAGGAGTAGTTATAAAGGACAGTTCTATGCATAATAGTGACGCAAATTGCTGGACATTACCAGGCATCCTTAACTCTTTCAGGCAGGATGCAGCCGACTTACGATCGAAGGGAGAACATAAAGCTGCCAATGTTGTTGATCAAGTCGTGCAACAACTTGAGGCGGAAATGAAGGAAATCGAAAAACAGCCCTTTATTCCTAGTGAGGTATCCGCTGCTCAGTTACGAGTATGGGCAGCAGAACACAGGCGCAAGCGTAAGGCGTAGTGCCTTATTACGACCTAGAGTAAGGTACTTGTAGGGTAAGTTAATTTTTAAGTAAAGGTAAGTAAAGGATGTTTGGTGTATGGAACCAAAAGTTTTGATGGACACCTCTTAAGAAAGTAAGTAAAATGTAAGTAAATGATTTTCTTAGTTTTTGTAATCCTTGTGTAGTGAGTAATTCAGGACATAAAGGGTTGTTGCGTGAAAACTCCCTTGACATCTGATGTCTCTCAAAGTACGATTCTTACGTTCACTCAGTTCAAGATTCATAGTTCCTAACTAGGAGTTTTAGTCCTGAGTAAGTAAAAAGTAAGTAAGTAAACGAGAAGTTGAGGAGCTGTCCACTGGTGCAAGCTACTACAATGGATACAAAAGCTTTGACAGTATACAACTACACACCACCTAGAACAGATGGGAGTTTTATGGCTGCTCAAGCACGGATGGAATACGATACCGCTCATCTACTGACGATTACCAACGACAGGCTTACCAAAGACGGCATCAAGTGCAAACTAGCAAAGACAGCGGGAACCATTAGTTTGCAGTTCTCAGCTCCTTTGAGAGAAGGGGACAAGCCCAGTATTGAAGGTCGCTCCACTCGCCAATATAAGTTAGGTTGCGGGTGTCAGTACAATTCCCAAGGAATTCTTCAGGCAGAAGCTTTTGCAAGGCAAGTAGGACAAAGAATCCTTTATAAGGATTTCACTTGGGAATGGTTCGACCATATTGTAGGAAAATCTCCTACTGCTACCCAGGAGAAAACCATAGCCGATTGGCTCAAAAGCTTTGAGGAGTTTTTCTGGGCGACTCACCCGAATAACGATAAATCAAAATTCCTTTGGTACAAGGACTATCAAGCCTACCTTAAGTTTCCTAAGACAGATATTCCTTTTTCCTTGGAAGTGTTAAAAGAATTCCTACTTAACACCACTCCAAATACAGTATCGAGAAGGCGACAACTGCGTACCCTCCGAATGCTTATCGATCATGCTGGGTTATTGCCGAAGTACAAAGACTTCATAGACAGTAACCTGAAAAAAACCAAGGTCAAGGCAAAAGAAAAATACATCCCCTCTCCGGACGAAATTGAGCAAGATATTTTGAGGATTAAGCCAGGACGTAAAGCCCCTAAATACACCCATGAGAATACGATGCGTTGGAAATACGTTCTTGCTTTACAAGCTACTTATGGCTTGCGGATACACGAGTGCTGGAATATAGAAAATCTGTATGCCCCTGCCATGTTTAAGGGGAAAGAGATTCCAGCCCTTAGCGATCCGGAGAATACCAAAAACCTATTAGTAGTAGGAGAAAACACTAAGACAGGATCAAGGCTTGCTATGCCTATATCTCCAGTCGGAAAGGATTGGGTAGTTTTATTTGACCTGAAGAACATAAAACTACCAGAGCTTTCGATTAACCGAGAACATAAAGCCGTAGCCTATGCATCAGCCGTTTCTCAGTTCATGAATCGCCATAATTTCAAATACACATCACATGCTCTGAGACATGCCTGTAACCATACCGCACGCACCCAAGGCATTGGTGTTCATGCCATTTCGTTAAGCCTAGGGCACACCGAGGAGATGAATAGTACTGTATACAAACAGTTTATCCGACCAGAGATGATTATTGATACCTTAGAAAAAGGAGTGGAAGCACAAGTACTTAATGCTTCTATCCCTAAGATTCCCTTGGAGCAAGCATTCTCACAGATTAGCTCCAGATACGCTTCTGACCCTGAGAAGTTTACGATCGCATCTGAGGTTTTGTCCTTAATCTACGGACTACCTTCTTCTCCCGAAGAGGTGTCAGTTACCTAAAATAGAATTAAATAAGCCTAGCCTACAGCGATCATCTTGTTCTGGATGATCGCTTTTCTTTGTACATCTACTAATTTGAAAGCCATGTCCAGCAAAAGAAAACTCACTGGAAGTATTGCCACACCTGATCATGCTTGCCAAAAAGAAATGGATCAAGCATTGCTAGAGGAAGGAAATCGTTACTTGAAACTCCTTCCCAGTAGCGTCTACAAGGCGTTTCCCCATGAGCAGCTAGTCATTTGGTGCAATCGTCACCAACGCTATGGAATCGTCACCACAGAGCTAGTGGACTGGCTCAGGGAGCAGATAGGTGACAGGTCAGTGATAGAAATAGCAGCCGGAAAAGGTGACTTATCACATCACCTGAATATACATCCTACCGATGGCTATTCACAGACCACTGAATACGTTAAGGACTGCTACGAATCCTGTGGTCATATCCCCCTAATACCTAACCCAGAGGTAGAGCGGCTAGAAGCTGTTCAGGCGATCAAGAAGTACAAGCCCAAGGTAGTGATTGCGAGTTGGCTCACTCAAAGGTATCTATCCGATCCACGAACAAATTACTACTACGGAGTTGATGAAACTCAAGTCCGGATATTGAGCATGAAATACATTCACATTGGAAATACAAATGTTCATGGAGGTAAGACAGTACTCAGGAAACCTCACAAAAAATACGTGTTTCCTTGGTTGGTCAGTCGAGCAGCAAATCAATCTCAAAACGCAATCTGGGTCTTTTCTAAGATATGATATATACCAATATATAGAGGATTGGAATGGCTACTACCGAAAAACTGTACACAATGAATGTACCTCAAAAACTTCTCAAGAGATTTCAGCTACATTGCAGAAAGTACCATAGTGATGCTGCGACTGTGATACGAAGTTATATGCAGGAAAGAGTTGACGATTCGGATACTCCTATAGTGGCTCACCTTGATATGGTCAAAACATTCTTTCAAAAAGTAGAGCAAGGGGAGACAGTCAAAATACAAGAAATAGTGGATATCTCTCGAATCCTTGAAATTCAACCGGAAAGCTTAATGGATTTAGTAGATAAAGCAGAGGTAAACACCTGAAAATAATAGAGAACCGCTTCAAATCAGGAGCGGTTTTCTTCTATTAGCCTTCCATTTCTCTACGGGCTTTGCGAATCTCATTGAGCATGGATTGTAACTGATTGACCTTGGTTTCGCTCGATGAGTCTTCTCTTTGCTCCTCCTCAAGCTGCTGAATTTCTGCCGCAATACTCTGCACAGATCCATCATCCCCAAGTAAATTGCGTGTCATCGCATTCAACCGAGCGATTGAATCAGTAAGCATTTTAATGTTTTTGGGATCAATTCGCTGATTACCTGATTCTTCATCATGTTTCGGACTCTTCAACTCCTCTACATACTCATCCAACTGAGCATTTATCAGTTTAAATAATTTATCTGCTGCATCCAATGTTGATGAATCAAAACTAGCGCTAGCGGATAAAACATCTCGTAATTCACTGACATCCCGACGCTCTTTAAGTTTTGATTTGACAAGCGCTTTCAGTCGGCTCCACTTACCTTTCATCGACTGCATTCTTACCGTAACTGGCGAGACATCGTACTTTTCCGCAAGTTCTTTTAATGTCGGAAATGTAGTCTTCCCAGTGCTTTCGTCTACAACTCCGTGAACGTAGTCATACCGAACTGTGTCCCAATCTTCAACCTTTTTCGTAAAATAATTATTTTTTTCTTCAGCCATAATTGATTGAGAATTGAGCTTTTTGTTGCAGCAAGTTCAATCATTTATGCCTGTCATGTCTTCTCTTAAGTCTATCGAAAACGTGTCAAGAATGTCTCGCTAAATGTCTAATTAAAGGTCTAATTAGCGTTTAAAAAACTGTTGAAAAAACTTTTGTTTCACTGGTGAAAGTACTAGCCTGGTCGATGCCCATACATATGTACTACTTGACAATCCAGGGTAACCGTGGTATTTCAAATAGTCTTTACTTATGAATAGAACTGCAATCTATCAGGTATTCAGGATATATAAAATACTTATGAATCAGTAGTAAAATCACTCAAACGCATACACCACAAGGATTGTAGGATGTTTGCATATATTCGTATATATGGTTAGAGTATGGATTCCTTGATTCATTCGGGGGGTTGCGACAGAGCAAATCAAAACACGTCACATTAACGCACAACACAGATTACGTCATAACGACACGGGTGGTTGTGAGCGTACAGACTCCTATGGGAATTTGCCGATCTGTGTAGAACTTTGAAAACTCAATAGCTGTATTTAGATGTGTTGTGTCTCGATTGTGAGCAATAGAAACGTCGTGAGATGTCTCTAACGCTTGAGAAGCGTATAACGTCTACCTGGAAACTGGTGTCAGGAATGTCTGTAACTGTCGGGCTATGGAGCCACAAGATAGCGAGTGATCTTGGAGATAGATACAGATAGCCCGGATAGGAATCCCACCAATAGACAGGTATCTAGGACGTTTAAAGCCAACGGCTGTAGGAAAGCAATCTAGTTAATAGATTGTCTGGATACATACGCCACGATGGGATCTGCACTGACTTGTAACAGCAAATTCTCTATTAACAGAGTCGAGCAAGTGCGATCGCTATGTTTAGCGGTCTATCGGGTGCAATACCCGGATCGGCTATGTGGCAGTCTTGCCGCAATCATCCACCACATAAGAGAGTCAAAACAAAATGACCGTAGCAACAAACGGAAACGGAAACGGAACGATCAACGCTAACGATTCACAGACAACAGAGGTTAAACAACTAGAAATGATTACTACAGCAACAGACGATAACGCGATCGCATCAACCGAGACTGAAGCGAATACATCACAGCAAGCAAACAAGCCTAGTCAAGTTAATACCGACTTCGGAGTGTTTGAGATTGTCTATTACAGCCCTAAGCGTTGGCACTGGTATCACACCGATCGACCCAATTCGATACAGATTGCAACAAGCAAAAAAGGTTGCCAGCAAGCCATTAAAAAAGCAGTTCAAACAATGAAAGATATGTTAGCCAAGCAAGCAATCATTGATACCCCTGAAACGTCCACAGCAAGCGATCGCAGTGATGACGGTCTAACTGCTTTACATGAGAACAAATTCATCCTGGATAGCAAGCTAGGTACTGTGGTGATTGAAAAAGTAGGTGATCAAACCTGGATCTGGTATCTGCAAGTTAAAGGCATCAAATCAGCCAAGATCGAACTGTCCAAAGATAGCTGCATTAAGGCAATTGAAGCGTTCACATCACAAACAACTCAAGCCAGTGTATCGAGTGCAGATAAGAGCGCTTTAGCGTATGCCAAGACAACGATCCGTAAGGTTACTAACGATGAACTATTCAACCTACCAGGCGATCGCTTGATTATGGACGCTACCGCAAAAGGAAGCCGTATCTACGCGATCGGTACTACAACACAGTATGAAAATGTGACAACGATCAAAGGTGATCTCTATTTCATGGTGTCTAGCAATAAGACGGCATACCTAGGAAGCATTACAGATGAAACTGTGAACATCGATCCCGGCGCTTATGAGTACCTAAACACCATGAAAGTGTTACCTGAGTCTATGAAAGCTCTACAAGCCAAGATACAGAATGCATGGTGTAAGAAAACTGTTATTAGTCGCTTCCTAGCGTCACAAAAGGCTAAGGAAAGCAAGGATATGGAATTGCAGCAAGCCAGAATGCAAGCGATCCAAGACTGGTAAACATCCGATATACAGCAGTTCATAGGCTAGGGAGTGCGATCGCTTCCTAGCCTTTTATTAGTCCCTACAGTGAGGTTTTTACAGTGACCAGAACAAGACAATCTGAATACAAAAAACTTAAACAGTTCAGTGATTATGGACGTTATTACACTGACACTTCCCTGTCTAAGGATGTAAAGAAAGTCAGGGAAGAGAAAATTGTCGGCAATGAACCGTTACAAGGCAAGAGTCACCACGTTAAGCGTAAGTCAACGGAGGAAGGCATACACAGCCAATACAGGCTAGAGATATCTGATAACTGGGTGCTAATCACTATCACACCTACGATCAAAGCTCTTAAAGGTGTTAAGACAGTAACTAAGACGGCAAAGGTTAGTAAGGTAAAGACTCACAGAATAGGCAGAGTTAACAAATATGGAAAATTTTGGGAGTTGCCTACCTTAGACAAAATTGCCAAGCTAGTACAGCAAAAGCCAAAAGTACTTATTGAGCAATGTCAAGACGTTGTTAAACAGTTCTACCAGTCTAGAGAGATCCCGCAATACACCACGAAAGAAGTGTTAGAAAAAATAGGCGATCGCTATCAGACGGCTATCGTCACTCACAAGGTAGAGGTGCCAGAGGTGCCATATAAACCGACATACAAAACACTGAAAACAGCGGATACCACGGTTAAACTCAGAACCGTCTAACCTACCCTAAAAGCTCTATCCTCCCTAGTCCCTTGGCTAGGGAGTTTTTTTGTGTCTGTACATCCTGCTATCCTCATCCCCGCAAGTTTTCCCCTAGTCCACCACGGCTAGGGGATTTTTTTTGCTATTTGATTCGGTTTACCGATGTATAGTATTCGGTTAACCGTACAAGCTAATTTTTTTTTTAGGGTTTCCTATGCAATCCAAGACTAAACGATTTATCGCGTATCTTTCCGATGGCTCCAGGATCATCCTATCTGGCAATGACATTCAGGATGCCTGGAACAGTGTTGAGATGATTTTTTTTGAGCGGTGCGATCGCATCACCTCTATTTTGTGTATTCGCTAATAGGAGATAAGACCATGACAACTTTTATCGCAGATCAGATCCCTACTCAAGACGAGTTCAAAGCGCTTGCTGAGGGCTACTACATCCAGACGGTAGAGCGGAAAGACAAAATGATGTGGTTTTCTTCGGCATACCAAATCAATCTCTTCCTTCTACCCTACTTTTTGCAGTACATCACATCCCAAGGTAAGCAGTTCAAAATCACACACAACAACCAACAAATTGCAGTAGAGATTTTATAACCATGAAAACGGTTACATTCAGGGAGCTTGCAGAATTTTCCTATGCCCTCAAGCCAGATTTTGAGGGCTACCTATCTTCTCTGGGGATTCCCTCAGAGGGCTACATACGAACGTGGATCGAGTGGAAATTGCTGAGGCGTATCTTTCCAGGGGTACGATATAGCAACGGCTCCATAGGGTTCGTAGATGCCTGTGGTGACAGGTATGCGATCGCTGTGGAGGTGCGTGTATTTGAAGCCAAGCGGTATATCTCCAGATCCTCTATGAGGCGTATCCTGGAGATATCCGGACTCATAAAGTAGATTGAATGCACATTATTTTTAGACCATCAAAAGGGAAGATATATCTGTATCTGTCCAAACGAGAGATCTCAGAAATCTCTTCCCAAGCGTCTGAACACGACACAGTTTTTGTGTCTTCATCCGAGCTGGGGTATCAGGTATACAAACAGCTCGACTTAATTTTTCATGACCGTGCGGAAATGGAAAGAATGATTGTAGTAGAAACAGACGAGTTCCCAGGATAAATAAATGAACATCACAGTAAAAGCAATCAAACGAAACAGTACGAGCATTTCTCTACAGGTATTTTGTGAGGACAAGCTACTAGGTGCGATCGCAGTCATGGACAAGGGATTTCAGGTAAATGCTACCGAAAATCGGATGCATGATCGACCAGAATTCCCCCATGCAGCAGATGCGATCGCGTGCTTGCTCCAGAGAAAGAAATCATTGATCGACGGCATTGTGCGGCGAATGGAGGAGGAAGAACGATACAAGATGCCTGAAGTGCATCCCCTTGTTATTGCTGTATATCAACGCTATTACCCACATAAGCCAGTGGTATTAAGGAGATATGACGACCTGTACTTAACCGACGATGATTTACTTCCTTGGTGGAAGGATAACAATGATCACTGGTTTTCCTCGGATTCCTCTGCGCCTAGAATCCCTTGGAGTTTTGTAGGTCTAGCCTGTATGTTGCCTTCTCATGAGGCAGAGCTGCAAGCTAGGCAAGACATCCCCGTAGAGATTGTTATCGACTGATAGGATGACCCTACACGCGATCGCTATAGCGGGAAGCTGCTCATCAAATGGGTGCGATCGCATTGAGAGGATTTTGTTATTCACCTCTCTTTTTGAACAGATGACAAAACATTCAGACTTACTACCAGGCTTGCTCGAAGATAAAAATTTGTTTCAGCAATGGTTAGCACAACAACCAGCAGAAACAGTAGTAGGAGAAACCTGTAGCGGATATAACTGCCCCATTGCAAAATATCTAAATCAGCATGGGGTTGAAAAAGTAGATGTTGCAAGTGACTGCATTATTTACCCTGACCCGGATCGATTGGAATATGTATTACCCGAATGGGTAAAAGAGTTCATCGCTCAATGTGACGCGATAGATTCCAGGAACATCGTTCCCGTAACTGCGAGTGAAGCGATCGCTATCCTGGAGAGCGAGACTCTTATGAACGTCTACAGTGCAACTTAGACCGCTATAAGAAAACAATGAAAAGTGAGGAAGATTAAAATGCGTAAAAGTAAAGTGCAACATTTCGCTCTTGTACAGCACACGGCATACACACGTAATAGTGATCTCAGGTTCAGTGAGGCTGTAGAGGTAGGAGCAGTTTGTCTGGATGAAGATCAACTCAGAACATTACGCGATCGCAAGGTGTTTGTCACCAAGAGTTATAAGGAGTGTGATGAGGAAGCCGTAAAAGAAAACTACCCAGATCCTAAAAGTATTTCTTGGTATCCAAAGGCTCTTGGGAACTTTACCCGGATCAAGGGGTTTGGTGACACTATGTTTTACATACCTCCAAACTCTCACACAGAAGATCGCCCAAATCCTATAGCCATTTTCTACGCAGACGGAAAGCTGCTATTCAGTGACAAGGATTCTGAGGGTAAACCCCTCTCCCTTGCTACCTATGATGATTACATGAGATGCGATCGCACAAAAATCAACATCTGTGAAGATTTTTCTCCTAATGACATCATCCAGCTAGAGGAAGGGCTGTTTATCCTTGATGATGAAGTCTTTCCAATCACCTTTTGTCAAATTTCATAACCTCTTCAATACAGCAATGCCGTCCTAGATTTTCCTAAGACGGCTGCTCGTGATTTTGGATGGAAAGATACGGAAAAAGAAGCGTAGGAGGCAACATGAGCGGTAATGAATGGAAGAAATTTTCTAGGACAGCTTCCGATCCTACTGGAAGCATCTCTGCTGTGATGACCGCTGATCAACTCATCCAGCAACATCCAGAGCTGAAATCTCTCATAGAATCTCTTCAACAAGAAGAGAGCTTCGAGATGAAGTACTCCAAGGCAGATCCCATCGTTATCGAAATCAAGTCCCTTTGGGAAATCTGGTAGATGCGATCGCACGATGCTGCTCCCACGGTGTTAGAGAGGGAATCAATCAAGTAAGGAGTATTTATGACATCAGAGCAGCGTCAAGAAATGATAGACAGAATGACGGCACAAGATATCAAAATCATACTAGGATGGGTATCCGAAAATGATTATGAATTTCTTGTAACCGTACTGCAAGGAGAAGGTTTTAAGCCGTATAATCAACTATCGGATGATCAAGTCAAACAAGAATATGATGGTCGAGAAGGTTTGCATGACATTGATGTAGAAAGTATATACCAGAAAATCAAGTCATAGAAGTCGAGTCATTGAGAAATAACCCGTATCTTATAGGTGCGGGTTTTGTTGTAAATAAGGAGATCTCGATGGAAGAATACTCGAAAGAATTGCACGGAAAAAGCTTACTGAACTCTCTAGGCACTCCAGAAGGAACTTATACCGGAGAATACTACCTAGAAGCGGGTATTTACTGGTATAAGGTAGAGGACAATAACGGTAATATGTTCGAGACAGAGGAGTGTCCTTTAATCCTTCACAAGCCTTTGTTAGATTCAATACCTCCCTACGAAAGAGATGATAGCAAGGAAGATATTACTTTTTTGATTCCGCCCACAATGTCGGGATGGCATGAGAGAGATGATAAGAAGATTGTCTATGTATGTGTCGATAAGGCGGGAGGATGGTATACCAAATTTGTGGTAGATAGTTGGAGTAAAACATGGTACATACCCTAGGAAAAACAATGATCAGAGTAGTTAACTTATCCACAAAGGAGGAGAAGTATTACGATCTTCCTCCTGAGAAGGAGAAGTCATGAACAATAAAAGCCCTTTACAGCAACTCGTCCAAAAACTCACATGGAAACAGTGTGAAAATATCCTTGAAAACCACGGGTTCGCTGTGTACGAAAGTGAATCACTGGGGAAACTGCGACAAGCTGTAAAGATAAACATCAAGGATGGAACCATTTCCCAGCAATATGTTGAGAGTATTTTGGAGGCAAGCAATAACAATGGAAACTAAGCTGATTCATGTCCCACCCTTGTCTGTGGTGGACGTTCTCTATCCAGGCAATCCGGAGTTTGGTTCAATCCACGCTCAAACCTTTGTCCTTACCTCGGAAGAGTTTTACTCAATTAAGGACAGGGATGATGTGATCAAATTCATAGTCTCCAAAGGCTTTGAAAATTACCTGGATTTTAGGGCACACATCGGGCAAGCAAGGTATAAGTGGACGCTCCCAGGCTCACAAGAAAAGTGGATGGAAGCTAAATTTGGTGATCGGTTTGACTACGAATTCGATGTAGATGAGGCTGAAGAGTAATGGAGGCAAAAACCATATACAGCTACGCAATCCTCCAAATATCTATCAGGAAATTCGCTGTGATTCAAACCAGCGGGGGTCTTACGGGAGTAACATCTGTGTGGGAAATAAAATCCCGTCACGGATCGCATTTCAAAGCAGTAGAAGCATTACAGCAGATTCAGGAGAGACAAAATGGCTCAAATAATGGGATATAAACACCTAGAAATGCCTATCGTCAAGATAGATGACAGGGAATACGCCGTAGGGACAGAAGAACAGGCAGACAATGCGGCAAGAGAGGCAATAGAAGGATCTTTATCATCCTTTGAGCCGTACTTTATATCCCAACACTCCACAATCCAGGACTATGAGATTATAAATGCAATAAAAAAAGAAGGTACAAAAGCTACACGCAAAATCATTACCGACATAGACGCTTTTGTTGATAACGCTCTGAGCCTAAGTAATCGGGGGGAATTTCTTTCCCCTGTCAACGGTACAGAGGAAACTCTTGCAAGCATAGACGATGATGTTGCCCAAGAGATTGCGACGGTTTTAGGTATCCCAGAGGATAAGTGGAAGGATACCTTTGTGTATCAAGTTCAGTAATTTTAGGACAGGTATTGTAGAACGGTAATAGTCCCGCTTCTTCCTTGAGGCGGGATTTTTGTACAACTAGCAACACACAATCTCCATGAACAAGGAAGATCAGATCCCAAGCATGTTAAAGAAGTCAAGTCTTTTTGGAGTAAATTTCTACAAGGCATTACATAAAAAATGCTCTGCAATGGAAGATACAGACATAGCGATGATCGGACATCATCAGTTAAATAAAAAGACTGGTGAATTAGTCTACGTCAATCATGCTTCCTTCCCAATACACGCTCTTAATCAGGCGATAGCAATCTTTAATCAATGTGCTACCCATACGACCTACTATCCAGAAACGGAAGAGTGGAAAGCCATCTGTCAAGTGTTGGTGACAAATACCAAGGAAAAACAACTGATCGTAAAGCAGTACTTCATAGCTCCTGAAACCAACCGCTGCATAAAGGTGGATTTAGTGACATTGAATGGAGATACAGAATACCTCGTGATTGACTACGGTATTCCTCATAGGATGAACTGCCATATCCAGGCAAGCGATCTTTTGGTAGATAAGGAGTTTTGTATTCAGTTGGACAAGGACTTTCCTACACCTATCAGGGAAGCACGTATTGGTAAATTCTTGGCAACACACTAGGAGGCAGCATGACGTTTGAAGAGGCTAGAAGACACGTAATGTATGTGGTAGATGATTCCCTAAATGGACGACGTTTAGGCGAGGATATTCATGCTGTAGTTAAACCCCAAAGTGTTCTTGTTGGATGGCACTGGGAACCAAATTTTATGTTTGTGGCGATTAATTCCTACCTGGGGGTGACTATCACGAATGAAGAGGCAGAAGAACTCGCAACGGATTATTTAAGGGAAATCCACTGGTTTACTGACTCAGAAGCCAACAACGCATCAGACTACATTATTAGAGGTTAATTCAATGGCAAATTTCAACCTTTTGCTCAACACCATTAGCGTCGAAGTGGAATTTTTAGGGAGCAGTCTTCTCCTAGATCCTGTAGGGGAAGATTCTCTTATGGAGACGCTTAAGGCTACCACTATCGACAATCATGATGTGGACGGAATAGTAGAGGCAAGACTAGACGACGTGAAGGAAGATGGCACACACGTTACCCTTGTTGAGACTTTTTTGGATAAGTTTGAGGTATCAGAGGAGGACAGGGAAACGCTGGATGTTGGATTCTCCATCACAATAGAAATGCCTGGAATTGAGTATGTAGAATGGATGCTCATGCGCTACGGATGCATGATGCACAGACAACAGGAACTCTCCAAAGAGTACATGGACTGGTGTTTTGATCAGGGACTTACCCAATAACCAAGGACAATATTATGAACATACCTTCAAAGAAAACCATTCAGAAATATCTTGAATGGCTGGATGATGATCAGGTAAACAAGGTTCGGGGACTGATGGAGGGGGTGTTAGACCCAGAAGAGGTAAGTGAAGCTACTGCAAAGTGGGTACGCAGTTGCTACAACGAACCTAGTGATAGTGAGAAAATTATGTCCGCCATAAATGACGTTATCGAGTGTCATGGAGTAGAATCCCTTTCCAGTAATGGAGATGTAGTAGCAACATACTGCAATACGGGAGATACTTACAAACCTACTGTTATGTATCTTGAGAAGGAGTGTCGATTCAGAATTATGTCTTGGGGAGATTATGCAGAAAAACATCCCGTAGATTAAGTTTTGATCAGGTGCATCTACTGATAAACGATTGTAAAACGAATCAAGGAGTACTCAAATGTCAGGCATGGTTAAATTTTCTTTTCTTGTAGGTGATGTGAACTGGTTAGATCACGGAGGTAAGTGGATTAGTCAAAAGTTTAATAATGGAGAATTTGACTACTGGCTAGTAAAAGAGCTTCATAATACAGAGGAAAATAGGGATTTTAATACCAAATACCTCTGCACACTATCTGTAGTTGCTCCTAGTCAGTATGAGGACTTTGAGCAAGCCTTTGAATCTTGTGGCTGGGAGGTAGAGATAGAGGATCTATCCGACACAGATAAGGTAGAGATAATTCACTCTTACTCAGGTGGCTCACAAGAATGGAGTGGCACTGACAACAACTACAGTAAGTTGTTTCGAGAATGCTTGATAGAAGCCAACCTGATTACAACGCTGTTACTTCAAGCTTATCTATATAGGCAGAAAAATGCACTCGGAGACAATGGATGGAACAAGCTTAAGGGCACAAGTGCTATAGACTCACTTCGATCAAACACTAATAAGTAACCAGGAAGGATTCTGATGAGCAAATATTTCGATGCAATGTACAGCAGATACGAGCGTGTACGGTCAAGACTGGTGCAAATATATGATTTTGCTGCAAGACACTATCAAACACATGAGGAGCTACTTGAAAGAAAAGGAGAGATATACAAAACTAATGATTACAAAAAACTCAGCTCGTATTATGTTGGGGCGTTTAACGAACTTAGCCGAACAAAATTGCAAGAACTATGGAGCTACCATTTACAGAGTGGATATCTCGTAAGAGGAAAGTTCTATCCAGCTCGTGAATGTAACGAGGTTCTTTATGAGTGTGGAAAACATAACGGTATTGTTGTCTGGAAGAACTGCCCTGAAAAGATATTCAGCAAAAGTGCGGATTTTGTAGAAGAAGTTCCATCCACCAGTGAACAGTTAGAGGTAAACTCATGAGTTACGCAAGACTGAATCGAAACGAATGGAACCAGCTCAAAGTAATCTGGGATCTGGAAAAAATTAAGGCTGATGATATGCTCTGGATTCTCAGGGACATGACCTATCTAGATTTCTGGGTAGAAGTCCTTGAGTATGACCTCTGCAATGGTTATCAGTCTGTTGCTCCAGAGGATATCGGTGCCCTTACCGATGCCTTTATCATTACTGACGGAGAGCAATACTGGTGGGACAGCAACCACCAGATCCGCAACCCTTGGGATGATATGTACATAGATGAACCGTGCATATTATTTCCGGCAGACGCTTTACACCCAATAGGAAACCTTCCGTGAACAAAATCGTACAGACCGTAGATAATAACGAAGACTTGCGCTACGAAGTCCTCTGTCTTGTAGAACCTATCGTAATTAATTGGTACACAGACGATCCTACTTTATGGAGAGCTAACGCAAGAACGGCTGCGATCGCAGAAATAATTCCCTTAATTAGTGAGTGGTTTCTGCGTCCATCCATTCAATTCAAAATCAAAACGATTCTGGGAGGTAACATATCTTCCAAGAAATATCGGGAACTACGGGGGGAGATGTCCGATGAAGGGTTCGACTGGAATCCTATCGCTTCCCATTACGCGAACAAGAGGTACAACGAACTTTGGGCAGATGCTAACGTACCTCCTTCCCTGGTGCCAGAGTTCCTGAAAGAATGTGACGACGAAATATAAAAGACAAGGAGCAGCGACAATGGTTTTTGATCGTATCCGTGAATGGTTAAGGCGCAATCCTAAGCCGTCTTCATCAGATGAAATCCCTGAATGGATGCTGGAAGAATATCGGAAAGCAATAAAGGATGCTGAGGCTTACTGTGACTCGCATCCTATTGATTGGGATGCTGTAGAGGAAATATCAGCAAGACTTGATGCAGAAGAATCGCAAGTAAATGGAGATCAGTAAAATGCCGTCGATACGTGACTCGCTTGTACCAACTCCCAAGGGCAACCGTTATTACCCCTTCCTTTTCTACAGAGGCAAGGAAGCCTACACCTTATCCATCCAGTATGTAGGCTATGGCAGTAATGATATTCCAGCCCCTTCCGCACGTACACAGAACCGATTTGATGTATCGTGCTGGGAAAGTCATGGAGATAAGTCAGTTACCTTTTTTCCTGCTTTTGTCATAGAAGCCATCGGCACTCACCTAGAAAACACAGGTTCTCTCCTATGTAGCCCAGGAGAGGCGCAAGAGATTTACGATACCTTCCTGGAGTGGGACAGGAGGGAATATGTAGATCCTGGAGTACATTTTAAGTTACGGCATTATCGCCCTAATAACAGTGAAGGGTTTCCAGAAAGATATACTCTCTGGACTGTAGACTTGTACACCAACGAAGGTGAGTTTATTGGAGAGGGGAAAATCAGCGATGTTAATAAAGGAAATTTATTAGACCACATGGAGCGGGTCTGTCCTACGATTCCCATCCAAAAATAGCGCTCTTTCCATTCCGGCTAGGAAACCGCCACTAGCCGGATTTTTTATAGGCGGACACTTAGAGGTTAGACATGACAGATCTACGCCGGATACGTCCAGGGGATGAAATTTTCATTACTTTCCCCTACGACTCCATATTTTCAATCCGTGACATCGAAGAAAAGGTAGAAATTCCAGCAGGAAGCAAAGTTCCTGGAAAGTTCTTTGCTGATATGGGTAAGGACTGGAAAGTACGTGTTGACTGGGAGGGCTTAAATCTTGAAAACGGATATCGGGTTTGGAGACTTAAGAAGGAAATGGTACGGATACAGAAGCGGTATGTTAAGGACGTACCCTCATGCTATTACCCTGTAAAGTGCGATCTCGATAAAGTTACCATCGAACTGCTCTGGGTAGAAAACCTAGAGCTTCGCTCTGAGATGATATACATTCCCCAGTACTGCCTGGTAGACCCGTCAAAAAGAGACAAGTCCCCTAAGTTCACTCCCGAAGCAACCGATGCACTTTATGACGAGGTAGCTTTCCTTCTGATATGGGATGAACCTAACGAATACATTTGGACGGAAGGGAGGAATACTCCATTCAATCCAGACGCAACTTTTCTTTTTAACGATACCTCAAGAAAGTTGAATGCAGCGCTCTACCACATGCCCGGAGTCCCGCTCAAGGTGGAAAAAGATCTTTGGGATGAATACTTTGAGATGTACCAACCCCTAATCATGGATTGCTACTGTGAAATAGATGGAGTGCAACTAAACAAAACACTCTTCTATGTTTCGGGAGAAGGGACATGTACCGGAGGAATCGAGGACAACGGGAACTACTACCTAGTCAGCATCCCACCAGATGCCCTTATCTGGACACATTTGAGGAGTGAAGCAAAAACGATGGAAACGATCTTCCATAACCGATAATTAAACATGCGATCGCATAATATTCCATCCAGTTATGCGATCGTCTCACTATTGCATCAGTAGGATAACACAGCAAAGAGTTGTCATCAAAATAGATAAAAGGGAGTTACATCATGTTTGAGCGATCAAAAGAAGTAAGAGCAGAAATGGAGGCAAAAGGTTGGGTTTGCTTGTTGGATTGGTATGAATGCCCAAGCACCTCTACCCAGTATTACTGGAACCCAGAAACACAAAGGGTCATTGCCTACCCCTGGAAAAATCCAGAATATGATATTGAGGAATACAGCCGTGAGGATCTTGCAGGAGAAAAGGGGAAATACCTTCACCCTACATTGCGTAGGAAATTGGAAAGTTTTCTCACCAACACCCCTATGGAAATCTCTCAAGAAGATTATTATTTTGACCGGATTCGGAGAGAGGATTACAAGGGGCATTGGTTCAGATCTTCCAACGATTTCAAGGAAATCACTTACGAAGAGACGTTGATAAACGTACATAAACGGGAACTTTCTTATTGGATATACAGCGTCAAAGAGTCTTCTAAACATCCCAGAGATTATCGTTTTGCTTGCTTCAATTGGAATACAAAACGAATTGGAAAGCTTGGTGATTTCAGTTATTCCTCAAAACGAGAAGCGTTTAAAGCACTAAAAGTATTTACAGGAAAGGAGTGTTAAATATGCAAGTATATACAGCTAAATGGGTGCTTGCTAAGACGATTCTGGATGACGATAAAATCATTCAGAAATTTTGCAAGGACTATGATGATGAGCCTGAGCTAACGAAAGATCCAAATGAAGCATGGTTTTGGAATAATCATGCTGCTGCAATGAATCAGCTCAAGGACATCAGGAAGCATTCTCCAGAGACGCAACTTTATCCCATAAAGGTGTTTCTCAGAGAAGTTCAAGGAAAAAAGGAGAGTAATAGCAATGGAAAGTCTCGATCAGCTAATACAAAGCGTTCCAGAAGGACATCAGTGGATAGTGTATCGAAATGAGAAGAGTACTCTGTGTATTGCCTTGGATTTTCGACCAGAAGATCCTCGATGCCAGAGAGCGTACTTCCTTGCTAACGATGCCCTTTACGTTATTGACGTGGAAGCTCACAGAGAACATCTAGCACAGCAAAAGTAACCCAATTCTTGCAACATTAATGCCCTCCCACAATCCCGTGAGGAGGGTTTTTTCATGGAGGTTTTATGTATCAAATACCGATGGTTCATCACAACATATTGGCATGGGCAACTACCAATAATTCAAATCATTTGATTGTTTTAAGGAGGTGGGGAGATACTTTTGTTGTCCATCTATACCTCGTAGATAGCGATTGTTTTGAGTATGGAAACTATGCAGATGATATCAAAGGAGCGGCTAAAAAATTCACAGAAAAAATACAGGCATATCGGAGGATTCTAGATACATGCCCCTTCTAGAATGTAGAGAGGTGATAAATATTTTCCAGGCATGATTAGAAAGCTTTACTCTAATCATGTCCGATGAGTGACAACGATCCGAAACAAATACGGTTTCCTGTTCAACCTACAACCGCTTCCGAACAGGAATCCGTTTCTCAATATAATGCCCAAGTAGTCTTTACAAAGCATGGATATAAAATCCAGTACGGAGAGTATATCTTAGGCGCAAATACTTGGCTAACTGAGGCAGAGGCTTGGGCATGGCTTCAAGAAAATGGTAGCGAAAATCAATAATTTCAGGAGAATTTCATGAGCATTTCTTCAACTGTTTTTGACGATGGCAACCGCAGTACAGATACAACTTTGAACACAATCACAGGAGTTGTGCATCTGAAAGAACATGTCGAAATAGATGAGTGCAGGGGATTAAGTCGGTCGTCATGGGAAGGGGTGTTAGAAAGTATTGGCACCCCATATTCTACGGTGAATGGGCAGACGGTTCTAACTGGAAATATCCGCAAGATCATTAAGGAGGACAAACCGATGTATCCTCTAAAATGTCACTACATTACTACCTGTCATCCTGAGGCAGGGCTTTCTGATAATCATGCCAGGGAAGGGGAGATCTTAATCTGTGCATCCCTGAGTGAGGGAATGACAGACCGAGATCTAGTAACTGCTCTCGTAGCGGAATGCGATAAAAGCCCAGACTACTGTGATATGTGGGATGCGATAGACCATCGAGCAGGGGTCTTGGAGCAAGCTATTGCGGAAGAGTTTTTGGGGTTTAACACATCTCTTCATAATATAGATACAGGCGTAAATGATTCTGAAGATTTAGGTCTTTACATCTACGCTTACCTTTCTTTCACACCAAAGGAACATCAAAATTGGACGAATTAGAGGAATGGAAGGATTGAACACTTGTGCATATCTCAGAAAACAAATCATCCTCCCCCAGGTGCATCCTGTAGGTATTGATGAATTGGGTAGCGTAGGGGCAGAACTACAGCACGCTATCAAGAAGAAAACCCGCAAAGACTGGAATGATGTAATGCTACGAAATGCGTGCCATTACAACGCCTTACGGGTTTGTGCCATTGCACATTTTTACAACATCAACATCTACTATGTGACGGGGGAAGTGAGTTATTCAACTCCAGAGTCTACAGTGTATTTGATTCACTCGTGGAACTACATCCCAAGCATAGATGCCTATATCGACTTAACCTTTGAAGCATTTGCTGACTTGCGTAGTGATTACATGCTGGCTTTATCCAAGCCTGTCCCGGAACTACTTAAGGAGGGATATGACTTCAAAGGGGCACGAGACATATATACCCAGTGGCTAAACAGGCAGCGCTGAGTATTGCGATCGCATAAACCAAAGACCTCCGCTCCAGGGGGTCTTTTTTATTGGAGGAAAAATGAAACGCATACAAAAAATCCCTCTACCAGAAGACATTGCCCGGAAAATGGCGGACTATCGGCTCAAGGGATGGGGAGTCCCTACCGATTACATCATTTTTCACTTGAAACTGGCTCACGCAAGTATGCAGCAGCTTGCGGTAAATCACCAGATCAAGGCATCCTTCATCGAACCTGATGGATGGATGGATCGGATGCTTGTCCTTAACGTCCTGGTGCGGCGGGAGGGAAAGTACTCGCTACTCCAATGGCATAGCGGCAATCAGTGGTGGATGAAGCTCTCACCCTATGGAGGATGGAGTATCTACACAACCCCAGAGATGTATTTACCCAAGGTGATAGAAGCTGATCCACACGTTAATTGGAGTGCTATTTACCCCGTACTGGAACATTTATCCAACGGGCATCCTATTCGCATCGAGGATTTTTGGATAAAGTTCCACGACCTACAACACACTGACTACCTCGTACTAGGTGAGTTCTTGTGCTTGCAAGGAAAGTTTATCAACGCACGCTCTACGGAGGTGATTCGGAGTGCCCTAAGCAACATATCACTTGAATAGTTCTGAATGGTCTGTATCCCTTTACAGACCAATTACACCACTTTGTTTTGCAATATTTAGGGGATTCATTCTTATGTATGACTATCCAATGCATACTGTCTGGAGCAACGATCAAATTCGCCAATGGCAAAAGGAAGTATTGGCTGTGACAGATACCGACATGATGAAAGCTTGGTTTACTGAACGACATGATCAGGAGGTTGGTTCTGCCCACAACGTTGAGAAGTGTCCTATCCGCAACTACTACAATGATCTGCTGCCACATCTCGATATTGAGGTAGGGCGATATCAGGTCAAGACAGACATACCTCCCAAACTGTTTAAACATGGTCAATTCAAGCCCCTAGTGATTAGTGACATCTATTATCTGGGAAATTCCTCTTTGCAATGTCCGGATATGCCGGAATGGTTAAGCAAGATCGTGACTTTGATCGACATAGAATACTGCCACAATACTGAACTTGGTCAAAAAATCAGCAGTGGAGAGGTGGAAGGTCTTTACCATGAGCTTCACTTCCCGGTATTGGGATGGCAAGTCGTAGCCCTCATCGAAAAAGTGTTAGCCGAATATGCAGTAGAGCAAGAGGCAATAGCAGCGTAGTATATCTAAATGCGATCGCTCTTTCCTCAAAGGGCGATCTGTTTTTATCAACCATCAACAAGGAATCAAAATGCCAGAAAATATTCTGTACTACATTGTCCAGACAAATCCGAAAAAGGAGAAAGATTTTCCCAAGTACCTTGATAACAAAGGGCTTCTAAATCCTGATAGTGGGGAAGCTCAGAAGTTCTTGACACCTGAAGATGCAGAAAAAGCTATCCAGAAGGTACATTACAAACGTCGCCCAAATCTCATAGTCCAGCCTATTCAGGAATCAAAGATGCATACGTTCAAAAGAACGGGTGATGATGGCTATGAGCGACTGGCATTGAGAGTCCCTTCCAAAGAATCCAAAGAAAGTTTTTCAGTAGATGTAGTAGATGCCCAAGGAAAGCTCATGTGTCGATTGAACACATTTGACTTTGGGAATGGGACAGGGAACGTAGATGTGATTATCCTAGATGAAAGCAAGCAAGGTAGGCTTATAGCTCTATTAGACGGCAAAATGGTAATCAACCAAGTCATACCAGGCACTACTGTATTTGCAGTGCAGATAGAGCCGAAGACTGAACCCGCTTCCTGAGTTATGCGATCGCTCTTTCCTTAAAGGGCGATCTGTTTTTGAAAGATTAAGACGCAAACAAAATCTAAAAGGAAGAACGCAGCAATGTTAGTGTTACCAAGAGATGCTTTTTTTCATGCCTTGTTACTCAAAAATATAGGACAACTAAGCCTATGCATCCTCGATAGCCAAGTAAACGGGTTAAAGCTAGAGGAGGAAATTGAAGGCGATCATTTCCTTATTGAGCAAGACCAATCAAGTGGTTTTTTCTACATATCAAATTATTATCTGAGCTTGAATGACGAACCTATCAAACCTTTCATTCCAATGCACTCTCGACATGGTTGGGTGTTAAGGGCAGAGTACAAGGGAGAAGAATACCAAGTGTTTGACGAGGATGGAAAGTTTATCGCAAATTTTCTTTAGACCGATATTTCGATTCTCTTAGAAGAGAGAATCTTATAGCATTGGAAAAGTAGGTAATGTTTAGAGGGTTTATAGCTATGAATGACGAAAATTCAGTTCAGTGGGAAGCCGCTCAAGATGAACCTACTCAAGAGTGGCAAAAAGAGGCTATGGAGAGGCACAATGCTGCAATTATTATTAATAGCCAAGGTTGGAATATTTGGTACAAAAAGAACAATACGTTAGGAGAACATACGTGGGAAAATAATATGCAAGCTTGGGAATGGTTACATACAAACGGAAACCAGCGGCGGACGTTAATGAGTTAAGGAATTGCAACACAAAGATTACATCAAAATATCAGGAGAAATACCATGTCAACAACAATAGTCACAGCCGACAATCCTAAAGAAACAGCAATTAATTGCATGATGGAGAATCGGAATCAACTAATATCGCTGTTCTTCGAGATACGACAGTTTCATGAAAGCGTGGATGACCTACCGACTGATATCCGAGATGATATTAACACTTGGGTAAACAATACATTGAACTGTGTTAGTTTCAATTTTGGTGATGCAGTAGAAATCCTCAACGAGTATAAGGATTACCGTCCTACTGACAATAGTGTGTGGGAAAATCTTATACACATAGAAGACATAGCGACTTGTCAGGCTGCTTACACGATAAAGGCAGTAACTATAGCCTATATCGAAGCTATGATGAAAGCCCTTTCGGATCTAAGCTATTTGGATTTCCAGGACTACTGGGGAAGTGTAGGCTTTGATTACGAAAATACAGACAGCAATGAAGCGCAAATGAAGTGTTTGTATGAAGAAAAGATTAAGGAGGTAGACATCTTGAGTATGTAGGAGTGCAAGAGTCAGTCCGCTCCTTCGGGAGCGGTTTTATTTATTGCAGGAGGACAATGAAGAATTACGTTTACCATACCTGTTGTGTGAATTCAACAGGGCGTTTGATTATTGACATGGTAGATAAAAGTAGGGAAGTATCCCTTTCTACCATCAAAAAGCACTGCCAAAGGGTCAATGAATGGGCAGAGAGCTTAGGCTATGAAACAGACAGTAGGAGGGGATTAACACTAGAAAACGACGGCATGGTTACTTATCACAAGTCTTTCTATAACGGAAAGCCTTGTTACTACATTAAGTGGTCAGCTATTGAATACATTTGGATTAAGCAAAAAACATGAATACCACAGCAAAAATCACTCGAATTATTCAAGATTTGATTTCTCATCCTCCCTTTAAAAAAGGTGTGGAGGGATTAAAGTCTGAATACCTGATAGAAGACCTTGAGGGCAATGATCTTCTAGATAGCTACATTCAGTTTGGGGATGCATTAGAAACATGGGTGACAGACCAGATTCCAGAAGATGCTTGCTCCTTGTATCTATGTTTTTTGCATTCCTTATTGGAATATGTGAGATGGGACTTGATAGCCCAACATCTTCATGCAGGTATGTGGAGGCATGAGGATTATCCAGAAGATGATGAGCCTTACCAGGGCTATGCCAACACGCTTACTCATGAAGCAAGTATGCAGTTGGATTCTACGAGTACGGAATTGCACCAAAAAGCTCTTGTCCATGTAAGAAGGCGTTTGAAAGGAGTATTTACACAACAGCAGCTCGGTGGTGCATTAAGGATGCTCTACCATGATTATCTGTTCCAAGAGGACAGGAGAAGGGGATTAAGCAAGTTTCCTTATAGGAGCGTGACTAACCTAGGTATAGAGTGCATCGCTTGGCATGAAATTGCTAAAACCCTAGAAACTGAGTTGATGGCAAGTTTAGAGTTGAGTGTTAAGTCCGATACTGAAAACTAATTAGAGAGGTAGATTATGTTCAACGAAAGTGATTTTTTGCGTTACATGGAATGGGTGCATTCCGACCTTGATTTGCTTAATCAAGCAGAAAATTTCGATCAGTTCTGTGACCTTAAGCTTGCCAAGGGTGAACGGGAAAAGCTTGTAGCGTTCTACCGCAAACACACTGATGTGCGATCGCAATTTCCTTATGCAAAGCGATTTCCCGGAGTGCCGATCCATACTGTACTAGCCTTTCCAGCCGTGGATAAGCTAGAAGACCTATTTACTCAGTACTGCTGGGTAGAAAGAGGAGCCAAGAAACCCCCTCGCACCTTTCGTATAGGGCTGTCTAGTGTCAAAAGCCTAGATGCTCCATTGAATTACTCGCTGTATGCGAGACAAACCCAAATGCTAAGAGAACACATCATGGGCGCTATGGTAACTCGTAACACTTTCCATTTTGAGCTGAGTGAATGGAGTAGCGGCAATGTAATGCTCTACTTGCAGTATGACCAACTTATCTCTAGCTTTTGGATAGCTGTCCTACCTCCTGAGTCCCTAAAATCTATTCCCCTTATCATCAGTAACAAGCATGACAATTAATTACATGTCAACCGAAAATGAAGCATGGAAATGGCTGTACAGCGATCCGTATTTACTTGCAGAGTGCAAAGACTTTGATGAATTCTGCGATCGCAAAAAAGCTCAAGGCGATCGCTTGGCTAACTTCTACCGTGGCTTGCCCTGGCTGGGGAGTCAGCTTCCTTATGCCAAGCGCTACCCTAACAACCCGCTGAATAAGTGTCTAGTTTTTCCAGCAGTCGATAAATTGGAAGACTTGATTGAAGATTATCTTTGGCAGGTGTCTTCTAATAAAGACAAACCAAAAGGCATGTTATTTATCTCTATAATACATGCCAAAACCATTGACAGAGATGGACACTGGCTTTACGTCAAGGTCAAACCAGAGATTGAAGAGTGGGTTAAGTCTGGAAGTAAGGGGCGAACACAATGGAGCAGTACTACCCTAAAAATTGTCGAGCGCTCTGATGGGCTTTTGGTTTTGTGGAATTCAGGAGTCATTATCTCTTCGCACTGGATTGCACTCATGGACATCGAGCAAATTAACAACATCCCCAAACCACCAGTAGAAGGCTAATCATGAAAACGTCTATCGAGAGAAATAACATACTTCGAGATTGCTTGCACAATATGAGTGCGAGAAGTGGGGCAACAGACCTGTACTGCAAAGGTATGTTAGTTGGGGTTGTAGGAGCCTTGGCAGCATTCGGCTGGGAACCTGATGAAGCGCTGAAATACTACAAGGAAAACTTTCCAGCGGATTGCCGTCCGTGGGAAAGCTTCTTTCCTCCAACCTGGGATCAATCAAGATAAAGTTCCAAAACCACAAAAGTAGGAGTAAGGCAGATGAATTTCATTGAAGCAATCAAGAAATCCATTGAGGAAAAGATATCACTCAAATGGACAAATTTCATAGGAGCGGGGTTTGCCGCTGACGACATCACAAGAGTATGGGATTATCAAGAGGCTGCTGGTACATTCAAGATGCAAAGAGAAGGGAATCCAAAAACATACTTCATGAGCTTTGCTTCAAAACTCAAGGATCAAGGTGTAATGAATTTGCGGGAGCTTGAGGAGTTACTGAAGTGGGCAGAAGCAAACCCAGGTGAATTACCTCACCCTGTATTTACGCTACACGACGCAATTAAAAACAAAATCACTCTCGAAGAAAGGCACAAGGCAGGTTTCTTGAGGGTATTCAGCAAGGGAGTGAGACAGGATAACAAGAAAAGGCTGAAAATTTTCATTAAAAATCCAAGCAATTATGCCAATCATGAGCGTTACAAAATGATTTTCTTTGATGATTATGGAATAGATTGCCAGTATGTTGCGGGGGGAGAATATCGCCTAGAAGTGGCTGACATACGCAAAAGAATCTGCTCTCAGGTTGAACTGTAGAAAATAATTGGGAAGATTTGATTATGAAAGTCAAAATCAAAGATAACGCTGCAACTGTTTACTGTTCTTATTTTCAAGAACAAGAAATTCCTAACCGGGAATGGGTAGCTATTTTGGAGAAAATTCAAGGCAAAGTATTAGATGTTGAGAAAGTTTTTAGCGAGGGACAATGTGATCTAATTGTAGAAGAAGATGTATCGAGGTTGAAATGTGTTCACGTTAGTACAGACATGTTTCAGCAAATCACTATCCATAAAGACAAAGGACTTGCTCTAGAATTCAATGTGACGGATAAACGGACTTTACTTGACTTGAAGCGCAAAAGCAACCCAATGATCATATCTGTAGAAAAGCGCTTAAAAGCCAATGTCCCTGACTGCATAATCTACTACAAAAAGGATTTCACATATCCTCCGGAAAAAGATTTGTTCTGGTATCGCTGGGGAAAATCTTTCCTAATTGCACACCAAAATCTAAGGCTCAACCCACAGAAGTAAAAGGAAATAGTCATGAGTGATTCATTGAATGACAAGGGTGATTTTGACCACGTTAGCGTTACATTTAACAACAATAACGGTGAAGCGCGTAAATACACTGCCGCTCAGAGCTTGCCTGATGACTTGCGATACATCCGCAAATTGATTTGTAAATAACCACTAGGAGCAATACCGATGTTCATGAATGCAGACATGGAGCTAGAAGCAACTGAATGGTTGCATAGTGATGCAGCACTGCTTGCCCAGTGCAAGGACTTTGATGAGTACTGCGATCGCAAAAGGGATCAAGGTGATCCTCTTGCAGACATCTACCGAGAGATTACTTGGTTAGGGACACAGTTTCCTTATGCTCAGCGATACCCAGACAGACCGCTACCAAAGTCCCTAAAATTTCCAGCGATTGACAAGATGGCAGACCTGTTTACTGAGTACTACTGGCTGGATTATGACAAGAGACAAACCTCAACGATACCAGAAGGAACCCTCCGAGTATCGACCTTCTATGCTCCCACCTTGGGGAACAAGAAGCATTTGTTTGTTAAGCCTACCGAGGCTGTACAAGCATACATGGATCAAAGATGGGAACCAGAAGCGTCGAACCTAAATATCATTGAACATCGAGACGCAGTACTTGTAACGTGGTCGTCAAACATTATTGCTTCAACACACTGGCTTGCATATATGGAGATAGACCAGTTGAAAACCATTCCATCATGCAAATAAAGGGGATAAGTATGACACAACCCGAATAATTTGTCTTCAGCGTAATCATTGCCTAGCATGGCTTAACAGTAGTGCTAGGTATTTAACTAAACCAACGCTGGGGAGACATACTAAGAAAGGAGCAAACAATGAAAGTGATTAAGACCCGAATCATTCCACCGCAACCAGAACGATCAGAGGAATATGTTGCAGATATTACTTGTGACCTATGTTCCAGGGGGGGGGGAGGAAGACAAATGCACAATCAATCAATAAGTTGGTCTGACAAAACAGATCTTTTTGATATTGATCTAACAACTATAAGGAGGGAAGAAGGGAAGAGTTATCCAGAAGGAGGTTCTACAGAAGTAATGGAGTTTCATATATGCCCAGACTGCTGGGATGTAAAGCTAGTCCCGTGGCTTACAAGTCAATCAGCTAAACCAACCTGTTTTGAAAGGGATGTGTAAGAAGAATAATATGTCAATTCAAATCTTGTACAGCGACTATTACGAAAGAGAATTCAACTCTGTAGAGATAGGTATCGCACTAAACCATTACTTAGACTGGTGCCGTGCAAAAGGTTCTTCCCCTGAAGTTTCTCAACTGAATGAAATAGATGATCGAAACATAGATCATGTGCTTTATCATGCAGAGCTTCAAGGATATGTTATTGACGAAGACTCAGAACAATTGGATGATGAATCATGAGACTCAGGCTGGTACGACCATACACATCTAAGACCGTTGATGGGGAAGATTATGAATACCCCAACACATGTTTTTGTGACAAGTGCGATCGCACAATCATAATCGCATCAGACAAACCGCCAGTAGTGGCGGACTTGGATAATGTTGATACTTTCTACTGCAATGATTGCTACTACATGGAGTATCCTCAGCCGCACCCCTTTATTATCGACATTAATGAACAGGAAAAGGATGGTGGATATATTCCCGCTCATGGGGATGTGGTCTGGGTAGCCTCTGTTTGCCCAGTGAACTACCTTGAAACAACACATCCCCCACGTTGGTACAAGGCTGTGGTTAGCCACGCTCCTAGCCCTGGAGATGCAGGTAATTTTGGGATATTCCACACAATAACCTTCCCGGAAGGTACTGTAGGCAGGATGTATACCCAGGCTCAGGCGATTATCAATCCTGATCTGAGACTCCATCGCTAAAGGTTTGCTTAATTCGTTACGTCCAGTGCCAGTAGTAATCCTGCTGGCACATATTGTTTTTAAGGAGATTCCACATGGTAGATGTTCCGTTTTATGAAAAGACCCTTCCTGTTTTACGGGGACAAATGGGGAAACATGTTTGGTATGTAGCCTCCATAAAGCTGGATGACCTATCGAGACTATTTAATTTCGACACAGACATTGCAGCAGAAGACAGAGCGCAGCGGGAGCTGAAACCTGCAAAGGTAAAAGGCATATCCGAGTATATCCAAGACAACATTGAAGAATATGTCTTCAGTGCGCTTGCCGCTTACACCACTCTTGATATAGAGTTTTCTCCTTTTGAGGAGGATTTTGGCAGGATTCACGTATCAACAGAAAGCGGGATGTTCTGGCTTGACGGTCAACACCGCTGGGCTGGGATCTGCAACGCAATACTTAAGGCACAGGCTTTGAAAAAAGATAGTGTGCCTGTAATAATCTTTCCAAAAACAACGCTGATAAGTGCAAAGCAGATGTTTTCGGACATCAACGGCAACGGATCTCGCCCTAACAAATCAGTTGTTGCAGGGTTCAATCTGCGAGATGAAAATGCAATAATCACGGAACAGCTCATCAAAGAAGTTCCGATATTCCGGAATTTCACTGATGGGCAGCGGACTAATCTCAAGAAGTCATCTCCCTGTCTATTCGCACGGTCAGCGTTGTATGACGCTACCAAGATCCTCACCAAGAATCTTGCCTCCAACCAAGCAGCGTATGTTAAAGGCTTCTGGAAGGTAATAGCACTCAACATCCCGGTATGGGGTCAAGTGCTGAAAGGGACTGACCCCAGAGAAGTGCGGTTAAAGCAAATCTGTACGCACAACATAACCATTCTTGCTTTAGCAGAGATTGGGAGTCAAATCAGCCATAAGTTTCGAGACAATAAGGACAAGACAAATTTCAAAGAGATGGAGGTTTTTCTTCTACCCTTAAAAGGTATTGATTGGTATCGCACCAACCCCGATTGGGAAACCCGGATTTTGTCTCACACTAAGGCAATCCAAGCTAATTCACAGAATCTCAAGCGCCTAGTTATATACCTCAAGTTCTTTCTGGGAATGCACTTGGATAAAGAGGAAATCCAGTTAGAGAATGCCTTGTCTGATCTACTGCAACGTCCAAAAACTCCGGCAGAGGATGAGGCTTCCACCATAGAAGTAGCTGCTCAACCTGTGGAGACTTCTCCAGCAGCACCAGCAAAAGCTTCCCAACCCAAGAAGCCCAAGGAACCCGCTCAAGAAGCTGCTAAGTAGATACCCATCACCCTGCATCCTCTCTGGGGATGTGGGGAGTTATTCTGCAATTAGAAAGTCATCAGGAGATAATGCATGACACAATCTACGCAAGAATTACGACGGTTCCGACTTACCGAAGATTGGATAGCCGTTGTCAATATAAACTGCCCACGGCATGATGACGAATCCCGCTTTAAATACGCTCAGATTCGTAGTCAAGATATGGAAAATACAGTTTTACACTATGCCAACTTTGACATAGTAGATGAGAACGGAATACCTCATCCAGGATGGCGCAATGGTTGCCCAATAGCTTTGAAAGAATTAGGTGAAGAGATTGAGATTCCACTTGCTTAGTTGACGGGGCTTTGACGGGGGGAGCGCATCCTACACGCTCAAACAAACTAACCTAAGTAAAGGAGAATACGATGGACTTATCAAAGATTGATGTTACTAAGATCGATGTAGCTATCGAATGCCTTGAAGAAGATACTTTGCCACATGGATATTTTGCGACAGGAGATGAAGCAATAGATAAAAAGTTGGCAGACGGTATTTTAGAGGACTTGCAAAGCAATCCTTGGGCATGGTGCATAGTAAGAGTTGTCGCCACTTATCAAGAGTTTGAAGGTAGTTCTTCCCTAGGAGCCTGTAACTATTCCGGTGAAGAGAGTTTTAAGTCGAGTGTATACTACCCAGAATTGGTAGAACAGGCAATTGAAAACCTTGTAACTCAACTACAAAAAGCAGAAAATGCTCTTGATGAATTGAGTATCTAAACGATGTTTTCAGGGATGTCAGTCGGCATCCCTTTTGTCATTTAGTGGAGAACAAACATGACGATTTCAGAGTACCGTTACACACAAACCCCTGTGGGCAAAGTTGCAATTATTGTTAACAGTGCGACAACTACTTGTTGGCAGTGGAGTCCTACAGACACAATGAACGAAAAAGGAGGGGAAACATCAGGACTGGTATTGATTGATCGTGTTTATTACACAGGCATGATTCACATGAGTCTTGATAATGGAAAATGGGATGCATACCATGCCTCTTTAACTCGATCTGATGGTAGCGGCAAAAAAGTATCATCATCTGCCCTTAAAAAATTCAAGCAAGCTGCCTTAGACACTGTGGAAAAATGGTGGAAGGAAAACAAGGAATTCATCGACAAAATTGAACACCAAGATCTTACGGAACAAATCAAAAACCTGGAAGGGAAAAGGAAAGAATTAGAAGCAAACCTTGCTAACATAAAATTGCAGCTATCAGAGCTAGAAGCTAAGCGCTCAAATCTGACCACAGTTACAACAAAAAGGAGTGAACCCAATGCCTAACATCAATACAAACGAATTTCTTAAAGCGCTTGGTAACACCTACATTGCAAAGGGATGGGTAACAAAAGATCTCAAGGAAGAGGATTATGTTGCAACCATCAGGATTCCCGTTATAAAAATGGGTTTAACTGATGGAACATACATGGATGCCAAGACTATCCGGGATAATAAATTCGCTTTGCAAGTTCACATAACTAAGGAGCAAGCCAAGAATCTCCTGAAAGACCTTGAAGAAGTATTTAGGTTGGAGGAAGGCGAAAGTATACCAACCAACCCTGAAGAGAATACAGACATATAATTTAAAGGGAGGTTGCGATAGACCTCCCTTTGACATTCTCTAACTTGACTGCTTTATCACCCTCCCTTTAACCTTTATTTCCTCTACCCAAACTTTCATCTCAGTCCCGTCATCGGATGATAGGGTCAGAATTAAAGAGCCTGATCCTGTCATTTCAAAGTTTTTTTCAACATCGACTTGCAAGGGTTCGGGGCATATTGATCCATGCATTTCAACCACAAAATCATTGTCTTTCGACTCATTATTCATACTGCAACTCTACGAATACCTGGATGTTTCCCACCTACGACCTCGTTTTGAAGTCGGTAGGCTTCCCGTCGTGTCATGGAGGCGTACCCAATACTACCATCTGTATATTCTATTTCCACAGTAACAATTTCATTTAGCCCTGCCTCTGTAGTTTCCATTGCACCCTAGTTAATAAAAACAGAAATAATTGTATGACAGATTTAGTATGGATTGATCAGGTGCGTGATGAAAAAAGAGATCCCATAATAGTTACTAAAGTTATAGCTCCTATCCGAGAAAAAGGGATATTTCATCCATTCGACAAAGGGGTGTTAGTAGAAAATCAAAAAGGGACTCATTGGGGAATAGTTAAGGACATAAAAGAATATTATCAAGAAATGCAAATTGCTTGGTGGAAGGAGGGGGCTGACTCTGAAATTGAGGAATATGAATGGGTTACAATTCCTTGGACTTTCACCACACCTTTACCACTATTTCGACCAGGATGGACACTCCTGGAAATCCCCCAAACAACAGTACTGCTAGAAAATGGAGAGATTACCACGATTAAAAATGAGAGATTTTTCCTCAAATATTCTGAGGATGGTAACTATCACATTTCCAACCCTTCTTGGTATTGGATATTTCCTCAAGAAGATTTTCCAGGCATTCCCTTGGCGTGCTTGGTAGAAATCCCTGCTCCCACGGCTACGGCTATCGAGGGCACTAAGGAGGTGCTGACCCCTATGGATATCGGGTGTAAATTATTGGGGTATTTGCAAGACAAGATTCCTTGTCATTTTCTCGATCAAATCTACCGGAACATGGAATGGGAGCTGGACTTAAAAGAGGTAGGTAGAACCAATTTGAGCAAAGAGTTTGTTGAATTCAGTGACGAAGACTTTGATTTGGGCTGGGAGCGCTTCATCACGGATACCAGTAAATTTTACTTCCAGCGCTGGGGAATATTCGGCATCAAAGAAGGGAATCTGATCAGGGACAAGATGGGCGCTAAGGGAATAGTGTCCACAATAGATGTACGAAAAGAATTGATTTTGGTTGAATGGATGGACAGTGAAAAAACATCAGTACATCCAATTGAAACCTTTTTTGAGGAATTCAAGGAAATCCTGGCTATCCAGGTATCGGACAATATAGCCTATTACTGCGATCGCGCTAGTGGATACTTGGAAATTTTCATAGGTTTCAAGTATAAGTATCAAGCCTACAATGCAGAGTATCTGGTGAGGAGACTGGTAAAATCCAACTCTGCTGGAACAAATAATCTAGGGAGATTGGGAAGAACTAAAGCCTCTTGGGTGAATAAACTCAGGGAGGCTTCAAATCCCACCAAATACAAGTTGCACTACCACATCACCGAATTCAAGAGTAAAAAAATAGAAACAGTTCTAAAATCATTACCAGATATTGCACTAGAAATAGTGCAGTTGAATGAAAAGAATCACTCAAAGAAGGACTACTAAAAATGCAGTGCAAATATTGCCGAAGAGTATTGGTTGGTGGAATGAGAATGAGTGGTGACTTTCGAGGAAAGAAAGGAACCAAGTGCGACGACGTATGCCCTAACTGTGGGGCAGCGTTTTGTTACTTCCTCGCTGACGGAGGAGGGCAGTTCTGGCAGGACTGGGATGAACCGGGAACCCATCCCCGATCAGATGGGACTTACCTAAGCGTCAACATATCTGGCATCTATGGCAACTCTCGATATTCCATCATCAGCGGTTTAATCCCTGATTCCCTCGAAGTCTTCATCGACGGCATTCAGATGACCAATTTGCTGGGCAGCGGACTCGATGAGGCTGTGATTCTTGCCCAAACCATGATTGAGCAGGACGTGCCTAGAAAGGTTCGACTACTACAGCAAGGGCTGAACGAATACGATGAATGGCTGCAAGCTGGCTCCAGTGATGCTGAAGCAAGTACTGAATGAAGACGGAACCCTTCCTTGACTCTTGGCACTCTACCGTACCAACTATATATATAGAAAATACCGATGGAACTACCGAGCAACGCCTATTGCATGAGTGAGCGCTGGTGTGAGGCACTGGAAACCTACCCAGATGGTTATGAACAACCCATAGTTATTGGCGTAGACCCCGGCTACGGCATAGTTTGCGAAGGCGACTGCTTTCACCTGTGCTGTCTACTGGAAGATCGAGAAGATGAATTCCCTTTTTAGTCGTCTAGAACACAGACACATTCTTGTTGTTGTAATACAGAGAGCAATACTGTAATACACAGCCGACACAATGTAATACGGAAAACCGGGAGTAAGTCTCTACCCAAGTAGGGACTTTTTTATATCTTGCCTCGCAAAAATCATTCTATTGACAACAAGAAAATCAGTCCTAGGATAGATGTTTCTAAGTGGAATGACATAGGAGTGAACATAAAATAGGCTCCATTTAATCGTGATCACACGGATGACAAGTATACAACGTCACAATTGAAGTTCCGTATAAACACTCGGTACAACCCCTGCTGAGTCGGCTACTATGGATTTTGTGAGGGAAAGGCGTTCTGCTTAACACAATTCCAGTTAACAGTCCACCTTCCTTAAAGAACCTTGACAATTCAACCTCCAGCCGTTTCTTAGGGAGCGGAAACCTGCGGTGTACACTGAAGGGTGCTTAGAGTCTTTCTAGAGTACCGAACCAGATAACACGGGCGGAGGAGTAGGAGAAGTAGGGACTATTAACTCGCTGCTGTCTCCTCACCTGGGAGAGCTGTACACTGAGCGGATTATTCCACGAGTGGGTTAAACCACGTTGGTCTGCTTTAGATAACTGACACCACGGCAGAGATGGATTATGCCTAATGTCCCCAGACTTTTTCTTTTGTCCTACACCTCATGTAGGTAAATCATGATTCAAGGGTGTGTCGAGCTGGATGATTCTGTAAAAGATTTTCCAGCACTCAAACAAGAGGGTATGGGTAGCATTGCTAGTCCATTACCTTTACGAAACACAGAGATTATCCCTGCTCATTTTTTTGAGAAAAGGGCACCAAATCTTAGCATACGGGCACGTTCTAGAGCCTATCGACTGAGAAAAACACAAGCTGAATATTCTTTTCAGCTACTTCAAGGGGGATCTATTATATTATCTCCTGCCAATCAGTCTTGTCCTAGTAAATGTGTATGCATAGCTAAGGTGACATGCATAGAGCATTATACAAACACTAATGCTTTACGAGTAAAGTGGGAGTTCACGTCTGCTGGGAACAAATATGTATTCTTAACAAGAGCAATCAATGTTTTTGTGAGTAATATTTTCCGAGAGACACCTTTCCTTGCCTTTGCTCGATATGTAGGTAACTGCCCAGTTTTCACGGTTGATGCAGAAAGATTTTCTCGCAGACAAAAGCAGCGACTTATTAAATGGGCAAGCTGTGAAGCATTGTATCAGCCCTTACCCATTCAAAAAAAATTACGAGGATGGGTAAAGCAGAAGAATTACGAGGAAATCCTCCATTATAAATGGGGATTGGAGTCTGAATATTAGGACTCTATTGCATATAACGTATACAACATCTACTTTCATTAGACATCAGGGCAACGATTGTGACTGCAACCCTAATTAAGCCTCCAAGTGAGGAATTGCACTCAAGTAATTTACACCTATCTGCATTGGTAGATCTTCTAGGGAAAAACTATCCTCATGTCCATGCAGATTTTTCCGGACGAAGTTATATTTCATTGACGGAAACCATCGGGTATCTTGGCATAACTGTACCCCAAAAGAATTCCCTCTACAAAATAATTCAACGCCACTCACAGGACTTATCAAGAATCCTTGGGATACTGTACCTTCCTCCCACTTCACATGTCTATGCAATGAGTCGCAAGGTTCATTGTCGGGGGTACAAATATACTCCAGGAGCAGTATATGGTATAACGCTGCCAGCGCTTGCGTTCTTGTTGTGTATCTACAACAACCGCTTTGCCCGTAAGATTGGCTGGGTAAATGTAGCCAATCACACCTATGAGCAGAATGCGATTCGACTGCTAGAAAAGTTGGATCAATAAAAGTTTCCAATCGTCAACTACAGTGTTAAGAACCTCCTAGTCTGGTGCTAGGAGGTTTTTTTATGGGGAATACAGCATAGATCTGTCCGGAGTCAATACTTTGCTAACAACAACAAAACTGCTGTCCCCACCTATACAGGTTTTGCGGACAAGTACAACCCTTTTCCCAATCGAGATTTACCTACCAACCAGCAGGGAATACCATACGATTAACATCGTATCTTCTCGAATGCTTTTCCCAATATTGGGAGGCGAATCCAAAAGAGAGGATGCGATCAAGGGGTATCTTTTGTATGCCTTACGCAAGTTCATCAAAACCGAAATTTGTGAAAGACAATACATCTTTGGTATTGACAAACTGAGAACTGTCGAATTTGATTTTGTGGAAGGGGATAATGACAGGCTGCTTCAATTGACTATCAGCATGGATTACAGTAAGCCCAATAAAGCTTACGAAGGAATCTTCTATTTCCAAGGTTCCAAATTAGATCGGGTAAACTGCCTCCCTCCTAGCATTTTTTCTGGACTTACCGAAAGCTTGAAAGCATATCTTCAACTTGAGGGTTACGCCTATGTCCGCCAAATATCTGAACTCCAAATCAAGGACGTAAGGCAGTTGACAGGTACTTCATTAAGCGAAAAGCAGGAAGTTCTACTGTTTGAGGTTTTATGCGATCGCATACCACGATATTTCATGTATCTGTACGGGGTGCATCTGTGCCAAGAAATACCTTCAAAACTATTCACAGACTATGTTTATGGAGCCTGAACTCAGTTATGACCAGCTTCGAGCAGCCTATGAAGATCAAGGAAAGCGCTTAAAGGAGCAAGAAAAACTACTCCAAGACTACAATCCTTCTAAGGTGACATTGACTCAGATCATTAATAATGAGCTGAATAAATACAACCCTGAAGGTGGGATTATTGAGCCAATCGCTTTTTTAAGTGTGCTTTTAGCAAAAACCACGGTCTACGATTTGAAGTCTTTTGCTATCACCATTGAGAATAATCTTCTTTGGCAAAATGCTCCCCAAGAGAGGCGAGAGCAAGTCTTACGCAGACTGATCAAAGATTATGCAAAGGATTTGTACATTCGGAAAGAATCTATCAAGTCGGAGAACGCTTCTCCTCCTGCAAATCCTCTGTAAAAAGCGAATACAATAGAAATAAGATTTGATTTAGCGCATCAACGTTTAGAGATGCAATGCTACTCCACAAAAGCAATTGCACCAATATGCCTGAATCATCTGAACTGCTTTCAGATAAGCAACAAGAGTCTTCGTCACTTAACCTACCTATAGGTGGCAGAGTAGGAGTTACCCTCTCAAGTCCGGAATATGACAGTGATACTTTAATCGTCCCAGGTGCAAAATTTTTAGAAGCTTATAACTTAGATGTCAGAGATTTCGTAGAGCGTGACTATAATGGAGTGCGCTATATGTCATGGTCATACGCCTGGTATCTGCTCAAGCAGTATTTTCCCAACTATTATGTGAGTTTGGAAAAGCCGCTTAGTGATGAGGGAATAGATTACTTCCCTACCCCTGGAGGGGCTGTATTACGTCCGTTTGTTGTTGATGCAATGACGGGGAAACGCACTCAAGCGCTTTACTATCCAGTACAGGACTCCCGCCACAAGAGCGTAGCCACTCCTGACACGATGACTTTGAACAAGAACATCCAGCGTGCGTACACAAAAGCGATCGCATGTTATTGCGGAATTGGCTTAAGGCTGTACACAGGCGAGGACTTAGAAAACACAGAAAAACACTCCTACCTTGATCGAATCCGTGAATTAGCGGAAGAATATCGGGAGCTATATGGTGTGTATCCGGAACAGTACGATCAGATTCATTTAGGTCTTACCATCCCTCAGTTGACGACAATCGGCAAGGCAATTTCTGAGAAAGTTAAAGAAAAAACTGCTCCAGGAGTTGCTAAGTCAACTACCAATAAAAAGTGATGGAAGCCAAAGACATAGCAATCACAGTCATAAAACAAAAAGATGGCGTATGCCACGAACTTCAAGTTCTTATTCGAGCGACAATAGGGGAAGCGGTCGTAGAAGTCTTACAATCCATCGAATTGGATGGCTATCCCCTCCGGGCACGGTTCATCAAAGAAGTTTATTCTCCTGACGCTTTACTCTACAAAGTTGACGTAAATAAGCTCTTTCCTTTATCAGATGTTTTGAAAAAAATTAAGGATACTTTGCAGCAAAAGTATACTCTTGTAATGGAAATTTGATGAAAAGAAATACAACAAAAAATGATGACTGAATTCTCAATTTATGTTGAACACGATCCTCCTAAACGCGACGACTCCCGATGACGTTTTTTCTGAAACGGATGATAAAGGAATCATCACGTTTACTGCCGAAATTCCAGTAAAAATTGGTAACGTCGCAAGCCTCAAAGCAATATATAAAACGAAGCTGGGAGAGCTGAAACCTACCACTACCTACACAATGTTCGGCATTCTTAAGGTTGATCCTACTCCTACCATTGAAATAAAATGGTTGGACGATCATTCCAATCCCACAAAGGAAGCCATGCTACTGGCAGTGGGTACGGTTAAAAACCTGAAGGAAGTGACTACTGATAATGACAGTTTCACCTCTGCAAGCCTTGCGTGCCGTGGGGATGAAAAAGATGCAGAGACAGGGTATTACAAGACTACCTGGGTAGGATCTACCATCCCAAAAGGCTTGGCTCCTTACGTGAATAAGGACACCGTATTAGCGGTTTATGGACGTGCAAAGTTGCATAATTCGGGAGACAAAACTTATGTCGATGTCTCTTCCATCCAAACCAAAATTGTTTCCAAAGGAGATGATAGTAACGGAGGAGCAAGAACCGAAGGGCGAACCACGGTTAAAGAAACCCCAGTCGTACCCAAAGCTCCCCCCAATCCTCTTTTTTAAGACCATTCTTCTTCGATAGATTAAAGCGGAAAGCTTCGATAGTCCGCTTATAAAAGCAGTCCTTCCGTGGAAAAAGAATGGTACGAAATTAATGGTCGAAAACTTTTTCGTGTTACTTCGATCATTGGTTTTTGTGAAAAGGCTGAGCAAAGTCCATCACTCCTGAATTGGCGGGAGCGAGAAGGGGAAGAGAATGCTGCAAGGATTACAAATCGAGCAAGCTCTATCGGCAAAAAAAATCACAAACTGTTTGAAAAGTTTTACGCTGACCCTCCAAAATTTCGTGAGTTATTTTACGAATATCAAACCAAAAGTGTCACTGACGAAATCTACCAAGATACCTTAAAGTACTGGCAGAATTGTGTAGAATTTGTTCGATTCTACAAATCAATGTTGAGTGAATTTCGAGTCGATTTTTTTGACCATTCTCTACAGCGAGGTTATGCAGGTACGGCTGATAGCTTCGGATACATGACAGAGAATGTACTCTTTTGGGATAAGCAATGTACCCAACAAATGAACATTGCTAACTCAAAGTTAGTATTCGACTTGAAAAACAAGGCACGGCATAAATTTGCAAAAGACCAGTATTTAATTAAGTACTGCTTGCAACTTGGTGCCTATAGCCTTGCCAAAAATACGATGCATCCTACGAGAGAGCCTGTACTAGAAGGCTTAATCTTAATTGCATCACCTCGACAAACGAATATCCACTACCTGAATGAGGCAAAGCTGAAATTCTATCAACAAGAGTTTCTGAATTGCTTGGATTATTTCTACCGCAAAGACAAATCTTACGATTGGAAAGATTTGGAATTGCGTTGTGGATACCGTTGGGATGCTGAGCTGAAACGTCCCTTTTTCGACAAGGAACACACACTACCGACAAGAGTTTATCTGCAAGGAGCAACAAACCAATGACCTACGATATCCGCAATTACATTGATCAACTTACTGTGATTAGTGAAACCAACTCTTCCTACCGATGCGTGTGCCGTATCTGTAAAGGGCATTCGTTTCAAAATCAGTAAAAAATCAGGGGCATACCGTTGCTTTACCAACTTCTGCTCTCCGGATAAAATTCGGAAGATCATTAGTCCTAACTTTGTACCGACTCCAAAGGCATTTACCTATCAAAAGCCTCGGTATACAGGAGGAATTAAAGAACTAATTTCTCCCATTCCCCTCGATCTGAAAAATGCCACATTAGCGCGAACCCTTGATTATCATCGCCCAGTCCAGCGGGGCAATCGCATCTACTACTACTACGACCAGTACCGAAGATTAGAACGAATTGAGCAGCCGGATGGAAAGAAGATTTTTCCTCAATACTATGCTGAAGGGAAATGGGCTTATGGAGTAGATGGGCAATGGCAAGCTTATTGCCCAGTCATCTCAGCATCAGGCAATATCTTCCTTGGGGTGGAAGGAGAGAAAACTGTTCATTCGTGCCTGGAGCAAGGCTATGCAGCGTTTACGATTCCTATGCACTGCTGGGGAGAGGATGCCCTCTACCCAATCTTGCGAGAACTCAAAGAGCAGTATCAATTGTCTGGGATCTTGTACTGCCACGACGCTGACACCCCTGGACTGCTCAAGGCAAAGGCTGTTGTAAAACAAGCCTGGAAGCTAGGGATTTCTGCCACATACATCAACACATTAGATTTATTGAGTGAGGATCAACTATTAGAGTTTCCTATTCAAGAAGGTTTGGATCTTGCGGATATATTCTCCAAATTTCCAAGATTTAATCTTGAGTATGAACTTAGCCATAGAATCGAAATTACTTGATCAGGTCACGGCTTATGAGAAGAGAATTAAGCAGATTGTTGAGATCAAAGCGCATCAAGATCTGTCTGCTCTAGCAAAAGAACTTGCTGTTCAACGCCAAAAAGAGGATATCCTTGCAGAGTTTACCGAGGTTTTCGGGATTGATTTAAGGCGGATTATTGATCGACACATCATGCTGATGGAATCCGATACTATTCACATATCGGATAAGGCTCATGATGTTTTTGAGTTACAGGAGTTCTTGAAGCAAAACTTTCAAATGTCCTGGCTTGCCTTGAATTACTTTACTTCTGGCTCTTTGTATTTTTTGGCAGGGCGTGCCAAGGCAGGAAAAAGTGAATTTTCCAACTACCTTGCAAAATGTGTAGTAACAGGACAACCTTTTTTAGGAATGCCTGTGAAACAAGGAAACGTTCTTTGGTTTCAGCTTGAAGAAAGTAATGCTTCTTTAGCACGTAAGGCTAAGAGACATGGATTCAAGGACATCAAATCTCCCTACAAAATCCACATAGTCCGCTCTTTGGATTTGCACAATGATTTCGCAAAATTAGAGCGCATGATAAAAGAAGTCAAGCCAGCGGTTGTATTTCTGGATACGGTTCGAGCGGCTATGAGTGCTAGTGGAATTTCAGAAAAAGCAACTGAATATGCTGATGCTTTCTATAAGGTACAGGCATTAGCAATCAGAGAGAATACTACAGTAATTTGCTTGCATCACCGAAATAAAGCCTCAGCAAATCAGGGTGGAGGAGGTGATATTTTAGATTCCGTTGCTGGCACCAGCAAGCTACTAGGAATTGGTGATGGAACAGTAATTCTGGAAAGAGGAGGAAAAGATACAACTACTTCCCTGCATTTTATTACTCGTGACACAGGCAGAAAAACTTTTGTTGTCGCCCGAATTATCGGCAAAAACCGAACTATTGATTACGAGTTGCGCGAAGAAAAAGACGTTGACGAAAATGTATTGCAGGTTGAAAAACAGATCATTCGGGTTCTTCTGAAACATAATTCGATGACGGAAGGGCAAATCAAGGAACACATATCAAGCTTTGATTTTGATAAAGCTCTGGATAGGCTAATTGAATCGTTTATTATTGACTATGAAACGATTGATGATCGCCTACATTTTCACATTCCTAAAGAATCTGAAGGGCTATGGAAAGGCTTTTTAGGTTCTAGTTTGGAGCGTGATATTGCCCTCGCAAATCAGTTGAGTGAACTTGCAACCCCAGAGGAAATACGAGCATTCACAGGAGATTGGTCGGCAGAGGATAAAGAGCGAATTTGGAAATTATTGTCCAAAGAAAAGGAACAATTCCCTCTCTTTTTAATCCTTAATCCCCCTAAATGGAATGGATTAGAATTGGAGATGGAAGGCACAGAGCTTATCGCAAAACCTGTACGGTATGACGACGATAAGGCAACCTATGTTTATAAACTTTTTGATTCACAAGGCGAGGAATACAACAGCACAGAAATGATTGAGAAAGAACTAGAAAAGTATGGCACCACAAGCCGAATCGAACACGAAGCAGTACTTGAAGGGCAGACTATTTGATTTCAGAAACAGGTTTTTTGTACTGGGTGAAGATAATTTTGAAATTGAGGTTTCACCCTCCAAAGAAGCAATACAGCAAATCCAAGAGCTACCCAACCGAAATAATCCGGTAGTGTTTGAAGGGCGATACGAAACATACCGAGGTGCCCCACTCCTCAAGCTTCGATATGCATCTCTTGTAGACATAGACGATTACACTCCGGAGTTTGATATATCAGTCAAGGTTTTTGCAGTTTATAAGAATTGCATACGTGACTACAACCAAGAATATAACTACCTGCTTTCCAATGTGAAAACTGACAGCGGATTCTATAAATTGAAGCTGAATTTCACAGAGCTACCAACAACAGAATTAGTGACCAATCTTGTCACCTTCCGGGTACATCGAAAAGCAGATAAATTAATCGCTACCGACATTCTTGAAATCAGAGAATTAGCGTAGCTGTTCAGGGAGTGGTTTGATACTCCCTTTATCATTTTGAGAAAAGAATGAAAGTCGCTTCAAATGGCTGTAATTATTGGCAGTTTGATCACGGTATGGCATTTCTTGAGAATAAGTCTGATGCTTTAACGATTAAATGCCGAAAACGTGACAAAAAAACAAATCAGTATAGAACTGTTAGCTGGCTTCAGGTTTCATGGAGACAGTCACCTGTCAGGGTGTATGCCTGGTCAAGAAGGAAGGGATTGCGGAATGTGACTTATCTGCCACTACAATCTTTGTTGATGCAGACATTGAAATTTATTGGGCATGGGGGAAATGTTACTGATGTTTTACATTCCTACCAACACCGAATGAAAGAAACTATCTACCAAGAGTTTGCAAAACATAACCTCAAAATTAAAGACAAAGAGTTTCCTGCCTATTACTATTGGGCTGGTTTTGATTGGTTGGATTACTATATACACTCACAAAATCTTCCTTACCTCAATAATTTTCATGGATTCCACAAGGACTTAGCCGGAAGCCTTTCATTACCTCTCCCAAAAATTCTCAGAGAGGGATTAAAGGTTAAGGACGGAAATTTTAAAGAAGTCGTTCATCGTTGGTTTGGACGGAGCAATAAACAGCTTGTAAAAAGGCTGGCTAATCTATTGGGAAATCCTCTGTATGACAATCATCGGGTTTTGGGGAGAAACCTGAACCTAGTTGCACTTGCCATTTATCTGAGCAAGGACTGGGCGATTGACTATATCTATGAAATTTTAGATATTTTCTCTCAATTTCGATCCCAAATCAATATCAATGAATTGCATGAATTCCTGGCAAATTACACACCTCGACACGTCATTGATTCATTGAATCGCAACGCTGATAATTTGGCATACCTTTCTACAATCGTCAAGAATTATCCTAAGTTAAAAAAGGCGGGAATTCCTCTACCGAAGCGACTATATAATTTACACCGATTAAATACTAGGATAAACAACCAAATTCAAATACATGAGGCAGGTAAACGATTGGATGACAAATTACCAAATTCCTACTTCTACTTAGACGGTCTTCTTGTCTCGGAAGAACATAGTGATTTGGAATTTACAATCCCCAAAACTGTCGGTGATTTAGTTGACTGGGGAGATGAACTCTATAATTGCTTGGGAGCGTATTGGTACAGGGTTGAACATCGCCATTGTGATCTAATTGGATTAAAGCGCAATGGAAAATTGGAGTATGCATTAGAATTAACTCCAGATGAACGGGTTGAAACTTTTTTGGGATACCGCAACAGAATCCCTTCTTTTGAAGATGATTCAATAGTTAGCAATGAATTAGAAAGGCATATTGCTTATCGCAAGTCATTAATAACTAGCAAAAATGATCCAATCCCTGCAACAGCTCCAATGCCCTGGTAAGCATCAGTACATTACCGAGTCAATCCCAGATGACGTTATTCAGGCAATCCGAAAGGAATCTATCGTAGGGTGCGACACAGAAACGACAGGTCTTGATCCACACAAAGACCGCTTGCGATTGCTACAAATTGCTGTTCCTGGTACGGTGTACGTTTTTGATTTCTTCAAGCTCAGTAAGGATGAGATTAGAAAACTTGAAGGAATATTTAAGGGAAAGCTTTCAGTTATTCTTCACAACGGTATTTTTGACTGCCAGTTTTTGTGGAAGCATGATATTGACTTATCGGACGCAAACTTCATCTTCGATACGATGCTTGCGTCTCAAATCGTGCATAACGGATTAGCTCTAAAACACTCGTTAGCGGCTGTAGTAGAGAGAGAATTGGGGCAAGAGTTATCAAAAGAACAGCAAGCCTCGGATTGGTCTAAAGCAGACCTGTCGCCAGAGCAACTAGAATACGCTGCACTTGACGTAGAAATCCTCTTCCCTCTAAGAGAAAAATTGTTTCTCGAACTCATTTACTACGAGTTAATCGAGATTGCCAAAATAGAATTTCAGAATGTCTGGACACTCGCCGCTTTAGAATATAACGGCATCTATATCGATATCGATCTTTGGGAATCAAACCTACCAGAATATGAAGCGAAGATTGAAGAACTTGAAAAAGAAATCCTGCACAATCTTCCTGGAGTATTTGTACAACCTTCATTTGGAAGGAAGAGCGATAAATACTCTGCTTCAATAAATAGTCCAAAACAACTGTTATTGAAGCTTCAAGAACTGGGGATTCCAACTGAAAGCACATCAGAAGGAGAATTAAAACTTCTAGATTCTGAGCAATATCCTATTCTGGAATTGATTGATAAATACCGAAAAACCTGTAAATTAGTTGGAACATATATTAAACCTTACAGGCAATTTATCAATCCTGTTACAAACCGAATTCACCCTAATATTTACCAGCTAGGAGCCTACACAGGAAGGATTGCTGCCACAAATCCAGCAATACTTACCATTCCTCGTTCAAATAACTTCCGTCGCTGCTTTAAAGGACAAGGGGACAACTATTACCTAGATCATGACTATTCCCAAATTGAATCCCGCTTAACTGCTGTAGAAGCTGGAGAGCAAAAAATGCTCCAAATCTTCAACAATGATTTGGATATTTATGTAGCTACAGCAGCCGACGAGAATAGTCTTACAATAGAGGAGTTCCATGCCCTAGAGTCCTCCATCAAAAAGGTTATGAGGCAGGGAGCGAAATCAGAAGTCTTGGGATTAGGGTTTGGAATGGGTGCGTTGCGATACCGGAATTACTGTAAAGAAGTATTTGGCATCCACAAAACCCTCGAAGAGGCTAAAAAGCAGCGGAATACTTTTTTGTACCGCACCTATCCTGGGCTTTCAGAATGGCATAAAAAATGTACTCACAACTATGAACAAAAAACCCAACTAACTAATCGCACTGGGCGCTTGTTCAGAGGAAAGATTACTTACAACAATGCGATTAATTATGGTGTCCAAAGTTTAGCGACGGACATCATGAAAGCAGCCTTGAATAATATATACTCTCACCTCAAAGAGTCGTATGGTGTCCCTCCACTTTTTGATCGTAGCCCTGTATTCCCGGTTGCGTACATTCATGATCAATGTACGTTGGAAGGGGAAAAGGCAGCGCTTGAAAAAGAAAAAGAAATCATTGAAAAAATAATGATTGAAACCGCTGAACAAATGATTGATTATCAAGTACGAATTAAGGTAGATGGGAGTATTGGTAAGGACTGGGCAGAGAGCCACTAACCTACTACCTACCACCTGTCGCTGCATACAACAAAAACGACTTAAACTATGCATGAAATCCGAGATTTCTGTACAAAAGCGCAATGGTTCCCTAGCACCTCTTGACATCAATAAGATCAAGCAGGTAATTCACTGGGCATCAGATGGGCTGGACGTTAACCCGCTAAAACTAGAAGCGGGAGTAGAAGGAATTTTCCATCAAGGCATTGAAACCCGTGCCATCCAAAACAATCTGATCAATAAAGCGGTTGCAATGACTTCCTTGGAAGAACCGGACTGGCGCTATGTTGCAGGACGCTTGGTAGTGATGAATTTGCGAAAAGAAACCATTCTTTTGAGAGGGTACGAATATTCACCACATAACTACCTTAATCATGTAGCCGCAATGATTGGTAATGGATTGTACTCGTCTCAACTCTGGGAATACTCAGAGGAGGAGCTACGGGAGGCAGGACAGTGGATGAATCTGGACTGGGATCTTGACTACGACTATGCAGGGGCTTGCTTACTGCAAAGTCGCTACCTAATGGTAGGTGAGCTTCCCCAGGAGATGTACTTGACGATCGCGCTACTGCTGGCATCAAAGGAAAACCTGGATAAGCGAATGTCCTTCGCCTACGATTTCTACTGTGCGATCGCTCAACGCAAGATATCACTGGCTACCCCGCTGCTCTTAAATCTTCGTCAACCTAATGGCAATCTATCCAGTTGTTTCATCATGTCGGTAGGGGATTCCATTGAATCGATCTACAACAACTTGCATCGAGCGGCAAGGATTTCTCAAAATGCCGGAGGGCTGGGAGTTGATGTGTCCCAGATTCGTGCCAAAGGTAGTTGGGTGCGAGGAACCGCCAATGCATCTAGTGGTGTTTTGCCTTGGATTAAGTTGTACAACGACACGGCTGTAGCGGTAAATCAGCAAGGACGGAGAGCGGGAGCATTCACAATCGCTCTGGGAATCTGGCATCTAGATATTGAGGATTTTCTTGAAATCCAGACTGAGGTAGGTGATATACGCAAAAAGAGCCTTGACATCTTTCCTCAAGTAATTATTCCTGATGCATTTATGCATCGAGTGGTCAGGGATGAGGATTGGTATCTTACAGACCCCTATGAAGTGAAGCAAGTCTTGGGGCTGTCCATTTCTGAAATGTGGGGAGCTAAGTTCATCATGGCTTACCGCTTAATTGAAGATGCGATCGCAGATGGCAGGATTACACTTTATAAAAAGGTGTCTGCGAAAAAACTGTTTGTCAAGATCATGCAAACGCAGATTGAGACTGGGTTGCCCTATATTGCCTTCAAGGATTCCATTAATCGCTACAACCCTAACAGTCACGAGGGTACAATCCCTTGTGTGAACCTATGTACGGAATCTTTCTCCGTCGTTCACACCGATTTAGCGTATCATGTCTGCAATCTCGTCTCTCTGAATTTGGGTAACATATCGGATGACGAGCTGGAAGGATTCTGTCAGCTATCAGTCCGGATGCTCGACAATGCAATTGATTTGTCCAAGGCTCCTGTAGCGGAAGCTGATAACCACAATTATCTGTACCGAGTGATTGGAGTCGGCACGTTGGGACTGGCGGACTGGCTTGCGTTAAGAAACCTGACTTATCGCAGTACTGGTACTAAAGAGACAGTTTCTCGCCTCTACGAGGATATTGCCTACTACTGCATTAAAACCAGTGCAGACCTAGCGACTGAGCGAATGCCCTACATGGCATTTGAGCATAGTTCTTGGGATTTAGGGCGCATGATTGGGAAATCATTATTCTGGTTTCAGGAAAATAGTTATGACTTTCCCCGCTGGAAAGCATTGCAAAAGCAAATCCTAAATACTGGAATTCGTAATTCTCAGGTACTTGCGATCGCCCCAAATACGTCATCAGCCTTATTGCAGGGGGCTACGGCTAGCATCTTACCTCCATTTTCCAGAATGTTCGTGGACAAGAATTCTAAGGGTTCTGTGCCCCTGCTCCCACCTTATATTAAAGAGCATTTCTGGCACTACCTAGAGAACAAATCTCTTGATCAGAAAATCATTGTAGATCTTGTAGGGACAGCGATTCAGCCTTGGGTAGATACGGGGGTGTCGATGGAATTGCTGTTTAATTTGAACAGCCCAGAGGTGACGGCTAAGTACATCATGGAAACCTTAATTGATGCCTGGAAAAAGGAATGTAAGGCTATCTACTATATCAGAAGTATCCAAAAAAATACTGAGGCGATCGACCGCTCCCAAGAATGCGAAATGTGTGCTGCATGAATGATGAAGAGGATTTGAAACGAATAATCGTTACCTACTGTCCTTTCTGTGGAGGCGATTCGATAGCTGCTCTGCAAGGACAGTTCATTTGCACAGACTGCAATGCCCGTTGGGATATTTCATCTACTACTGACGAAGAAGAATAGCTAATGCAAACACTTGACCTAACCAACATCGACAAGTACCACATAGCAAACTGGTTTTCCCATCACCCTGTAGACTTTGAAGGAGGACAAGATGAAATATACAACAAAGTACGGCATGACTTCCGATTAGTTGCGATCGGATTGTGCCAAACAATTCCTGACACCCCGGAACGGCAATTTGCGATCAACAAGCTAAAAGAAGCAATGTGGGCAGTGAATCACGCAATTGCTTGTAATTGGGAGTTACGCGATCCCAGTAAACGGATGTAAGAACCCTAAATAATTCAAGATTCAGAATACAACAACTAAGTTTAGAAATCCCCTTACCCATTGATAAGTTTAGACATTTGGCTTTGAGGAATTTTCTCAGAACAGATGCTTTATCATGGATGAAGAAACTTTATCAAGCAACGCTCTAAATGAGGAAGAAACAGACCTTCCTTTGCCTACAGAGATAGATCGAATTACAGCATTAGAGCGGCGTTTGATACGATGCGAAAAAGGGATGAAAGCAAACCGTGCATTTGCGGTTTTGGCTTTTGTAGCATCACCAATAATATTACCGTGGCTACTCTTTGAGTTATCCAATGTGAGTTTTAATTTCTACGGTTTCCAGGGGACATTAAATTCCCGAAAGTTTGAGATTACCAATGAAATGAAAATGTACACAATGATTTTGGGATTAGGTGGGCTTGGAGTATTGAGTAAGGAGAAGGTTGAAAAGCTCTTAGTAAAATAGGCTGCTTTTCTGCTTGTCCATTGTAGATTCACTCCTTACTTGGTTCCGCTCTTTATTTGTTCCCGCTAAAAAGCCCCTTCCTCCTCCTGCAATATTCCAGAATGTACCGCAAGCGTCAGACTGGAGGGAGGGGAAATCCTTGTATGCAGGATATCTACCACTAACCCGCAACAAAATCCACTATTTAGAATGCAAGCCTATTGGATATGCCGATAGACATGCTGTATGGAAACCAGGAATTCCAACTCCCACGCATACCATAAGCTTCTATTACTACAAAGCCGAAAAAGATAGCGTAAGAACAACAATTTTTGTTGATTTTTGGAACTGCAATGTTATTCGAGATTACAGCCCAGATTGGATTGCTGTAAAACGCCTCATGCCAGCGGTTTTCAATGAAATCATGTGGACAACCAAGCAGGAACGTATTAAAAGCCCTGTAGCAATTGAGCTGGATTTATCTCCAATTTCCCTTTTACTGAAAGGAGAGTTGTCCGAACTTCATTGGAAAACATATATCGCAAGCACGTTGAAAAACATTCCATTAATAGACAAAAAAAGTAAATGATCGCAGCACTGCCAACAAAGACTTTATTCAATCCAAACGGGGATGATTCCGTAAGCAAACGTCAGCTCATTCATGGAAATTCAACGAACATCTTAAATCTCAACAATGTTCGCTTTAAATGGGCAACAAACTTGTACAGAAAGATGGTTGAAAACTTCTGGATTCCAGAAAAAGTAGACATGACAAATGATGTAGCTGACTACTCAAAGCTTACTGAACATGAGCAGAGAGCATTTGATGCTACGCTCTCTTTTCTAATATTTCTGGACAGTGTTCAAACCCAAAATATTCCGAGATTAGCGGATTATGTTACTGCTCCTGAAGTAACTTTGTGTTTGACGGTACAAGCCTTTCAAGAGGCTATCCATGCAAAATCATACCAATACATTATTGAGAGTACAATTCCCCCTGAAAGGAGGAACAGTATCTATGACCATTGGCGAGACAATCATATACTCTATATCAGAAATCAGTATATTGCTGCCATATTCCAAGAGTTTGTGGATTTTCCCACTGAGATTTCATTCCTTAAAGCAGCGATTGCTAACTATCTTCTGGAGTCACTTTATTTCTATAACGGTTTCAATTTCTTCTTCAACCTTGCGTCACGACACTTAATGCAGGGAGCGGCGGACATCATTAGGTATATTGCAAGAGATGAGCAAACTCACATCGTAATATTTGAACGTTTGATTGCAGAATTGCGGGAAAGCCTGATTGCCAAAAAGGTAATTGATTCTTTCTATTACAATTCTCTTGTCAAGGAGATGATGAGTCATGCTGTAATCCAAGAAATAGAATGGGCTGATCATTTGCTAGGTAATAATATTTTGGGAGTCAGTACCGAATCTACGGATACTTACACCAAGTATCTTGCAAATGTTCGACTGCAAAAAATCCTGGTAGACAGGCTATACCTGGATGACAAGTATGAACACAACCCCTACGAACACCTAGAGCGCTTATCGGATAACTCAGGGGAAGGGGAGATTAAAGCAAACTTTTTTGAAAGCACTCCCACTTCCTACAATCTATCCTCGGCTGTAGCAGGGTGGGATGACTTATAAAAGTGACGGAACTTATTAAGCAAGGACAAACCTTTAATATTATGTTTGGAAGTAATCATCAAACCCAATGTCGATTAGAGGCATTGGAAGATATCCCAGTATTAAGGGAAGGTGAAGTTGCAAATGAATGGTTTTTTGTCAGGTGCTTAGATTGCGGTGATTTAGCATTCCCTTATAACGTGATGAAGCTAGCTATTTGGAAAAATCAACTTATAGGAGATTAGATCATGATCTATATTGTTCATCCCTCAGAAATGCCTACCACTCCAGCGAATAGGCGAGTGATCCGGGTTCCCAGCTACATAAGCCCTCTATCAAATCCTTTCTCGGTTAGATGGAGTAGTACAGTACCTACTCCTGTACTAAAAGCATATCGAGAATGGTTCAACAGCAACATCGCTGCTTATGGAATTCCTCACTACCGCAAATCCCCGCTGCATGGGTTAGATGAGATCGCTCATTATCATGGCGTAAGGTTGTGTGAGAATTACCAACCTCCCAAGGTTGAAGATGTAAAATTCCGGCTGGATGCGATCGAGCGGCTACTTTTTAATAATCGGATCATCGAACTCGCTAGTTTTTGGCACCCCAAGCCTTGCCCTGCTTTAATAATTAAAGAGTATTTAGAATCACAAGTGCTTGGGTATGGAGAAATTGAAGTCCGAAATCAAAGCATTCTTTGTTGAGAAGCGCTACCCTCATCGGCAGCACTTTCGCAACAACTGTATGAAGATATACATAAGGCACACTTTCAGGAGGCGAGAGGAAGGGAGGTTTGATTACGGTATTTGTATTGCTAATATCGAAGTTTACGAGCGGTATAGGGGCAAGCAAATCGGACGAAATATGATTCAATTCATTCACCAGGAACATCCAGGGACATTTACGCTGGTAGAAAGTGTAGGAAATCCCTGGCTGCGAGATTGGTTAATTAAGAACGGTTGGAACATGGAAAGTGTATACAACTATATTTTGTGGAAACCTGCCCAACATAAATAATTGACCAGTTGCTATAAAGCCTTATTCATCAGCGACGTGCATTTAGGAACTCCTCAGTGTCGGGCTGATGACCTGATTATGTTGTTAAATTCCCTCAGCTTTGATCGCTTATTCTTGATTGGCGATATCGTGGACATCAAGAAGCTCAAGGAACGATGGTATTTCCCTGAAACTCACCTGGAAGTCCTACGAAGGATACTGTTTCTCTCAGAGGTAATAGATGTAATCTACTTGCCAGGTAATCATGAGTTAGCGGAAAACAACAAATTTCTCAAAGGTGGGGGTCTGCGGATTGGCGACGGTATAACTGTGTGCCGTCGCTTCTCTTATGATGGGTACTTGCTTGTCCACGGGGATCAGATCCCGTTTGGTTCTACTCCCTTACAGCGGGATTGGTACAAACTGCTCGAATTTTTATACAACAAATCCAAGCGAAAATCGGCATTTATCAAATGGCTGCGTAAACGAACCGTCAACATTACGGATTACGTGGATAATTTTCATCTTCATGCCCTACGGTATTTGAAAGAATCTCCAGATCACAAAGGAATTATTTGTGGTCACAATCACTTACCTCAAGCATTGAAGAAAGGAGATTACACATACCTTAATTGTGGAGACTGGGTAAAAAACTCCTCTGCAATCGCTCAAAAAATAGATGGAACATTTGAACTCATATCCTGCAAGGATTCTGAGTTAAAGATTCATGACTTTTAATGCCACAACTCTACACAATATTGCTCAGTGATGGGCATAAGCAGATAAAAGAGACTGCCGAAATAGATGTAATTATCCAACGATTTTTAATTCCTGGTTACGGAATTGAGAATTTACTCTGTGATCCGGAATTCAATTACATCTACCTTGAGTTTGGCTTGCATACAATAAGCATCGAGAAAAATAATGGCAATTAGTGAAACTAAAAATCAAGAAACTGAATTCTGACGCTATAATCCCAACTCGTGCGAATCCTACTGATTCTGGAGCAGACCTTTATAGCTGTTTGGACGGAGTAAGTACCGTAATCTACCCATTCAGCAGAAAGCTTATTCCTACAGGGATAGCAATTGAATTGCCTGAGCCTGTAGTCTTGGATTTTACGTCCTCAGAAGGCTGGGCAAGAGGAGGCTTACGGATTCAATGGGAAGCTCAAGTTCGCTCAAAAAGCGGACGTGCCTTGAATGAAGGGTTATTTGTTTTGAATAGTCCAGGCACGATCGATTATGGCTATTCAGGAGAATTGAGAATTATCCTTTACAATTCGACATATAATGCCGTGACGATTCTCCATCACGAGAAAATCGCTCAATTGGTATTATGTCCGATTGTTGTCCCAGTTCTTGAAGAGGTGGCAGTAATGTCAGTAAATCAAGACCGGGGTGATCACGGATTCGGATCATCAGGGTTGTATTTGGCTGCTTAAATCATGTGTCTGGATGAACTTATTAAGATAGCGCCTGTAATTATTCATAGGTATGTGCATGGTGGCGCTACCATCACTCAATTAAGTGAGGAATACAAAGCATCTAAGGGGGATATCAAAGCGGTACTTAAGATCCACAAAGTTCCCTTACGACCTCCCTATAAACGGGCGCTATCTGACATCCAGGCGCAAGACATTCTTGAACACTACATTCCTGGCAGTAAAGATTTTGGGATAGCGTACTTTGCAAAAAAGTACAATGTATCCATAAACACAATAAATAATCTACTGCAAGGGAGAACCTACAAGCATGTCCACAAGCTTGTAGCAAGGAATACATCAGAAGATACCAAAGATATTGATGACCCACAATAACGAAGTGCAGTTGTTGGGCTTTTATGGCTCAGATCAAACTCACTGCCTCTCTGCATGGCAATCTACGTCTGTAGAGCTTGGTGTTCCACTACCTGATGATATCCAGAAGCGGATTGAATTTTTGTACGATCAAACGGTAATCAAGAAAGCGAAATCCCCTAAAGATTTACTCAGCTTTCTTGCAATTCATAAACATGAAACTCCGTTTGAAAAGTCTTGTATCCACTTTCAAGTTTGTGGAGATATCGCTAGCCACATTCACTTGATTAAACATCGCATTGGTGTCAGTATCAATGCTGAATCAGCACGTTACAAAGAATACGTCCTCGATAAGTATTACCTCCCAGAGGACTGGGATGAAGAGGAGCGCATTGCACTAGAAGATCACACGCAAGAATGTTTTCGTCGCTATCACGCTGCAATTAAGCGACTGGTAAAGAAAGGTATGTCTCGTAGCCGTGCGAAAGAGTCCGCACGTTATTACTTGGGGTATGCCCTTCAGTTGAATTTTGATGTACTGTTCAACTTCCGAAGCTTCATGCATTTTTTGAGTCTCCGGTACAACCATGCAGCTCAGCGGGAGATTCGCATGATCGCTGAAAATATGTTGAATCAAGTTAAAGCCATTCCCGACAATCCTTTTCAATATTCTTTACAAGCATTCGATCTGGAGTAATGATCATGAACACCGAAACTCTTGTCAGTCAAGCATTAATCAGTAAGTTCGGTATCGCAGAAGCAAGGGAAGCTGTACGAGATTATGCGATCGCAGTCGATCCACCAATCTCCCTTAAAGAATTCTTCCTGTCCTGGCAAGTAATTGCCGAACCTTTTATTAAGAAGCCTGAAAAGAATACTTCCCCTGAAACTGTTGCACGCCCTTCTACTGAAGAATCAAAGCTTGCTTTACTTGTTAATAACGATCAAAAGCATTTGGAGAGCTTGCGTGTAAAAGGGCTGGAAACCTGGATTGATACTCGACTCGAACATAGTCCAAATTCAAAGGTATTTGTAGGGATTTTATTTGATCGAAATTCCCAACAGTATATTGTTGACCCCTTGCTGAAAGTATCGCTTTATTGCGACTACCGTGCTTACTGCGAGGCAGAAAACTTGCCGATGATGAAGCCGGAGCGGTTCTACAGTCAAATATCTCAGGTATGCCAATGTCGGCTACTTAACTCAGCAATTCGTTTAAATGGTAATAGTACTCCCTACTTAGCAGGAGTTCGCCTCAAGAAAGAAGATTCTGAGGTGCCTACCGTAGTCCCAGCAGTAGAAGCAGAGGTGCCGTCACTTCCGGCAATGACCAGCTATTCACAGGTCAAATACTTCTACTTAAAGTATGTAGACCAAATACTGTATTTGATGTATATCTCCAATATTCCAGAGATTAAGGTAAAGCAGTTGTGTGAAAAGGCAGAGCAAATGTATGCCTTTAGCGAAGAAGAGTGTCAAGTCTATCCAGAGGCACACCAAAACATCGTCTGGAGGTACGGATATATACGAGCTATGAGGTATCTGCAAGACACGTTAGGTTATGTTGAGAACCTGAAATCAGCTCGAAATGGGTACACCCATAAATACAAATTGACTCAAAAAGGGATCAATGCAGCAGGAGAATTGAGAGCAAAAATTGCTAATGATCCTGGCTTACTCCCGTTCAAGCCGACAGCCTACACAGGAAAGAAAGTAGTATGACCAACATAATTGCATTTGCGGGATACCCTAATACAGGAAAGGACACAGCCGCAAAATACTTTGCGGATCGCTCCTTTCATTTGAAATTTGCATTACCTCTTAAGCGGTTTTGCAGTAGTTTGTTCTGCGTCCCTCTCACCTTCTGGGAGGCAAGCGATCGGGATACTCCTATGCCGGAACTTATGGGAAAATCTCGAAGGCAAGTTTTGCAAGCGATCGGGCAAGGAATGAGGGAAATGGTTCATCCCGATATATGGCTGCATTGTATTAAGAGGGACTACAGCTATATTCTTCGGAATCATAACGTAGTGTTTTCGGACTTGCGATATCCCAATGAGATGCGATTTATTCAGGAGTTGGGTGGGATGATTGTCTATCTCACCAATCCCCGCAGCCAGCAAAATCACACCCATGAAAGTGAATCTCATTACGCCATTATCCAAGAAGAGGCAGATGAAATCATTCATAATGATCGCAGTATTGAGCTGTTTCATCAGGTGTTGGAATCTCGTGTAGGATGGCACTTAGATGCAAAAACGCTTTCTACGATCCCCTTAGATCTCACAGGGATAATGACCTATGAAAAATACATGCGCCTCCAGGGAGCTGGTTGGTCAGTTGGTACAGCAGACAGCTTCTTGGATCTATCTCAGGATGAATCCGATTTACTCGATGAGAGAGTAAATGAAGGAATGATCTAGTACACTGCATATTACAGTTTTGCCTCCTCCTCATGGCAATATGGGTGTTGCACTAACAACACCCTTCCTTCCTTTCCTTTATGTCTATTCCGATTGCTGTAGATTTATTTTCGGGAGCTGGGGGACTTAGTTTAGGTTTTTTTCAGGCAGGGTTCGATCTGCTTGCTTCGGTTGAGATTGATCCAATCAATTGCCAAACCCATGAACGCAATTTTCCTTACTCCCGAATGTTCTGCACAGGAATTGAAAGCATTACGGGTAGAGAGATTAGAGACTACTCTTCTATTAAGAACTTGCCAATTTCTGTTGTTTTTGGTGGTTCACCCTGTCAGGGTTTTTCCCTTATAGGGAAGCGCTGTCTTGAAGATAAGCGCAATCAACTTATATATCAGTTCAGTCGCATTGTACACGAACTAAATGCCGACTACTTTTGCTTAGAGAATGTCCCTGGAATAGCACAGGGAAAATTTGCATTCATTCTTGAAGACTTAATTAAAGACTTTGTTCAGAAGGGCTATGAAGTAGTACAGCCTTTCCAGATCCTCAATGCTGCTAACTATGGGGTTCCCCAGTCCCGTCGTCGGTTATTTTTGATTGGCGGACGCAAGGGGCTACCACTTCCTAAGTATCCATCCCCAGTGACATTCCTTCCAGCAGAAACAGGGGATCTACCGAGATGCCCAACTGTCTGGGATGCGATCAGGGACTTACCGGAAGTCTCATCTTATCCAGAACTGTACTCCCAGGACTGGCTAGATATTGACCTTCCTCCTGCAAAAAGTGCTTATGTGGAATCCTTACGAGATACACGCTCTCGGAGGCTTACGGGATGTTTGCGTACCCACCACAAACCGGAAGTAGTTGAGCGCTTCTTTAATACCATGCCAGGGGAAAAGGAACCTATTTCCCGATTCTTTCGCTTGCACCCAAATGGGATTTCCAACACTCTAAGAGCGGGTTCTGGCAGTCATACGGCTTGTCGTCCTATACATCCCTACCAGCTACGGGTTATTACGGTAAGGGAAGCAGCTCGGCTCCACAGTTTTCCGGATTGGTTCCAGTTTCACCCCTCGAAACTGCATGGGTTCCGGCAGGTAGGGAATTCTGTTCCCCCATCGTTAGCGTTTCACATAGCAAAGGAGATAGTTAGTTTATGCAAGTAGTCGGCGGAAGTGGGCATCGTCCCCTAAAGCTAGCAGAGAGTTATGAGGTATTTGATCTGACAAAAAATATTCTGGTCAATATCCTCAGAGAAAAGCTAGTAGAGCTGGAGGCAGACTTAGTAAAATCTGGGGGTGCGGTCGGTTTTGATACCTGTCTTTCCGCTGCTGCTCACAGGGAGGGAATCCCATTTGATGTAATCATTCCCTCTGAGGAGCAAAAAACCCGATACCCTAAGCCTGTACGGGAGGAATATGAAAGAATGCTTTCTTGTGCAAGGAAAGTGATTATTCCTCCTGCTTGCATGAAGACTGAAAACTACCGAGAACGGTTATTAATCCGAAACGAAGTTATTGCCGATGAGTCCACTACCTTAATTGCCCTTTGGGATAGATCTAAATATGGAGGAACCTATCACTGTGTCAGATATTTTGAGAGAACAAGACCAGGAGAAACCTACATCAACTTGTGGGATAAATGGGTTACCGAAAGTGGAGTATTTTGCGGACAACCGAAAACTCTTTGTACGACACTATGAATCAAATCAGATACTAGAAGTTTTTGAATTCAAGCACAAAACCACGGCAAAAATAACAGCCCAAAAACTAAATAAGCAATTGCGGGAAGAAATGACTGCAATAGAAGCGGAAGACTCTAACGATGAGTTAACTGAAATTCAGGAAAGAATCCTGCTTCTATCAGGAAAAATGTACTTTGATAGAGGAGCTAGATTATTCACTACTTACCCAGACCTTTATCCTCTGCAAGAAATTCAATCTCTTGCCCGAAAGGGATATGTGGAAATGCATAAAGATCCCCGCTGGGCAAGCAGTGTCAATCTTTGGTGTCACACACTGAAGGCAATTGTTTGGATTAAATCGAAGTTGAATGAAAATCACGAATAAAGCACCACTACTAAAGCATTTAACGCACCTACCTTTTAGGCGTTATTGGTTGAAGTTTAGGGACTTGCCCCCAACAATTCAAGTACTGTGTGGCGATGACCACTCTTTCACGTCAGCTACTTTCATGCAATCTGAGTCCAATTATCAAGGACTGAATGGCTATGTAGAGTTGTCAAAAGAAGAAGACGCTTCCAAACTAATAAAAGACTTGATCAAGCGGAAGACCTCTAGCGTCGAATTCTCAGAGGATTTAGGGGTTGCGTGGTGTAATTATCAAACAAGTCCCAAGCACGCCGCTGGGGAGCGTACACCACTGGGAGAGCTAACGAAGCAGCCGGAGTACCTAGAAGAGGTGATGAACTGCTTGGAGGCTCAAGAGTGGTCTAAGCTTCGTTTAGTCAGTTACTCAGATCTTAGTCCTGTCTTAGAATCTCCTGATAGTTGCTTTGAATTCGATATGGTTTCTGTTTGGGGAATCCCAGCCTTGAACAAAGATTATTTGAGAAAAATTGCTAGTTATTTTAGTGATAAGGAGGATTTGGCTATTGAAGAATCATCCGAAATGATACGGCTATCAACTATAGATTCTGGTCGAGATTTTTATCTGTTCAGACTAATAGATAAGAAGCCAAAAGCAGGTGAGGTTGCTAGCGAACTAGAATGAAAAGAAAAGCCAAGGTGTTATGTCGGATAATTTAATCTTGGGATGCGATATCGGATTTGCAACTAATGCGATCGCTATCTTGGATGAGCAGAAAAATATAATCTACACAGAATTCATGAAGACGGATTCTAGTGACACCTTGGTTAACCGATTCTACTTTTTGTACAACCGATTCTTGGATGTTCTAGAGGAATTTAAGGTATCCAAGATCATTTACGAACACCCTGTAATGCACAACAAGCAAGGGCACTTATTATCAGGAGTTGCTGCCCTTCTTTTTGTAGCAGCAAGAGTAAGAGACATTGAATTTATTCAAGACTACTCTGCCACACACATCAAAAAAGTACTGACAAATAATGGACACGCATCAAAAGCAGAAGTTAAGCACGCTGTCTTAAAGCAAGTCGTCTTTGACAAAAAATACAACAATCATGTTGTGGATGCGATCGCCTGTGTCCTCGTCTATTTAATGGAAAATCCACCATCATCATGCAAAACACCTACGAAAGCCCTCCCCCTCCCCCACCTTCACAACTTGTCAGCATAGATATGCTTGATTTGACGACTCAGTTTAATCTGGTGTCTTCAGAGAAAATGTTTGACAAGCTAGCGCCTAAAATCTCTCCGGAACAATTGCAGTTTACGATAAAAAATCTCATCCGGGAAAAGGCAATCCAAAGAGCATACATGCTGAGTACGATGAGAGAGGTTCAGGAGATGGGAATCTATATGGCTGATCTCGAATACAGAGAGCGATGTCTCAAAGAAACCATTCGAGAAATGGCAGAGTACAACGGCAAGTTAATCGAAATATTGAGGAAGATAGATGAGAACCTTGCAAGACCTAACGGACTCTGAGAAGAAAGATAAGCTGCTTCTAGAGTATCGCCGCTCTAGGGAAGATCAGTCCTTAAAGCTATGGGTGTCTCCTCCCAATTCAATGCAGTGGCAGCGCTTTGATCAGTCGAGCTACCACCCTATAGCAAAGCAATGGGAAAAGTTCCGCTTTCATAAAAACATGCCGGATGAATCCGGTTATTTGCTTGTAAGTTATTTCAGAGGCAGTAACATTCCCTATGAAATGCTTAGACTGGTAGAAACTCAGACAATACCATTTGCTGTAGCATCACATGGAAGTTCCAACATTTGATAGATTAATTGAGGAAATTAGGGACAAGTCTTATACCTCTCCCACTGAGGCATCTCTTGCCCTGGTGCCCTTCCTCGGTACAGTCGTCATTCCAACCTATGCGATCGTGGATTTGGGGGGTGAACCTCCCGACTGTGATATCAAACCAATCGCTAATTTGGTTTCCTTTCAGGAAGGAGCTGAAACCCGCTGGAAGTGGCAGATAGTTTGAGCGTTAAGCCCTGGTGTTTGAGTCCGGGGCTAGCCAATTAATTATCATGTCTGACGGATACGATGCAGCAGTACAAGCCTTGCAATCAGCCCTTGAAAATCAAGCTCATTATGCAGAACTGGACGAAGCATATAATCGACTGTCCCAGTTTGCAAGGGAACCTGATTCTAGCGTTGACCAACTACTTTATCGCGCTAGTTGTCGGCTAAAACTGAACCGACCAGCAACGGATAATGAGATAGCAGTTTGCAAGGAAGTGCTGGGGCGATACGATTCAGCGTTCAGGCGCTTAGCGGAATAAATCAATACATCGCATACATCCCCGCTAACACATGAGTTATGAACGCAACAACAGTACTGAAAGAAGTTCAAGGTAACTTACTGAATGTAAGTAAGGGTGTAATTTGTCAGCAGGTCAACTTGCAAGGGGTCATGGGCAAAGGGTTAGCCCTAGACATCCGGACTGCATATCCTGTCGTTTACCGACGCTACAAGGCAGCGCTTAAAAAAGGCTTGAGCCTGGGCGATGTCGTGATGGTTCCTATCACTAATGAGTTGTGGGTAGCCAATATCGTAGGACAAGAAAAAATCAAAGGATTCGGAAAACCACAGTGTCAGACAGATTACGGGGCAGTGCGATTGGGGCTTGAATACATTCGCTTGTGGCAGGAGTTTACAGAGTCAGAAATTTATATCCCTTATGGCATGGGCTGTCGCCTTGGAGGAGGTCAATGGGAAATTGTATCCAAAATAATTGAAGAGGAATTGCCCAATGCAATCATCGTGAAGTATGAACCCTCAAATAAAGAACCTAATGGAGAAGCGGCTGAGATTTGATGTAGTAGACAAGTCTCCTAGACCGGGATGCATTGAATCAGGAAAGTACCCTTCTTGGCAGTGCTGTGAATTCCATCGAGAGCTGTCAAAATCCTACGACCAAATGAGGGACAGAGCGCTTAAATTGACGTTTGAAAAATTTCCAGACGCAAAACAAGACATGCAAGCTCCCTTCCTGGTTTGGATAAAAAGAGAGTTGATGTCCGTTATGTCAACCCGCTGGTGGTTGTTGATGGCATACACCTTTTGTAGTGATGAAGAAAGTTGTAACGATCCATAGCTATGGTCGTTTTGTGGGATACGGCACTATTATTCGGGATCAAGTTCCATCTGGCATTGATAGTTTGTCATGCTATGAAGTTGCTGTGGATTCGTTGCTGTGTCCTGCTCTTTTTTATAAGAAGCCTGAACTCCGAACAGGCAAGCATTTCAATGTAGGCAACAAGGCATTTTGGATGTTAATGAATCATGGAAAAGCCTTATTTCCACGAATTGAATGATGAAGAAAGAAATGCTGTCTACGGTACTGTTGCATCTAAAGTTGTGCAGGATTATCGTCAACCTGACTGGTGTACCTATCCAGAAGCGCTGGGGGGACACCTGGGCTGCTGGTCACTGGTGAGCGGCTTAGTTACGTCAGAGGAATTTTGTCGAGGATGCGAATTGCATAAAGATCATCCAGAAAATCCAAAAAATAAACCACAAACAAGGAATGAATCAATGACAACTAATACAAACGAATCAGTGTTGATTGAAACCCCTCATGTAAAGCTAAAGCGCACTCCCAGAGGATTTGATTATTTGGAGAGACGTGGAAAGGATTCGGTAGCAGTATTTCTTGCCAGGTTTGCGGAAAACGGAGAGGAAGAAGTACTAATCCGATATCAACCTTTGTGTGTAGATAATACAGAAGTAGATGGTCAACAAACACTTTTTCCCTGCCCTATCACTGGTGGGATGGAAGCTGATGAAACTCCTCTTGAATGTGCCTTAAGGGAAGTGGAGGAGGAAGCGGGATACAAATTAGATAATTTAATCTCGCTCACTTCTTATATTGTAGGAACCCAAACCAATGAGGTCTGCCATCTTTTCTGGGGCGATGTGACCGACATTGAGCCTATTGAAGCCGCTCAAGACGGAAGTTATTTTGAAAGCGTTAGCCGCAATGAGTGGAAGCCTTTTGAATTTCTTCTGGAGTGTGAGTATGTGGCTTGCAAACTAGCACTGTTTCTAATCAATGATTTGGAGTAAGATACTGCTTCTATAGTCTTGAAACTCAGTATTCACATTGGCGATGTACTTGATAGTGAGGAATACGATGACGATATCGAAGACGATGACTACGAGAAAGAGGGGTCTGAATGTGGTGCCGTTTGGGATTATCCAGGCTCTCCTTACTCAAGTGAGGATGAGGGCATTTAATAGCATCTAAATACTCTTGATCTGCAAGTAATCCATGTGGATTAACAGGCACCTAGATCCTTTCTAGGTGCCTACTTAATTTTCAAACCAACGCTTTCTTGACATTATTTCCAGATTCAAAGCAAGCAATCCGACAGTCTTTAAACCCATGTAAATTATTGGCTCTTATTTTTGCTCGTGCCAATACTTCCGCTAAGTTCGTAGCAGCAGCTTCTATGTCATCAAAGGAATCTCTGAGATTCGCTTTATCAGGTAGACCCCGATTTACCTTAATTTGTTTTGCATCTCCTCCTAACAGTGGCTTGTAAATTTCGTTGGTACACGCTCCGTACTGCCAGGGTATATTGATTCCCCTGATCTTGAGTTCCTTCGTTAGGTGGTTGCGTCCATCAATGCCTTTCAGTCGAACACTAATCCACTCATCAGATTTTCCCTGCCTCCTCCATTTGGCAATAGCCCTGTCCTCGGAGCGGGTAATACCTAACTCTGGATCATTGTCTTCCTCAATACGCTCCAGCAAAGCACCTAAAGCCCATGAGTGAAATTCAGGACTAAGGTACTCAGCGTATGCGATCGCTAGTTTTGGAATGCCGTATGTTCCGCCGCCTTTGCCTTTGCGAGTTTCGTAAATACAACTGGGGGCTGTATTAAGTTCCGCCGCTAAAACTCTCAGTAACGGTTGAACATTGTCATTATTTAGCCAATCATTCACCCGCTTAGTTTTAGGACTACCTTGCGCTCTCCACATATCTGTTAATCTTACAAACCCATCTCCTAATCGAATGTTTATAGGGGTTTCATTATATTCAATTTTCTTGTATTTAGTTACTTGTCCCATTGTGCCGATGAAGATAATAAATGGTGAAGTATTATCTGAATATATAAGCCATTTTCTTCTATGATATCAAAACCAAATTCCGTAAACTATAAAAAGAGAATCTGTAAAAAATGAATCCTATCCATTTTTGCTATTGGCTACAAGGATACTTTGAAGTGTCTACCGAAACGGCACTGACCCATGATCAGATGGAGGTGATTAAAAAGCACCTGCGGATGGTATTCTATCAGCACATTGACCCTACCTCTCCTGAAGAAAAACAGGAAGGATTGAGCCAAATTCATAACCCAAGCAATTCCTTGCAAAATATCTCCAATCCTTATGACGGCACTCGCTGCTAGTTAGAATGGTAGAAAGTTAGCATCAATGCGACATGGAACATAACATCACGGTTATATTTAATGTTTGCAGAAATGTATCTTTCTACAATGTCGCCTCTACGGAAGGGCATATCGTTGGTGGATTGTTTGTAATTCCATTTGACGTAGATAATAGTTCTGGTGCTTTTCCTGGACAATCTTTTGTTGAGATTTGCGCTATGAATATCAACAAGCCCTTCCGTCGCAGAGGCTACGCAACGAGGTTAATGCAGTCCGTAATTAAGGACTTTGCATGGCAGTGGATTTGTCTTCAGGTAGAACAAAATCCTTCACCGGGAAACATGACCACGGAAGAATTATTCCGCTGGTATGAAAAGTTGGGATTCGTTGAAAATTCTCCTTATCATGAGGGAGTGGGGTGGATGCATAAAGCTCCCTCATGTAGTCGCAAATTCATAACTGAGTGAGCGAGTAGTGGCATCATTGACTATGCCTTTATCTATTACTTGATAGATATAAATTTTGGTGTTGATTACCGAGTGTCAACGAGGGCATGTTCATGCCATTACTGTGTCTATGTATGTGCAATATTAGCTTAGGCTAGTAAAGCAAGTAGAGGTATCTTGATAATACCTTTGTCTATTACAGGCATAAATCCTTTGTCAATCGGTTCCGTCCTTATCCACCACGTATACGCGAAATCAGTATTTCTGATCAAGCGAGTAGAGGTGTTATTGAATGCACCTTTGTCTTTATAAAGAAGGCATAAACAAGAGTATTCAAAAAGCTCATGTCTTGTAATTCAATTGGGAACCCTTCTATGTATGCGCGAATTGGCTTCCAATAAGCGAGTAGCGGCATTCTTGATTATGCCTTTGTCAATTAAAAAATTGGCATAAAGTACTTAGAAATCAAATAAGCAATTCCTTTTTTGTACCTAAGACAATCAATTTGTCAGTATAGACAATACATCTATATAACGAGGACAACATTCATGATTACACATGCCCAGTTACGGCTGTCAACAAATCCTTATTCATCCCGATAAAGACCTCAAAGCAATCCTCGAATTTATCTGTGAGCAATCCAAGAAAATTGCAAACCAAGGCATTTATTACGCTCGACAAATTTATTTTAAAACAGGTAGGGTTATCCAGAAATATGAACTAGAAAAAGTACTAAAACACACCTTAACCTATCAATCACTTTACTCTGCGGTGGCACAACAAACGCTTCAGGCAGTAGGAGAAGCCTTCAAGAGCTTCATTGGACTTTTAAGAGGAATCAAGAAAGGCACTGTAACTCAAAAACCAGAAATTCCAAAATACATCAAGAAAGAGTTTCATCTGGTAGCCTACCCCAAACAGACCTTGAAATTACAGGATAATCACATAATATTTGGCTTAGGAAAAAAGGTTAAGGCTTGGTTTGGGATCGACCACTTCAAGATCCCAATGCCCAGTAACCTAAATTTTGACCAAATCCGTGAAATCCAATTCATTCCACGTAACGGCTGTTTCTACGCCAGTTTTAGCTACAAGACCCCTACAACCGAGAAAGCGGACGTAGACCCTCAGCGAGTACTAGGTATTGACCACGGACTCGACAACTGGTTGACGTGTGTAAGTAATGTCGATACCAGTTTTATTGTCGATGGTCGTCACCTGAAGTCATTAAATCAGTGGTACAACAAACGAACCTCTGAGCTGAAAACTGGTCAGCCTAAAGGCTTCCGGTCTAAGCAGTTAGATCGAATTACCGAAAAGCGCAATCGGCAAGCCAGGGATGCAGTAAATAAAGCCGCACGGATGGTACTCAATCACTGCATAGAACACCGTATCGGAACTGTGGTCTTTGGCTGGAATAAAGAGCAGAAACAAGGCATTAATATAGGGAAACGAAACAACCAAAATTTTGTGCAAATTCCCACAGGTAAACTAAAGGATCGTATTTCCCATCTATGTGAGCAGTATGGGATTCGATTCATAGAAACCGAAGAATCCTACACGTCTAGGGCATCATTTCTCGATGACGATTTTATTCCACAATGGGAAAAGAAACCGGAAGGTTGGAAACCGTCAGGAAATCGCAAGAAGCGAGGACTTTATATTACAAAGGAAGGAATAAAAATCAACGCTGACTGCAATGGTGCGGGGAACATCCTTCGCAAGGTAGCAACAACGGAAGGGCTAGACCTTTCCGGAGTTAGTAGGGGTGCCTTGACAACACCTTCAAGAGTCCGTATCTGGGCTGCTTGATAATCTCGCTGAGTATGTCAACAGGGGTAACATTCAATACACGCAAACAACAGGAGTTTACAATGCGCCAAATCATCGAAATTTTCAGCAATGAAGTACTATTCCGGTACATCCCATTCCTACGAGACAATGACACAGCCATAAGAATAATCGTTGTGTTAACTTTCTTTGGCTTGATATCCCTACCACTAATTGTATTTACAGTCAAAGACTACCTAGAATATCGTCCGGAAAAATCAGACAAAAGATGAATTCTCCGGAAATTTACACCAACAGGTAATGGTGGTAGAGTTTGTAACTGTCGGTTTACACTTGCCACCATTTTCTTTTCTCTATCAAATCCTTTTTTGATACCCTTTTTGTAATTATTCCGCTTAACAAGATTTCTGTTTGTTGCGAGTATTCCTTTCCGGACACCTGTACCCATTGCTTCAAGTCGAGGCATACGTTTGTCTTTTGATACCCGCTTGGCAACCCTATACCCTTTTTTCACGGGT